TCAACGCTGTTTCATCGTCTGAATCCAATTCATCACTAACCGCATCAACAACATCCCTAGCCTGTTTAGCTACGGCCTGTGGATTTATTTTTTCCCTAATATGTTTCTTCTTAATCCTCATCACTTTTTATTTGTTTGTTTGTATTATATTCTAATATTAAATCATTTGCATATAATTTATCATGAACCACTTCTAATGTTTCACCGAACATAAAATGGGTTCTTGTGTCTGGGTATGTATCATAGTCTGAAATATCCTCCCAACCTAATGCAACTATACCGTCAACAGCATCCCAAAGTGCAAATGTATCACTATTTTGAATTAAAGTTATTTTAAAATCCGATGTCAATGTACCAACCCTACTAACTAATTCAGCGTGTGGGGGCGATGGTTGACCAGAAGCTGGATAAACGTCCCAATCGTCACCATCGATATTATCTATTGTACTTGAAAATAAAAATTCATATATATTATTTCCCGTCCAATTAGAACCTATTTCATTTATGTAGACCAAAAACATATTATTTACTTGCTTTAGGTTTTGGTGCTACTAATGGGTTTGGTTCCCAAATACGTTTTCTCCTTGGTGAAGGTGTTTCAACTGGGGTAATCGTTGGTTTTGTGGTTGGCTCAACCTCATTATCAACTACTTCCTTAATCTTATTTTTAATATAATCCATAATATTCATATTTTCCGTAAATATAGCATTTTTTTTTGAATTATACAAGTTACTTAACTCATTTAATTCAAAACTACCTGAATCATTGGATATTCCAGATTCTAATTTATAAAGAACCTTTAAAATTAAATCATCCATTTCTAAACTTTCACCAGGTTGATTGGTCATCATATTTATTGCCGTATCTATTACATCAGATTTTAAGGCCCATGCCGCCAACTTAGGTCTATCCAATATATATGACTTAACCTTACCTATTATTCCCTCTTCGTCTTGGTAATTATTAGATAATTTAGCTGAAAGTATTCCGATTACCTCAATTAGTTCGGTTACGGCTACCTGGTCAACACTTTCATCCAAACCTGGTTTGGGTATATATGCTCTTAGGTTCTTTTTACCAGTCTTAGCGTCATACTCTTTCTCAACCTCAATATCGTGTGAGGATTTAACATCTTGACCCAATTCGGAACCTTCACTAACTGGTACACAATTAGGAACTTGTTTTCCACCCTTATCTTTCATGCCAATTTGCTCATAACCCTTCCAACAAGGACCTTTGGTCTCATTCGTTAAATAGTTACTCACTTCCTCGGTATCATCTGTCGATGTTGATATATGGTCTTTGGCCCAATCAGCATTTTTAAGTTTTTTCTGTATGGTGGCTTTATCCATCGATAATATTTTATCGGTATCGCTTTTAATGTTCTTAAGATTCTGTACGAACATATCTTCACCCTCTGTCATTTTGGAAACTGGTGTTGATGACCACATTTTACATGACCAATATCTAGCTTTCCACTTTGGACCTGGGTTATCACAATTATGTCTAGCTCTAAATGCTTTTTTTCTATCTGGGTTATCTCTTTTTATCTCCATGTTAGGGTCACCAAAGTTAACTTTAACTACGTTGCCCTTATCGTTCTTAACAAATACTTTAAATTTTTTGACATCACCCCTACTTGGTTTGTTCAACTCAACGTCCTTTCCTTGGTATTCCGACTCACGTAGCATATCAATAGTCTCACCTAAGCCATCATCGCCCTCTAGGTCACCACCTAGGTCCTCAAAGTCGTCCATGCCCTCGCCATCGGCTTCTATGTCATTATCGTCAACGGATACTTCATCATCGGCAGCACCAGACGTTTTAACTTTTTTAATTATGTCTTCTTGGTCCTCTTCACTCATTTCAGATGTGTGGGTTGCGGATATAACGGAGTTAACGGCAAATTTCTCCAAATCAAAATCTGGTTGCCCACGCTCGTCACTATATTTTCTAAGGGAAGTTCCTAATTTACCCGATAATTGTTGAATAAATTTTTCTGGGTCTTCGGCTTCACTGGTTTCAATGCCAGCATCGAACGGTTCATCGTCAAATGGTTTTTCATCGTCACCACCATCGTCACCACCAAAATCCTCTAGGCTACCTAAATCTTCGTCACCACCAGAATCACCAAAAGCTGGCCCACTACTAGGTGCGTCCAGCTTTAGTTTATATTTTGTTTCTTCCTCTAGGTTGTAACCATCTTCTTCATCTTGAAAAAGACCAGTAGACATACCATCGGAATGAGTTTCATTTAAGCTTTTTTTTTTAAAAGGGAAATAAGTGTGTTCCTTTCAGATTCGTTTAATTTTTCTAAAATTCCATCAATATCGTCACTACCCACAACAGATTCGATTATAGAATCCATTTCAGAGATAGCCTTAGCGATACTATAACCTTTTTTAGTTTCCTCAACTTCCTCAACGGATTCTTCAACACCATCTAGCATATCATCAATAGCCATTTCATTCTCACTTAACTTAACAGTTTCGAAATCATCGGCCTTACCGTCCTTAGCTACATTGTCACCAGATGTTTCAGTATCTTCATCAGCATCGTACTCTAATTTTTCACCCTTCTTATCTACAACATATTCGGTATTGTCACCAAATGATTTTGAAGGACTAAGTTTAGCATCAGCCTTTAATGGGTGATGTTCTGAGATTAAGTTATCATCTAAAAAGGTGTTAACATTACTACTCACACCCTTAGCTTCGTTAAGACTAATAAACTTTAGGTTTAACATTTTAATTGCCTTGGCATAAGATGGATAAGCTTTATCTTTTTTGTTTTGTAAACCACCGATATAATTAAAGCTTTCGGCAACTAAATTAGTTTTACTATTAGCAACCTTTACATAATATTCATGGTTCTCTCTTACGATTGCGTAAATTTTACCATCTGGGCCTTCTTTTGTTAGTTCTATTACAGATGGGTTAACACCCTCTTTGATAGGGGTAATATTCATCAAAGACTTCATTCTATCAAGGGTTTGATTACCTTTTAAACCCATAGGGTTAATTATATTATTGTTTTTCATATTATTTTAAATTTTAATCTATATTAATAAATATATGTTAACATGTAAAAGAACCACAGGTGTTATAAAAATGTCAGCAAACTTGTTTTTAAAAAACTTATAATCATTTCATTTTATTTTAAACTCGTTATAAAAAGCTCTAGCTATTACCGCTAGGTATATATAAGCTAAAATGATAAATAGCTCCCTCACGCCTTTGCTAATAGCTTACACTCTTCAACAAAATGAAAATATTCTTGCCACTGAATAGGGTCAGTATCTCTTTCTCTGTGAATTGAAAATTCGTCATCAACACTATACCTATTTCTTATTAAATTAATCAAAAAATTAATTTAATATTCTTCATCAACCTCAATTCCATTTTCGATTAATAACTGCTTCCACACATTTTCATCTAAATAGTAGTCTATCTCATTCCAAGGCGTATCCATACATTGCTCTGGGCCTATAGGCCCATAAGCCTTAATTTCGCTTCTTAAATCATTCCAACATATAAACCACGTTTGAAATTCTGGGTAACATAATTTTTTATTTTCCATATTTATTTTATTTATTTATTTACTTGTTTATTTATTTATTAATTAAATTCCACCACCATCTGTGATAGTCCAATTATATGTGTTAATTAATGTGTTACGTGCTGCTTCTGCTGCTCCTCCTAGCGTGTATTTTGAACCCCCGAAATTTATACTGATTCCGTTAGTTGGTGCTTGCGCTGCCCAGCTTATTAATGTTGCATCGTAGTTTGGTGTGGATAAGCCATTTGTAAATCTTAAAAATCCGCTAAAAACAAGAACTTGATTTATATCCCAGTTTGCTAGAGAGTAATCAAATAAACGAGCTTCTTGAAACATGTAATTTATTTTCGTAACATTTCCAACATTCCAATTTGTAACATCTAATATTGATAAAGATGAGCATGCAAAAAACATATCTTGCATTGTTTGTACATTTCCAACATCCCAATTTTCAACGTTTAATGTGGTTAAAGATGAGCAAAGTCTGAACATAGCTTGAGTATTAATAACACTACTAACATCCCAATTCTCAACGTTTAATGTGGTTAAAGATGAGCAATTTAAAAACATTAAACGCATATCAGTCACACTACTAACATCCCAATTCTCAACGTTTAATGTGGTTAAAGGTGAGCAATTTAAAAACATTGAACGCATATCAGTCACACTACTAACATCCCAATTCTCAACGTCTAATGTTGTTAAAGAAAAACAGTTTTCAAACATCCGAAATAAGCCATTAGAACTAGAAATAACAGGATAATCGGTAGCAGTCGTATCTAAATTAGAACACCCATTAAATGCTTGTTCAACACTAACATCAAAACTCCCCCAATTAGCAATGTTTAAAATCTTATCTTTATCTCCACTATTACCAAACCTACACCCATTAACAACCCCATCCATAGTAATCTCATAGATACCTTGCGTGTCGTAACGGTGTGAAACCTCTGCTTGGTTATAAGATGTAATTAAATCGCTAGTTCCATCCCCCCAATTAACAACTGCGTTGATAGTGGATGAACTAACTAATGGTAACTTAAACGTATGGTTATCACTTGAGCCACTGCCTATATTACGAGTGTCAACGGTAAAGATGAACCGCTTATCTTTTAAATTACTTAATATTTGTTGTTGTAATAATATCATGCTATTTCACGTTTTTGAAAAATTAGTATTCCTTTTAATGTACCTACATTATCCCACATTTCAGGAAATATGTCATTCCATAAAGTCCCATCATAGTCTTCTCCAAATATCTCTAATCCTGTTTGTGTCCAACTTGGTATAAATTCGCCTGTTAATCTAATTTTACATCTTTTAACTTGCTGACCTGTTGGTGTGTTTGTAAAAGTGAAAGCTGTATCTGCTGTCATTATTAAATGAAAATCACTTGCTAAATTTAAGTCTATATTATAAGTGCCGTTTACAGAACTGGTTGTTTTTATTCCTATTATCTTATTTTCAGTAGGTGTTAAATTTATACTATCAATATCATCTTTTAAATCTTGAGAAGTTCCTGTATAACCACCTTTATCAGTTTTAGTATCCAACGAATTTTGAGTTGCCGTACTTATTGGTTTATTTAAATCACTTGTGTTATCAACATTATCTAAACCAACATCTGTTTTAGTAGTCCCATGTGGATTTGTACCATCGTCTAGACTTAATTCACTATGTTTATCTAATACTGGAACCGAGGGTGTTGACTTCTCTGAAACTAACTCATAGATATTCTCTTCAACTACATTAGATGTATTTGATTTAACCCTATTTTGTAATATGTATTTTCTTTTTGCCATAATTATATATTTTTAGCTTGTAATTTGCACTCTTCGACATAATCGAAATACTCCTGCCATTGCTCTGGTTTGGTTTCCTTTTGTCTTTGTATTGCTAGTTCTTCATCTATGCTGTATCGCTGTCTAACAAGGTCTATAATGGTCTTTTCGTAGTTACTTAGAATACGCTCCACATTTACTGTGTATGTTTCGTTGTCTGCATTTAACACATACCCTTTTACTTCCCATTTTTCAAGGTCGATACTTGATAAGTCAGCATCTCCGTTTATTTTTTTTACTATCATATTATTTGTATATTATAAAATCCGCATCACCAGAGCTGACACTTTTAAATCCTATTTTAGTGTAGTTCTCTGAATCTGTTATTTCTGAAATACCATTAGTGATAAACGCATTTACAGTGCTTCCAAAAGCTGTAAAAGTCCAACTTCCAGTTCCTGAACTATCTTTAGTTATTTTTAACTCAAATGACCTAACGTCTACCCTCAAAATACCTATTGGCTGAGTTTGAGATAATAAATTTGTCTTAACTCCTGAAATCACCTTACTAAAATTAACTGTTGACCTATTTATATTAATTTCCAAGTAATTATCAGCGTCCTTCATAAGGGCTACATAGAAATTATTAGAACCATCAGAAGAACCCGGTCTAAATGTTAGGTTGATTGTAACTCTATTTAATGCTACGTCAAAACTTTTAAACCCACCTAAAAGAACGTATGGGTCTCCTTTGTATGTCTGATTTTCTCCAGTATTACCCCAATTTTCAATAAAAGAATAACCTAATGCCATGCCCAAAGGACTTTTGCTATGTGGTAGTTTTGGTCTCAAAAACTCAACCTCCGAAATACTCCTAAACTTAACCCCATCAGCTCGCAGAATATTCCCCGCTGTTGTATTTGTTTCTATTGTTTCTTTATCAACTTTAGTATCCAAAGCCGTTTCAATTTCACCTGCAAACTCTTCAACGCCTTGTATAAACTCTTTAAATCCTTCTTGTTCAAAAATAGGTCTTACAAATATAATCCCATCAGTCGCACCAACTTTTAAAACAATACCAACAACTACTGCCCCTTTTGTTTCTGAATATTCTTTAGTCATTTTACCAGCTTCTGTGTCACTGGCGAAAAGTAACTGCCCATTGTACCAATTCTCACTTCCACCCGTTGTATCAATATCTTTAACAAATCCAAATGAAGTGACTAAACCTTTTTGCCCTGGTTCTAAATCTTGTGTTAAAAGTCCAACAAACGAAAAGTTAGGTCCATTACCTGTACTAGCTAAAAATGGAGCCACACAAAAATGTTCATCTATCACATTATTAGCGTAAACTGATGTTCCATTCAAAATAATTGTAGATGTATCATTCATTACTTGTACATATTGTTCCTTACCAATTTGTTGAGAAACGCCACCGCCCATTCCTAAATCAAGCGTTTTGTCCTCTGCGCACCATCTTAATTGACCTTCTTGCAAAGGTATATGGTCGTCGCTTAATACATCAAATTTTAGTATATCTATATTCGAATTTAGACCGTCTATATCTATTTTATTATTTAAAGCGTTCGTTACAGTATTTTGGTCAACACTTCCATCTATATTTTGTCCTAAACTATTATATAATTTGGCTATCCCTTTTGTTGTAGAGCTTGCATCTGGTATTATATCACCAACACCCTCCAATTCATAAACGTAGAAATATTCTTCGGTCTCTACTAGTCCAAGACTTGCGATATAATTTGCAACTATTGCATCTGTTACTTCATTAAATGATGTTAAACCTAAATCGGTTAATGTAAATGGGACTATAATATTCTTTCTACTACCCCCACCACCAATATTTACATAAATGGTACCACTCCATCTATACGTAAGATTTGTATCTAAAGCAACATATATTTTACCATTCTCACCGATAGTTGGGAAAGATGTTAAGTCTGCATATTCCAATACGTCACCAACCACATTATCTAATAGTTGACTAACTAACCCTTTTTCGGTAATTCCGTTATTCACTACAACTATAAGACTTGATGGGGTTACCCCTGTTGTCAAATCTAATTCAGTTATTCTCTTATTTGCCATTATAAACTTATTTTAAAATTGTTTTCTTGTAATAAATAAAAACCATTTTCTTGCAATAAAAAATCACCAATTTCTGGGTCAACATTATTAACCTCAACGCAATCAAGCGTTTTAATATCGAATATCTCACATTTTTCATTTGGAAATTCATCAAAACCTATTAAAAATACATTAACATTGGGATTAATTGACGTTACCACAATTGGGATTTTAAACCCACGGGGTATAGTAACACTTTCCCCATTGATAATTGTCGTAGTGGTTCTCATTGAATACACTCCATTATAATTATATCTTTGGAAAAGTGCTCTATCGCTTCTATGTACTACATTATTAATCATTAATCGGTAATCCTGTTTTAATGTCGAACGGTACAGTATATTTATAGATTTGTTTAACTCCAATTAAATATACACCACTATCATTCGATGTTGTGATAGTTGAAATAATAATGTCTATAACTAATCCAGGGTCCAATGAAAATTCATCACCATCGTTTATTGTAACAACAGCCGCTGAATCGCTAAATACTTTAAAATATGAATATTCCTCAAAATTAGCATTATCTACACTATGTATAACCCCCCCTATTAAATTATTAATTGCCATTATGAATTGTTTAATAATAAATATAATAATAAAACAAAAAGCACCGATTAAGGTGCTTTTATTATTATTATTATTATGTTAATTACTTAGTGGCATATTAATTTTACCGTGTGACTTATAACCTACTATTTCAAAATCATCAATACTATAAGAATAAATATCTTTAGCTTTATTTAATTTTAATCTAGGTAATTCAAAAGGTTTGTTTAGTAATTGAGTTTTAAGTTCCTCAACATGGTTACTATAAATGTGTACGTTAGTTAAATCACCAATAAGTGTTTCTGGAATCATACCGACTTGTTGTGCTAACATTTCTAATAACAATGCATACGATGTAATGTTAAACGGTAACCCAAGACCCACATCAACACTACGTTGATGCCATTTAAGTGAAAGTGCTCTTTCTGGTGTTGGCTCCCAATAGTTATTCTCAAAGTCGATAGTTAAATCATCATTATATTCCATACCAGTTTCATAATTATTACTAAACCATTCCTTATATCTTTCCTTATAAGTTAATTCTCTAGTATAAACCTCAAAGGACCAATGACAATTATGGTTAATAATATTATTGACGGTATAAGTATGGTTGTTGGCTACTGATAAATTGTATACTGTACCCTCAAAACCATGAATCGTTTCTTTATCATATACCCGCAACCAAAGTTTATCACCATCGAAGATAAATTTATCACTATTATTTTTATTCTTTGAGGTTTGAATTGAATAAGTATTATTTTGGTTAACTTCTCTACCTTCAATGATAGTTTTTTCTGGTCTATGTTGATAATATAATGAACACTTTAAACCTACTTTAGCATATAATATTTGCATATTAAAAGCAATGTTATCAGATATTGTGGTGATACTATAACCATCTTTTGTTTTACAACCATCGGCATCTTCATACCCTTCAATAAATTTAACTATTAATTCTTTTTTCCCATTTAATATGAATTCTGGTATTTTTTTATTTTTAGCACCAGAACCGAATTCACTTAAAATCAATTCCCATTTCTTTTGTTTAAAACAATACTTTTTAACGTTTTCACCAGAGTTAGCCAATTTTGCTAAAGGTACGATACCACCAATCTTCCCATTAATTAACTCAAATTGTGTATCGTTAATACTTAATAATGTTTCACCCTTTTCGATTAACCAACCATCACCTAAAAAGTAACCCATTAAATACCATTGTCTTTCGTCATCAATAATTTCTTCATAATTTTTTGATGAAAATTGGTTTTGTTTTAGTGAGTAATTAATTATAAAGTCTTCTTCCTTTTGTGGTATTGGTATGGCAACATAATCACCATTTTCCATTTCACCAGCATCAATATAACCCTTACCTTTGATTAAAAATGGGTGATTATGAGTACATTTTATTGGATGAGGGGAACCACAATATCTAAATGACACTAATTTTGTATCATGAACTTTAGTTTTCATTAACTCATAAACCTCATTATATGAACCATCCTCCGTTAAAACCAAATCACCCTCACGTACTTTTTCAATTGGTATGTATTCACCACTAATTGTTTTTACTAGAGAACCCTCAACAAAACAAGGTGGTAATGTCATATTCTCAATTTCATCAACGTTCCAGGCACTGACAAGCATTCGTCTACTATCTGGATTAGTTTTAAGTGTATTTATTAAATCCTGAATCTGATTTACACCAGGATTATCATCGGATGCTCCCCAACCAACCCATTGTTGACCATATATCGGACCAAGCTCACCCCACTTATTTGCGAAGTCTTCATTTGTCTTAATTTTATCTACAAACTCGCTCATTGATAAATGTCTAAATTCATTAGGGGCTATTTTTTTATAGTCTGAATTATCCATAACCTCACATCTAATTTGTTTTAAATAAGCAGCATAAGAATCGCCATTCCAAATATTAACCCCGTTTAATACTAGGGGTCTAATATTGGTGCCACCGCTTAAAAACCAAAGTAACTCATAAATAATCCCCTTAGTAAACATTTTCTTTGTCGTTAACAATGGAAACCCATCACGCATGTCTATTTTTAACGTACTAGAGAATAATGATAATGTACCAGTACCAGTTCTATCACCCTTAACGTCACCATCATTCAATATCTTCCTAACTATTTTTAAATATTTTTTATCTACTTTATTCATAGGTTACTTTTTTTTCGGTTACTATTATTTGGTTTTGTATTGCGTATGTCGCCATATCGGACCAACTTTCAAAATCAACTTCCGTTAGTATATCACCATTTGGGTGAATTTCCTTTAAGTTTATTTTTTTAGTTTCGGAATCAATACGATAAAACCAATCCGTTTTATTAAAATTAATTGTTTTTTTTATAATTAAGTCACCCATGTGCAATGCATCACAAGAACCCCTGGGACAAGGCACCATACGACCTTCCGTCATAGAGTCAATTTCACACCTACTACACGACCAATATTCCTCTACCGTATCTTCTAGAAATTTTTTCATATTATATTTTATATTCGGTAATGTGTTTACCTAATTTATTGTTTAACGCTTTAATACTATCCTTATGGAATATCCCATATTGGTCAAAGTACTCAACGTTTTCAGCCATCATGGTCTTCAATTCGTTCTCACTTTTAAATTGCTCCTTATCCTTAAGAATTTTAATCTCCTTTAATATCTTATCGACATCTACCGAATCATTCTTACTAAAGGCATACGCCTTTATGTTACTGTTCAACACCTTACCTTGACTATCGGCAGTCTCGAACCTCATATAATCCGTAGGTGAAACCTTAAGGTAGGTATATGACCCACCGTTTTTAAAGATAATTGTTAAATTTTCTGTACTCTTGTCCAATGTTGAGGATAAAATATTAGATGATTCGTATATCACGTCAATTTTATCGTCATTTTCTACTCTTTGTAATATCATAATTTTTAGTTTTAATGCTATATACCCGTTTTATAGTATACTTTTTTTATTTTATTTACCTTACTTAATTCAAATATTTCACCACTAATATAACCGTCAAGGTCACTTTCTATGATAAGGTAATTACCACTAAAAGAAACTTTTGCGTTAAAAAAATCAAGTTTTTCCCGTGAATTATTACTATTCACCAATATTGAAACTTCGTCATATATCGTATCCATATTTAATCAACTATTTACTTTACCTTACAAATATACTATTTATTTAGTAGAAAATCAAGCTTGTTTTTCCGAATATAATTAGCTATATTTGTAGCGAAGATAAAACACAATTTATGAATAGAGAAATTATACCAAAAGTAAAATTAATTATGGGCAAGGCCAATGAAACGGCCAGGGAGTATGATGACTCTATGGTGAGACCAGAACATATTATGTTGGCAATTTTAACTGACGATAGTAATTCATGTATTACTTACCTATCGAAAATGGGTGTAAATTTAGACAACCTTTATGATGAAATAACCGAATCAATAAAGTCACAGGAATTAAAGACCACCAACATATATGTTAGGAAACTTAAACTACCTTTTAGCGATGAGGTTAAGTTGGCATTTAAATTGCTAGATAAAGAATCAGAAGGTGTTGGGTTTACCGTTATTAATACGTCACACATATTACTGGCCTTATTAACATTCCCAAAACTACACATTACTAAAATTTTAAAAACAAAAAAAGTCACACATACAACCTTTAAAAATAAAATTATGGAATTAAGTAACGGTTTTAAGGAAAATATAGAAGTAATTAAAAATTCCATTAAAGATGATGGTGATGATTTAACGATAGGGCGTGGTAAAAATGAAAATCAGACCATTAAAAATGAAACAAAAACCCCAGCACTTGATAATTTTTGTAGGGATATAACCAAGGATGCCAAAAATGGTAAATTAGACCAAGTTATTGGTAGGGCCAAGGAAATCAAACGTGTTTCACAAATTTTAGCCAGACGTAAGAAAAACAACCCAGTCCTTATAGGTGAACCTGGAGTTGGTAAGTGTTTTTCTTCTGATACTGAGGTAGTTATTAAAAATGATTTAACTGGTGAAGTATTTAAAATTAAAATCGAAGATTTATTAAAACGATTGCCAACCCCTAGTTAACTAATTTAACGTTAGGTATTGACTTTTTAAATTAAACCGTATATTTATATGAAATATATAGATATGAAAATTAATTATAAAAAGAATGGTAACCATAGTGTTGAATTTAACGAATATTTTAAAACTGTTGATGATTTAAAATTATTCATTAAAAATAATAATAAATTTATAAATGTAGGTGTTTTAACTAATGATATTACTAACATTTATTATGAGTTAGTGAAATTAGAAGAATCTATCAAGTCAAGCGTTTTAGATAGATTCTTAGTTAGTAAATTTAATTTTAAATTCAAAAGACCAAATAATATTAATTTTTGGTTAGAAAGAGGTTTTGGAATTTATGAATTTAATGAATATGTTGGGGTTAAAATAAATAAATTAGGAAATAATACCGAAAATATATTCAAGTTTAACAATTTTAAATTTAAAATTTTAGGAATTCCAAAATGTAATTTATGTGATTCTGATTTAATAATTGAACCTACAATTGGTAGGTATGAAATTAAAGGGTGTTTAAATATTAATTGTGAAACCCATAAAAATGAAACGGTAAGTACAATTAAACAATTAGCATTTTTACCAATTAATTTATATGAAAATAAAAATAATAGAATTAAGGTTAATAGTAAGTTATATAAAGAGTATTGGTTATTAAAAGGGTTGTCTTATGATATTGCTAATGAAAAAATTAATGAAATTAAAGAGTTGTTAGTTAATATCACTGTAAACTCTTTTGATTATTATAAAATTACAACTGATTTAAATGATTTTGAAATAAATAAAATCATTAATAAGCAATCATCTTGGTGTATTGAACATTGGTTAAGTAAGGGGTTAGATATTAACGAGAGTAAAAGTAAAGTTAGTGAGGTACAAGGTAAAAATGCTGATAAATTAGTTAAACTTAGAAAAAAATATCCAGAAAGATATGGCGCAACGACTGAAACACAACTACAGTATTGGATAAATAAAGGTTATAACTTAAAGGATGCTGAAATTAAATTGAGTGAGAGACAAACAACATTTTCAAAAGAAATATGCGTCCAAAAATATGGTGAAGAAAAAGGATTAGAAAGATTTATTAATAGACAAGAAAAATGGTTAAATAATTATAAAAGAGTTAATTTTTCTAAAATTTCACAAGAATTATTTTGGGATGTTTTAAATAACAACCCAAATATTTTAAATGAAAATATTTATTTTGACACATTATTAGATGGCAATAGAGATGATTCTGGTAAAAATAATGAATATCGACTAAAATTGGGGGAATCTTATATATTACCAGATTTTTTTGATAAAACAAACGGTAAAATTATTGAGTTTGATGGAACTTATTATCATAGAAAAACTCCAGAAAATAGTAAAAGGGAAGATAAGAGAGATAAGATGATTTTAGATGGTGGCTATAAAGTATTACACGTAACTGAAAAGGATTATAGAGAAGATAAGCGAAAAGTAATAAATAAATGTATAGAATATTTAAAAGAATAAAAATATGAATGAATTAAAAAAAATTACAAAATCATTTGATATGTCAAATTATAGTATATTAACTGATACTGGGTTTGAAAAATTAGAAAAGTTGCATGAAACTATCCCATATGAAGTTTACCAACTTAAATTAGATAACGGTAACGAACTTAAATGTGCTGATAATCATATAGTATTCTTCCAAGATACTTTTGATGAAATCTTCGTAAAAAATCTAAAAGTTGGAGATAAGATTGAAGTAGAAGGTAATAAAGGAGGGTCAGTTGTTGAAGTAATCAATTTAGGTTATGAAGAAGTAATGTACGATTTTGAACTTATAGAGGGTTCTAATAGACGTTATTATACCAATGGAATTCTATCACATAATACGGCAATAGTCGAGGGAATCGCAAGCCTAATCAATGAAGGTAAAGCACCAAGAGTATTACTGGATAAAAAGATATACTCATTAAACCTAACCTCAATGGTCGCTGGTACAAAATACAGAGGACAATTCGAGGAAAGGATGAAGGCCATTATGGACGAGTTAGAAGAAAGTAAAAACATTATACTCTTTATAGACGAACTTCATACAATCGTGGGTACTGGAAATGCATCTGGTAGTATGGATGCCGCAAATATTCTTAAACCAGCATTAGCCAATGGCGGAATACAGTGTATTGGTGCCACCACGTTAGATGAGTACAGGGAAAATATCGAAAAGGATAAGGCCCTTGATAGAAGATTCCAATCAGTTATAGTGGAAGAAACTACAATGGACGAAACCCAAACTATACTTGAAAATATAAAGGGTAAATACGAAGACTACCACAAAGTGACCTACACTGATGAGGCTATTGTGGAATGTATTAAATTATCCAATAGATACATATCGGATAGGTCCATGCCAGATAAAGCCATCGATGTACTTGATGAAGCTGGGGCATCTACTAATGTAAACCAAAAAATACCAGAGATAATCAAAAAACTGGAGGCCAGAAAAGACCAAATAAATATTAGTAAACTAGAAGTAGTTAAAAAACAAAATTACGAGGAAGCTGCCAAACTTAGAGATGAAGAACGCAAAATAAACGATGAGTTGGATAAGTCAAAAAAAGAGTGGAACGATTCTTTGGATAAAAAACGTACAATAGTCGATGTTGAATTGGTGTCGGAAGTTATATCCATGATGACTGGAATTCCAATTAGTAAGGTTTCCTCACAAGAAAACAAAAAACTTATAACCATGGACAAGGATTTGATGGGTAAGGTTATCGGTCAAGATGAAGCGGTCAGTAAAGTCGTAAGAGCAATTAAAAGGAACCGTTTGGGTATCAAGGATAAATCCAAACCAATCGGGTCATTTATATTCCTAGGTTCAACTGGTGTAGGTAAGTGTATTTGCTCGAACACTCAGATTAAAATTAGGTCTAAAATCGATGGTGTTGTTAAAACCATCAATATAGGTGAATTGGATAGCTAATTATCACCCAAAACCAGTTGAACCAATATTTAATTATCAACAAATAGGTCTTTCTCAAATAATTAACATAGTTATTGCTAAACGTAATAGGTATGTTAATTATAAAAGAGAGAAAAAAGTATGAATTTAATGAAGTCTTTAAGGCTAATAATGATTTTAATGAATTTTTATTATTAGAATATAATAAACTTAATTTTGATAATGATGATATACAATCATCAATTAAGATTCTATATGATAAGTTAGTTAATGATGAGGGAGTTGTCAAATACTTAAGATTAACTAGGTGGGTATCAAAAGAATTTAAATTTAAATGTAAGAATATATTACAAGAGTGCTTCTGGTTAGAGCGAGGGTGGTCATCTAATGAAACCAAAGAAAAGATTTCAAATATTATGGTGGAACGAAGTAATAAGGCTAGTATAACTAAAAGTGAATTAAAAAAAGATATTATATTTGACGACACTGAAAAAGATATTAAATATAATAAAATTAAATTTAAATCAATACATGAACCAAGGTGTGGTAAGTGTAATTCAACTTTAGAATTAAAAAAACGGAATAAAAATAATATATTGGGTGATTTTTATTATGAAATAATAAAATGTTCTAACGATAGTTGTGAAACCCATAATATGGGTAGGAATAATAAATATCGTGCGTTTCTACCATCAATTAAGGCTGAATGTATTATAAACGAGATAACTAATAATATTAAGGGTAGTAATAAATTATGTGTAAAGTCTTGGATTAATAAGGGTTATTCAGAAAAAGAAGCTAAAAATATAATTAGTGAAATCCAAAGTACTAACTCGAAATTAGTTAAAAATAGATTTATAGTTAGTAAAGAAAATTTAAAAATGAATGGCTTTAGTGATGATGAAATAATTAAAATTTGTCAAACGCCAACTCGGAGAGAATTTTATGAAGGTAAAGGACTTACCGATGATGAAATTACAAGTAAGATAAGGAAACAACAAAAGTACGCTGCATCATTTGTTGATTATGAAAAAAGATTATTACCTAGTAATATTGAATATTGGGTTAATAAAGGACATGGGTACATTGAGGCTAAACAAAAAGTAATTGAAAGACAAACAACATTCTCAAGGGAAATATGTATTGAAAAATATGGTGAAATCGAAGGGTTAAAGGTATTTACTGAAAGACAAAATAAGTGGTCTAAATCATTAAATAATGGTGGTAAAATGAAGAATGGTTACTCTAAAATTTCTCAACATTTATTCCATATATTATTAAATTCATATGAAGTTGATGATAGGGTTAAAATTATGTTCGCAACCCATAATGGTGAATTTAAGTTAAATAAATGTGAAAATGAGGGGGGTATTTGGATGTATGATTTCACAGATGTAAAAAATAAAAAAATAATCGAATATCATGGGGATATGTTTCATGGTAACCCTAAAAAATATTTAGCAGAAGATTATCCACACCCTTTTAGAAAAACAATCACTGCACAAGAAATGTGGGATAAAGATAAAAAGAAGATGGATATTGCTTATCAAAATGGTTTTGAGGTATTGGTAATTTGGGATAGTGAATATAGGTGGGGGAATAAACAAAAAATAATCGATAAGTGTCTCGCATTTATCAATAAATAAATATAAATAAATAAAAATAAATAAAAATAAATAAAATGGTGAAAGAAAAGGATAATTATTATACGTACTTAACTGGATATATTAATGACGTGATACAACCAAGTGGTGAAGTAGAATCTACTTCTGAGTTATTTAGTGATAAAAAACTAAAATTGTGGATAGTAGATGAATTAATGAAAATACCCGAAATTAGTAAAACATTACTATGTAATTACTTTCATGAGTTATATGATTACATATTAGAAAATGAAGTTACAGATTTAGAAGACTTAGTTAAATCATTCTGTTTTAATAAAATAACTAAATGGGAAATGAATTCAGATTCCAATACAATAATATTAAAAACAGATGAATCTAGTAAAAAAATAACTAAAACAACTAAAATTAGTGAATATGAAGTCGAAACCCCAAGCGGTTGGGTTGATATAGAAGCACTACACGAGACTATTGAGTACCAAGTGTATGAATTAACCTTATTAAATGGTTATAGTTTTAAATGTGCTGATAATCATATTGTGATTAATGGTAAGGGTGAAGAAGTGTTTGTTAAAAATTTAAATGAAGGTGATGAGGTTAAAACAGACGATGGGGTCAGTAATGTTATCTCGGTTATTAATTTAGGTTATAAAGAAACTATGTATGACCTAGAATTAGATGATGATTCAGATAGAGTATATTATACCAATGGGATTTTATCACATAATACGTATTTAACAAAATTATTGGCAGAGCACATATTTGGTGATGCCGATGCGCTAATTAGAATGGACATGTCCGAATACATGGAAAAACATTCGGTATCTAGATTAGTTGGTGCACCTCCAGGATATGTGGGCTATGAGGAAGGTGGTCAATTAACCGAAAAGGTTAGACGTAAACCTTACGCAGTAATTCTTTTTGATGAAATAGAAAAAGCACACCCAGACGTATTCAATATATTATTACAATTATTGGACGAAGGGCAATTAACGGATTCATTGGGTAGAAAGGTAAACTTTAAAAATTGTTTAATAATCATGACATCTAACGTAGGTGTTACCGAATTAAATAGTTTTGGTAAGAATATGGGCTTTGAAACCAAGAATAAATCGTTGGACGAACAGGAAAGGTCTCGCTCTATTATTCAAAAGGCACTTAAAAAGAAATTTAAACCAGAGTTCTTGAATAGAATTGATGAGGCGATTATCTTCAACAGCTTAAAACAAGAGGATATCCATAAAATTATATATATTGAATTGGAAAAATTAAAAGTTAGGGTCAAGGAAACTGGATTCGACCTAAAATTCAATAAAAGTGCTGTGGAATACATAGCTAAAAAAGGATATGATGAAGCATATGGGGCAAGACCACTTAACAGGGCAATCCAACAATACGTGGAAGACCCGATTGCCGATGAAATTCTAAACGGTAAATTTAAAGAGGGTGATACAATAAAAGTAACCCTAGACAAGAAAACGGATAAAATTGCATTAACATAAAATAAAAACCCACCATTCGGTGGGTTTTTTTATATTTATATTTATGATACAAGATATACTAAGTAAAAAATATCCTAAATATTTAGATGCTCTGGATATTTACGAGAAAGAGGGTAGTTTAACCCTAGCAAGAATAATTATTAAACCTGAGTTTAGAAAAACAGGTGTTGGTAGTCAGATAATGACCGATTTAATAGATTATGCTGACGAAACTAATAAGATAGTAGTACTTACACCTTCCGAAGATTTTGGTGGTCTTAAAAGCAGTCTAATTAGATTTTATAAACGTTTTGGTTTTAAGGACAATAAGGGTCCGAATAAAAACTTTGAATTTAGGGAGGCAATGATTAGAGAGCCAAAACTAAATGAAATGAAAAATAATAAATTTAAAGGTGGGTTAAGTGATAACTTAACTATTAATGATATTGCAAATAAATTCAACGTAACCGTAGACTCGTTAAACAAGGAATTAATTATGGGGATTAAGGTCGAAATGGAACATGTTAATAATAAAGAGTCCGCAAAAGAAATAGCCATGGACCACTTAACCGAATTACCAAATTATTATACTGAATTAAATAATATGGAAGTTAGGGCAAAAAATAAATTAAATAAATCCGTTAAAGAAATGGTCCACGAAGCTTTAAGAAGAAATATATAAACAAAAAAAGTTAAGGCTATTGATAAAATAACCTTAACTTTAATTTTATTTCTTTAAAAGAATTACTTCTTCCCTTCGGTAATCTTAGCTATCTTAGCTTCTAAATTAGCTATCTTACTTTCTAAAAGGTTACCAGCGTTAGCTTTTTGTTCAGCAATCCATTGTTTTTTCTTAACCGCAACAGCCTCAGTTACAATACCATCGATTAAATCAACCAATTCGTTTTCAGTAATTTTTACAGTTTTTGCGCTTTTCTTTAAGTTATTTGACATAATTTTATAGGAATTTTAGTTTAAATTTTATTCACCTACTAATAAGTATTATGAAAATCACCAAAAGACAAAATAATAAAAAAAAATTATTTATCTTCAAAAACATTATAAATCATTGTTAAATCTGCAATGCTTAAACCTTTTCTCATACTGAAAAATCTTCTGGCCTCATGTAATGAGACTGCTTCACATTTATTTATAATTTCATCATCATCTGTAACCAGTTTATATTTCATAATTTATTTTTTAAAAATTTATTTATTGCGACATAGCGACACATTGAATGTCGCAAAACTCATTGATTTCTAGTCATTTTGTCTGCGCTTTTCGTGGCTGCCCAAGCTGACGGCTTAACCTTAAAATCATACCCCATACCTAAAATATAACCAACGGCCTCGTTTAAAGCCTTGCTTGATTCCCATTTTATATCTGGGTTAATGTCAGCGTGGATTTCTAATGGAATATCATATAAATCTAAAAGAGGTGAAATTTCATATGCGACCTCGATAGATTTTGACACCTCATAAAGCATTCTTTCTTTTACACCAGTCTTATCTTTACTGTAATTATTTTTGTTATAGCTGGCCCCGATTACCTTACATCCTCTACCAACGGTAATACCACCACCCAAATCTTCATACGTGGCAATAACGATAACAGTCGCAAACCTATAACCCTTACCTTTTCTTTGTGAATCGGTACCGATACAAACTTTAAAACCTCTACCCAAACTTATTTCTTTCTCAAATAATAATTCTAGGTAATCAACCAGGTCCATATTAATTGGCCCGTTGTTCATTCTTTTCCACTTTAACTCTAATTTTTCCATAACACTATTTTTAATAATCTATTACATCTTAACGGATGGTAATAAATCCCTTATTTTTTTATAATTTTTAGCTCCTATATCTTTTTCACTTACCGCTATTCTAACCAATGAGCCACCGTTCGTACTATCCAAATATTTTATTTCATCTGGTATTTCACTCAGTGGGTTCCCCAATAGGTTAATAAATACTAAATTTTTTAAGTTACCGATTTCTTTTGGTAACGCAATAATCTTATTATTGGGTAAAGCCAACGATTCCAAATGTTTTAGTTTACCAATACTTGGGTGTAAATCATGTAATTTAGAATCACATATAATCAACTGCCTAAGCTCGGTAAATTTAGTCATATTGGCTAATTTAGGTATTTCCCTATTTATTAATTTAATGACTGGGGTAACGTCCAACATTAAATCAAATAAAGCCTGTGTCCAACCAAATTTAATGAGATAATCCAAATAAACGTTATTATCTATCTTGAATTTCTCCTTGGCCATGGTGGTTAATTCACTATTAAAAAAATTAGCCACACCCTCACTCTGTGAAATCACATTTAAATAAAAATCGGCAGTGTTGCTTTGATTTTTATTCTTAACCTGTTTTGTTTCAAAATGTATCTGATAAATCATTTCATTATCCAATACATTGGTCCCACCCTTGAAAAAGTCATTATTGATTACAATATAAATCTTAGACTTCTTACCGTCTGGTCTTAAATTATTCTTAGTATAAGAATTAAACATAGTATTACCAGCTTTAGCCGTGCACCAACTCGCAAATTTATCAAAAATAACACTGGCCTCGGTTGTCTTAGGAATGAATACCGTAAATTTTCTATCCCTAACTGGAATTTCGGCCTGACCCATCTCAACAAATTTATTCAACGTCTTTTCAATTTCAGATGCATCCCTTTCTATAAAGGGGTCAACCGCATCATATAATTGACTAAGTGACGAGTATTGATTTATATTAGTGGGGTCCGAAACATTCAACAACACATAACTTAACTTACAATACTCCTTAAATTTATTTTTCCTTTTATTACCTTCAAATATTTGCAAGTATTCCTCGGCCTGTGGTAAATCCTCATCAACGAACCTTATCGCTTCTTCCAAATTACCATCCTTAATCAGGTTAGAGAAAATGTTCAACATCCACTGCGTATTTGTTTTATTCTTAGTCGGGTCGGAGTGAACCATAGAATCGAATACCTCACGGGATATGAATATCTTATTGGTTTTCTTGATTAAATCCTCACCAGACCTATTAACCTTAACCGTAGACATGGTAAACACATAGGCCATAACGGACCTACCCTCAATAACACCCACATCTTGATACCCAGATTCCATCATTTCACTATGTAGCTCATCAACTAATTTTTCATTAGTTATGTCACACACATTGAACTTGTTAATTAAAAATTCTAATCTACTTTTATTTTCCATCGTTAATAATTTAATCTATATTGTACAAAAATACGAATAAAAAAGCGAACTTACAAGTCTTATACAAAAAAAGTGCGGCAATTGCCACACTTTTTATTATTTAATAGAACTGATTATAATAATCATCCTCGATATAAACCTCTATTCTATTTTTTAAAAACCATGATAATTTCGAAAAATTACCTTCCCTATTTATCACATCCAACATAATATGATTTGGACACTCACCGTCAGTGATTCTATATTTCACCTCATCAAAAACCGTTCGCAATCCCAATGTTATTAATTCTTCCATAATTAAATTATAGGTCTCCCATCTGTCGCCCTTATCTTCGTCTAATTCTCTAAGGGTTTTGTTGATGAAACTGTTATAGTCCTTATCTAATTTAGAGTAGGTCCCAGACCCACCCTTAATTTTGAAATCTAAGTTTTCCATCAGTAGTAAATTTCATTAATGTTATTAATTATAAATATTAAATAACCGACCTAACTACAATAAAATATGTTATTTTTTATTAAAAATTCATTATCTTATAATATAACCTATCTAATTCCGTTGTTTTAACACCCAAATCCTTTATTATTCCCAAACATACCTCGTTCGGTCTTGAATCATCCGTTAATTCATACTGTAACTGCCTGACCCTCAACATATCCTTAAGGTTATGTTTCAACTCTATCATAACTTGATTGTAGGTAACCCACTCTTCTCTATTCCTAGTGTCGCCAGTTAATAACGTCTCGGTCAACCTGGCTTCGTATTGTATTTCCAATCCAGTTTTAAACTCACCGTAAACTTCGGATAATGCAATTTTAATTTTATCTTTGAGTTCCATAAGCCGAACTTATTTACTTAATTCCACGTTTTTAGATAGTTTACCATCCTTAATGGCGTTATTACACCAATCATCCAGTAATTGCTTCACGAACGTTTCTCCAACACTGAACTTAGATTTAATATAATTGGCCAAATCCTTTGGGGAAATCAAATCACCATCCGCTTTTATCTCAAACACCTTTCTAGTTTTATATTCATTACCATCACGATAATTCTCGATGGCTTTTTTATAGTTCATTTCTAGGTGGTCAATGATTTCACTAACCATATTATTATAGTTGTTATCTTCATTGATAAATTTATTCAACTTATTGTATTGTCTTTCGGATATGATTAATTTCTTCTTCATACTAATAAATACTTTTTTATTTTAAATTATTGGTAAATTCCTCTAATTTTACTTGTGGTACGACCCCTGGTACTTTAGTAATCAACCTACCGTTCTGTAATAGTACGGTCATCGGTATACCCCTTACCCCATATGTGGTAGCCAGTTCACTATTCGCATCAACATTAATTTTAGCAACACCGATGTCTGGATTATCCTCCGCAAATTTACTAATTATGGGCGAATACATCCTACATGGACCACACCAATTAGCATAAAAATCCAATACTGTTATATTACCCTTACTTAATACTTCTTCTAAATTATTATCATTTACTTCTAAAACCATTTCTTTATATTTAACTTAATTATTATATTAATAAATATACTAAAACTTATTTAAAACTCAATGAATGAAAGTGAAATAATCAATAGTTATATAGAATTAACCATACCCGATGACCACCCAGTTATATATCAATATATTATGGGTGGTATAAGGAGTAAAGAAACTGCCGTTAATAATATTCTATCCGAATGTTCACCAATTTTCTCACCACCCTACACCGAAGGTCACGTCAAGACCGTAATACGTAGATTCTTAAATGAAAAATTAAGGCTCTATAACCACACTAAAATAAAAATTAAACCAATTTATTAAAAAATATTCGCATGTTCCATATTTTTTTTATATATTTGTATAAATTATATGAGATATGGGTAAAAAATTAAAGAATATTAATACTGAGGACGTAGTTGCAATCATTGTGATTATTATAAGTGGTATTATTTGTATTAATAACCCAGAAATAATGGGTTGGGTTACGATTGCAACCATCGGATGTATTTTATTAATAAAAACTTTATGGTAATGGTTAAAGAAGAAGAAAAAGATAAGGGAGTTTTAATTCATTGTATCGAAAACCCGAATATAGAAAAACTGGTGAAAATTTATAAAAAAGATAAATTTTCAGCTAGGGTAATTTTTATGAACGGTGATGGTTCCCAAGACTATAGACACGAGACCACGTATTTATTCGGTGATATCGAGGGGGATTTTCAGATTGTAAAATATGAGAAACGTTTTGGAATCAGCAAGAGCAGTAAGATGTATTCAAGCCAAAAAAAATCTGTTACCATAACGTGTGTAAAGAATAAAATATATAGGATAACCCATGGGAAACACAAGCAGATTTCCAACGTAACCTATAATAATATTTTAGCTAAATTCACCCACGATGAAGCGGCTGTAGTTATAGACAAACTAATGTCTAGGTTTGGTTGGATTCGTTTTATGAGGGAAAAAAATATCATGCACGATGTTTCCTTTAATACCATAATATCTAAAAAATTATTTTCATTTAAAAAAGCGTTACAATATGTATATAAAACAACAATTCCAGTTGCCGAAATATTACATAACCGAAGAAATAATGGACGGGTTAAAAACCTTAAATATTATTTAGAGTGGATGTCCAATATAGAGAATCTTAAATCGGAATGGGTCGATGATTACCATATACAAGGTATTTTTTTCGATACGGTTAAAATGGCAAAAACGCTAGACCGAAAGATTAATTGTTCGTGGTCCAATAAAAGACTTAAAACCGAACATGATAATTGGTCAAAGGAAATTACTGATATTGTTTTCGACAATGACAATAGACCCCTTAAAATTAAACAAATATACTTAGATTTCGAGAGTTTCACCAAAATTTATCTAATTAAGGATACCAGAGGTTTAGCAATAGAGGGTAGAGAAAAAAAACATTGTGTCGCAACATATGCATCAAATGTAGATTCTGGTGTGTCTGGAATATTTAAATTTGGCGAATACACGGTTGAATTACAAGCTCAGACCTATAATCCAAACGAAATTTTGGCAAATGACCCATCAAGTATTAGAGCATTTGCAAGAAGAGTGATTATAAAGCAAGTAAGGGGGTTTGGTAACAGGAATCCATTGTATGAAGAATTAGATAAACTTCAAGGTTTAGTTAATTCATTTAATTCAGCTTATTTAACTAATCAAGATAACATTACACACAATAAAATATATGATACGTCAATGACAATTCCAGTTTCTGAGATAATTGAATTACAGCGAAATGTGGAATTTGAAAGGTGGGGAAATGAACCATTTTAAAAATATAATATGATAGAGATACCAAAAAAAGGAATATGTGTAGATGCTGGAACCGAAGGTAACCCAGGTAATTGTTTTTATAGGGGCCTAATCCTAGAAACTGGTGAGATAATATTCGAGGAAACCTTGGGTATGGGTACCAATAATATAGGTGAGTTCCTGGCCCTGGTACACGCAATACACTACTGTAGAAAAAATAATATATCACCAGATATATATTCGGATAGTAAAACGGCAATGGCCTGGGTCAGAAATAAATCCACCAACACATCATTTAAGGGTGAGATAAACGCCAGACTTAGTAAAGCGGTCGAATATCTCAACTCTAAACCCGTAAACCTTAATATATTGAAATGGGATACCAAAAACTGGGGAGAAATACCAGCGGACTTCGGTAGAAAATAATTACTTATTGTTGGTGTAGATTTCAGGGTTCTGTTTACCGAATACCCTCATAATCTCACCAGCTTTAGCGTTGGCCTCGTTCTCAATTACCGAACCATCGGCACCCTCATCTGGGTTCCCGACCAAATCACCCCTTTCATTTTGATGGTGGTGCACCATTTCGTGGGCCAAAGAGCGCATTACATCCATTATCGCCCTATCTTTAATATAAACACACGTAAACTTATTTTCTATATCATAGTAGGCGGTTGTGACAACATCACCCCTCTCAGTGGTCAGCTTTATCTTTAATGGTGTCGTAATTTCCAAATAGCTTTTAACGAAATCGATGAATTTCCCCATTAATTCCTTATTGCTCATTCTAGGTGCGGTATTTAACATAGTTTTATTTATTTCTTCTAGCCAAAGCCTTTTCCCTTCTAGCCAAAGCATCGGCCTGTCGTTTCTCAACGGCAGATTTCAACTCGTCACTAGCGGTTATTTTTTTATTGGAAGCTCTTTCTTTCTCCTTGGCCAATTTATCGTACATGTACTTCTTATTGTCGGGCGTTAATTCCTTTGAAATTTCAGCACCCTTATTATCGGCAGTATATGGATTTTCCCCAGACATATTCTTTTTTAAAAATTCTAAAATATCATCCTTGAAAAATACCAATACCTTAACCACAGCATCCGACATGGGCGATGCGCCAACTGGTGAACACGTCTTATCCGATTGGTCCTTATGCTGTATGTTGGTACATGATTTAACAAAAAATGAACGCTTATTATAATTAGGGTCGTTAAACGTACCTGGCTCCCTATTGGTTCCACCACTGGTCTGCTTACCAACAAGTTCACCGTTCGGAAACAAATCTACCTGATAAACACCGTCACCATAATAAACACTACCATAACCCTCTGGATTATTCTTGAACATCGTCATAGCATTTACTACCCTGACCAAAACTCTATTGTAATCGGACTGGGTGGTCACTTTACCAACGTTGTTACCTCTACTATTAATAGGTGTGTGCGTAGCCAACCTACCTTCCAGTATTGTTTTCAACTTATTTTTTATATATCCTTTCATATCAATTAATAAATACTTGATTTTTTAAATAAAATACACTATATTTGTCAGTATAATATATAAATATAACGAAATGGCAACGAAGTTAGAAAAGGACGTTACAAGAGAATCCACATCCAAAGCCGATGATAAGGAAATCATGATAACAATCACCGCTAAACAAACCATTAATCTAAAACTTAAGGGTATGAGAAGTGGTAGTGTTGAAGTATCGATAGCCGACCTATACGGTCAGTTGACGAATAAACCCACTAACAATGAAGAATCTAACGAGGTAGAGGAAAAGGCGGTACCCAAAAACAAATATCAAAAGGTAGATAAAAAAAACCCTATGCTATCACTCATAGATTTAAGGTCACATAATGTAATATCGACCCTGGATATACCTACCATGGCCAAATTCGACCACATAATAAAAAGCTTAATGGATGCAAATTGAAAATAGGGCGTTCACGCCAGAGGAAAAGAAAGTAATACTAGATGACCTACTAGAAGCTTGGTTAAAGGTGCCCGAATTAAGGTTGGGTCAACTACTCGAATGTGCAAAACCAAAAGGTCTTGACGATATATTTTATATCGAGGATAAAACATTAATAAAAAATATACAAAAATTTATAAAAGATAATGGAAAATAAAGTTTTAAACTATAAAATAGACGGCCTCACCAAAGAAGGTGATTGTTGCCCAGAATGTAACGAAAACTGGGATGGTGGAGACATCTTGGAACACTTTAAAAATGTTAGGTCCAATCCAGAAATGGTCGCACACCCATTTTATAAGGATAAATCAGACGAAGAGTTACTTGAAGTCGTAGCCTCTTACGGTTGGTTTGAACATACACCCATTCGTTTCGGTAAACTAATAGGTATGGAACTGGGTTATAATGACCCAGAACGTTATGATGGTGTATCGTATTGGTGTTGCCCAGGTTGTGGTGTCTCGTGGAACAGGTTCAACGGGGAAAGAAGTGAACGTTTTATTAAAACAATGACACACGGAGAAAATATAACACAAAATGAAATATAAAAAGATAAAAGTCAATGACCATATAGCGTTAAACGTATATCCAGTATACGTCAATAGTGTCTATAATGGACACGAACCATTTAAAATAGTGGGTATCAGGGAAAATCATATTGAACTAGAAGGTGATTTTTCTGGTGGAACACATTTGGTCTGTCAGAAAGATTGGTTTAGATATGATGAAACATTTATGGTTAAAACCGTATGTGAAGAAACGCTAAAACCAAATGGCTGTCAAATTCATAACGTATATTGTTGTGGGGGTGGTAGCATAATAACAAAGCACGTTAAATATTGGGATTCTATGGAATCTTAAAACACTTATGGGAAATTTAAACTTTAAACTGGACCTGGATAAAATAGGTCTGCAAGGTGAAAAACACGTAACCTTGGAATTGATAAAAGAAGGTAGTACATTATTAAAAGATAATGATAATAAAGAATACGACCTTAAAATGCTGATGCCGAACGGTTCGGAAGTATTATTCGAGGTAAAGACCGATGTATTATGTAAACCAGATAACGACACTGGTAATATGTTCATAGAATTTGAATGTAGAGGTGAGGAATCAGGTATTAAGGTCACTAAAGCTGAACATTTTGTATACTATTTACCATTTTTAAACCAAATGTGGTTCATAAAAGTTAAAGATTTGATATTTATATTAAATAACAACGACTTTAGAACAACAACCATGTCGGGTGATAAGGATAGTAACACAAAGGGTTATCTATTAGGCCGTGAATGGTTTAGAAAAGCTTTTAAAGTTAGGGAAACTAACTATGAATGGGAAATTTAACAGTATGTTTTACGTTACCTCAACGTTACCTAAAGTGAAACATATTTATAATAAATTTTAGATGTGAAAAAATGTAGAAAATGTGGTATAAATAAACCACTTGACGAGTTTAGAAAAGTTAACACTAAACATGGTTATAAATTAGATTGCAAAATATGTTTTAGGGCTAACGATAGAAAAACTAGGTTAGCTCGAATAATGAAAAATAACCCAGAACACGGTAAAAGGGTTTATGAAATACAAAAAGAACGAGAAGGTAGGGGTAAAAAACCTAGTAATAGTGCTTGGTGTTATAATTGTAAGGTTTATAAACATAATAATAATTTTTCAAAATATAACTTAAAAAATAGTGGTCAATGTCGAGAGTGTTCTAATAATAACGACATTCAACGAAATAGGCGTTTAAAATTAGAAGCAATAGAATATAAGGGTGGTAAGTGTATTAGATGTGGGTTTAATGGACATTATTCTTGTTTTGATTTCCACCATATTGACCCATATAAAAAAGAATTTATGTGGACCAAAGCAAGAAAGACTACGTTTGATAAAATAAAAGATGAGTTAGATAAATGTGACTTATTGTGTTCTAATTGTCATAATATAGTACATAGTAAATTAAATAATGACGGTTCTTTAAATGAAGAATATATAATAAGTGTTAAAAAATGAAGAAAATTAAACTAACAATAGAGCTAATCCCTAAAACTTGCTTCTTCTCGAATGTGAGAACTTTATTACCAAAAAAATACTGGGACCTTCTTAGAAGGTCCTCATACGCAAAAGCTGGATATAAATGTGAGATATGTGGGGAGTCGGGAAAGAACCAAGGATATAAACACGAAGTTGAATGTCACGAGATATGGGAGTATAATGATAGGTTAAAAATTCAAAAACTATTAGGTTTAGTATCTTTATGTCCCTAAGTGCCACCAGGTCAAGCATTTCGGCAGAACAAGTGCAATAGGTTTACAGGCACACGCATTCAAACGAATGGAAAGAGTAAATAACTGGACACATAAACAATGTGTCACCCACCTTGCGGAATCAATGATAGAGTGGTCCGAAAGGTCGATATACAAATGGAGATTGGATATAAGCGTACTAAACGAATTGGTCGATATACCAGAAAAATTAATAGCGGAAGCGGTAAAAAAACGAAAATGATAGAATTTATTAAACACGCACTTGGATTATGCGGTGAAGGGCACCCATCAATGATATGGCTTATGGCTGGTGGAAGCACCATGCTATATTACCTAAAACATAACATCACATGGTGTTGGAAAAGAGGTTGTGATATATGCAAGGCCAAAATAAAGAATATTAAAGCTTAAGATTATAATGGTTCTTCAATAAATTGGCGACCTTATCGGATTCCACCGAATAGACCAACTCCAATATGTTGAACATTGTACCGATTATGGCAATATTATCCTTAGGAATAAAAAAATTTTTACCCTCGATGCAAATACCACGTTTAAACCTATTGTTCTCCTTAATTCTACCCAATGGATATGATTCATTTAGGAATTCGGTCATCAATAGGTTAATTTTTTCATCCATAAAATACCATTTTAATATAAATATCCAGGAATGAAGAAGTATGAAGATTTAATATACTATACCATATGTGAATCCCTTTATGATGAACAAAAATCATCAAAGGATATTCACCATACGACCACATTTAGAAACTTATGTAGGGGAATCGCAATAAACATCGAACACGATGTTAAGCTATCTTCCGCACAATATAAGATTCTCACCAACACCATAAGTAAACTATTACTCATATATGGTGAGGATACGGATACCATTGGCACCTTTATTAAAATTTTCTTTATTGAAAAAAAATGGGAACTATATGAGAAGACCGTAATACTACTTAAGAACAATTTAATCTTCGAATATCAAATATAATTTGTTTATTCGATTTTTTTTTATTATATTTGTATAAATTGAATAATATGTTAATAAATAAAGCTAAAAAAGATTTCGATGATTACCTATCGGAAAATTCATTATGTTACCTAATGGGAATCAATAAGGATACGTTCTATGATTTTCCATTCCATATGCAATACGGAATGTTCGAAAAATTTTTTTTCGATAAGGGCCTTGTTATAGATAAAAATACAAAAAAAACAATATATAAAATCTGGGACTATAGAGAAGAAGAACCAATAAATCCGACAGTACTCGATTTTACATATATCCCCGACCAAACAGATGCAATGCAATTAGTAATAGGATTAATAAATAAAATATATAATAAAGATGGGAAAAATTAGTATCAACGGTCAAAGAATTACGAATAACGGTAAATCGATAGATATAATCTAGGACCAAATTTACGTGGATGGTAGACCCATGGACCTAAGGGGGTTAACCAACGTCAACATACATGTCGAAGGTTCATTAAATAACCTAAAAGCGGACGTAACACAACAAATTACCGTAAACGGTAACATAGGTACCATAACAACGGTATCTGGTGCCGTAGAAACCCTGGGCGATGTAAGTGGTGATGTAATAACAATGTCTGGAAACATTACGTGCCTTGATATAAAGGGTAAGGCATCATCAATGTCTGGAAATATAAAATATAATAATAGATATAATAATTAAATCATATAAGATGAATATAAAATACGTAAGAGCGGAAAGTATTAAATCAATAGTCTTTAGAGGTAGTAAACCACTAAACCTTACATGGCACGAAGCTACACCAGAAATTACAAAGTTTTTCGGTCTAATACTTAAAAAAAGTGCCGTAAAAGCTGGATGGGCCGAAAAAGACGATTACTACAAATCATCTACCGAGGACCTAATTGAAAATGGGGATAAAAACTTTGATTCAAATAAACCCAATGGCAAACAATGGTCAACCAAACCATCAATCGGTATATACTATAAAAACCAAGGTTATGATAGAACATATTATAATACGGATGAAGAGGCCATGCACGAACTTACTAATTTAGTTAGAAATAATCCAGACCTACCCAAGGTAAAATTTAAGACCAACTAATATGTTATACACAATTTTACTGGATTTTGACGGCACTTGCGTAACCCATGAATTCCCCAAAGTGGGCGATGATATAGGTGCCGTACCAGTGCTTAAGGAACTCGTTGAAAACGGAAACCGACTTATCCTCTTTACAATGAGGGGCAGCGGTGAACTATCACTTAAAAAATTCGGCACGGACGGTCTACAGGATGCCGTAAATTGGTTCGCCACTAACGGTATACCACTATACGGTATTCAGACCAACCCAACGCAGCACACATGGACCAACAGTCCAAAACCGCACGGTGATTTAATAATAGACGACACGGCAATAGGCATACCACTCATATACGACCCAAAAATAAGTAAGGGGGTTTTCGTGGACTGGAAAAAGTTAAGGGAAATGCTAATAACCTACGAGGCAATAAAAATAAAGGATAATGACAAGGAAGGAAGCTAGGGAAATATCGGAAACGTTCAAGTTCACAAGACGTGAACTATACGACATATTAACAAAGGCATTAAAACAAATGCCAGATGATTTCTGGACCAAAAGGAATATGTCAAATAAATCAACGGATAACGGATTCTATTTTAACCTATGCGTTAAATTAGTGGACCTACAGGAAAACGTAAACGAGGACGAAGTGGTGGCGCACATGATTGCATTCAGGGTGTTACATATCTTTGGAGAGTTCAGTGAAATACAACCCTATAAAAAAGCTAAAAGAATATTGCCGAAAATAACAATGAGTGAAAAACCAAAATTATAATATGGAACTTAAAGGAGATATATTAAGTAAAATTAAATTTATAAAAAATCTAAACGTAAAAGAATTAATTTTACAAAAATATACATACATTCCGTGGTATAAATATTCAGATTTATTTAAAGAATCTTTTAATGATGATTTATTAAAATCAGAGTTTTTATTGAAATTAGGACCAGATAGGTTAAATATTATATATAATGAATGCTTAAATACTATTAAAAATTTAAATATACCTTCACCACATAATATAGCATTAGCCGAAGGTGTTATCTTAAGTCTAATAGCACAAGGAGATAAAATATACAAACAAACAAATGAAAGTATGTTGATATTCAATAGAACAAAAAAAAAATAAAATGGAATACATAGGATTGGTAGGTATGACAGAATACTATAAGAGCCTTAATCTATATGATTTAGTGAGAGCGGAACCTTATCCAGATAATTGGATTGACGAAAATGAATACCTAGATGAATACTCACTGGAATTCCTAAGTAAGATAGGAAAGAAAGGTTTAGATATCTTACGTGAACAATTACTAGCCTTTGAATTATTTCGAGATGAAAAAGATTCCCCACTTCTACAAAATCACGTAAAAGAGGAAATATTAAAGTGCTTATATAGAAGTGGGGAAGAATATAAAAAAGCTAAAATTAGTATGCTAATATTTAATAGAACAAGAAATTTAATATGAACGATGTAAAACAAAATGCCGCTAAAGAATACATAATACAAGGGATAGTGAATAACCAATACTTGGACGATTTAAATAAAATAGTCAACGGGTTAATGATGTAAGAATTTCATATACAAAAAAATCAAAGGAAATATTTAATAGAACAAGAAAATGAAAGTTAACGGAAGAATGAACGAGATTAAATACGTACAGGACTTAGATATAAGCGAGCTGGTCAAATCAGAACTCATTCACGAACCATGGCAAATAATCTCCGAAAACCTAAGATACCAGAACCTGGACCTAAACGATTATGAGGCCGCATTAAAAATAGGTCCAGAAGGTATTGAAATAATCCGTGAACAATTGACCGAAATAATCAGACATAGAAAAGTTCAGGAAATTATGATAGTCAATTTTATTCTAAAAATAGAACCCATATATTAGGACACAAAAAAAGTATGGCAATATTCAATAGAACAAAAAATGCAAAATAAATCCGATAACGAAAATCGTGCACTACCCAAATATTTAAATTTTGACCTATTTCCGCTCGCAGATGAAATGATAAGGGAATTTAAAGAAGAGGAAAAATCAAAACAAATATTTAATAGAACAAAAAATGGAAAATGAGAATTATACAATATGCCCGACCAAGATAAAAGCAGATGCTGAATTAAGTAGATTGATACAAGATGAATTTGATAAACTTATCTTAGAATCATTAAATAAAGTAGCGTCAAAACAAATGTTTGAAAAATCAAGAAAATGACAGTACCAGATATTAACGAATTATTGGATAGACCAAAGGTCAGAGAACAAAAATTCGAATGGTTGACCAAACTTACATATGTAGAATCGCATCGAATCCAGACAGAGCTGGACTATGAGGTGGAGAAACTTATGGTAACCGAAACGTACCATTATGACACTATTAACATACATACTTTTAGGTTCAGGTTCTACACGAAGATTGAAAAATAATATCAAACGGCCAAATCAAAACGAATATTCGACAGGTTTATAAAGCCTAAAGAAGTAGATGAAAAATTTACCAAAAAAATAGCCCAAAAATTTTACCAAAAATTTTTTTGCATATGACCTAACTAAATATTTAAAGTCAAAAAATCTGGAGAACAAATAAAATTACATAATGGTACCAAAACGTTTTACCCCATATTAACCCAAAAAATTACCAGAAAAATTTTGTGAACGACATCATGTGGGGGTATATAGCACCAGTACGGGGGGTGTATAAGAGGGGTTACATAGGGGGGGTCTATGGGGGTATAGGGCACCCCTCCCTACGTTATAGCCTTAATAGGTATTCAGCTATACCCCACAAACAAACTACCGTTAGAACGTCTTAAAAGGATTCCTTTAATAACCTAATATAAAATAGGTTATTCGATGAACGGTAATTCCTAATTTATTATGTTAAAGTTTTTTAATATAGAATAATTCTAAATAATAAAATAGGTACAAAAAAACTACCTTTATTAGAGGTAGTTTTTTTATTTATAATCGTTCTAAATTTCTAAACCTTGTAGTGCTAAGGTTTCACCGTTTTTAATCTTAAAGGTTTTGAAATTCATCTGATTTGATAATTTTTCAACCTTATTTTTCAATTTCATATAGTTAGACCTGGTATCTTCGCCATATTCGATTGGACTAATAACTTTTTTGGTCATTAACAAGCCTTTAAAATAAAGATATTCATCTTTAGTGGCTAAACCTTTAGCTAGGCTAACATACGCTTCAATTTGCGCTTTAGATTTTACCATGGTTGAATCGCCCTCGGCTAACAATTTCGCCTTAATTTCCTCGCTAGAGGTTCTTTTAACAAGACTGGCAACAAGTTTGTTGTAAACGTTTTTAACGTTATCTTTGTTGTCTACATTATATAGTTCTACTAATTTACGTCTAACTTCGATTGATTGGAGGCTGTTTAAGTCCTTTATAAGCCTTTTTTCATAACTAAAGCCTACCAATATGGTTTGGTTTGAAATCTCGCCTTGTGAGTTCTCATAGTTCCTAATACCTACAAAAGAAGTACCTTTGATTTGCTTTGCTGCTACGATTGTTTTTAATACTGACATAATTTCTAAATTTTAAGGTTCATATTGTTTGATGGTGTAAAGATACAAAAACATATTTGATATTTATGTTAATAAATGTTAAAGTTTTTAATATTATAAAATATAATTTATTATTTAGCTATTGGACGTAACGGAGTCTACTCTACTAAGGTGTTACCTCAGCCCGTATCTTTCTACATTGTAAAGGTACAAATAAAAATCCTAACTACAAAAGTAATTAGGATTTATTTTTAGTTAATATGTTATCTAGTTATCCTAGAATAACGATACGATAGCCAATATAATAGCTATTAATAAGCTACCTAGTACAAAGGTCGCTAAAAGTCTGGCTATAATTAAATAAATCATTCCAATTGTGATACTGTTTTTTAAGGTTTCCATGTTATATATTTTTAGGTTTATATTATTTGATACTCAAAGATAATTTTTTTATCCGTAACCACCAAAAATAATCGATGAACTACATCATTTTTATTAAAATTGGATATTATTAAATAATATTTGTTAATTCGTTAGATTATTAGAAATATGGTTTGTATCTTTGCCATGAACAAATATTATAACCTTTAATTTTTAAGATATGGAAAGTTTGTCAATTTATGGTCGTGCGCACAATGTAACATCTGAAATAGAAATCTTCAATGATTCCGAGTTCGGTATGGATGTGGTAATTTGTCGATATGATGATGGTATTGAGGTTCGCAGAAATTGCACCGAGTTTCATCACTTGTTCGACACCAAAGAAGAAATCTTATTCAGCCATTGCGCATCAGCTTTTGAGTCCGACATACATACTACGGGTGGAACGATTAGTTACGATAAGATTAAATGGATTATTGTGGAACACGCTACCAAATTACATGATAGCCACCGATAATGGCTAACATCAAATAAGAAACCCCTAAATGGGGTTTTTTTTGTTGCTTGTTTTATACAAAAAAAAAAGGTGCCGATTAATCAGCACCTTTAAATATGATGTACACAAATGTGTATATATTAGTCTTGGTAGACTGGTTCTATTAATGTTCCGTCTTCCGTTTCTATTGTTTGACCCTCCCAAAGTACCATGTACTCTAGTTCATCCCATTCGTAGCCATCTATTAAGGCTTGGTTTACATTTTCATCATCGACTACATCAAAGATGCTTGTACCGTCTGTAAGGTATTCAGAAGCTCTATATGGGTGGTCGATTGCTACTTTTAAATCGGCTAAGGTATTAATTTTCATGTGGTTTGTTTTATTGTTCCCTACAAAGATAAGTATAATAATTGTATTATACAAATTTAATCGTAAGAAAAAATGAATTAATATCAGCTATGTGTTTGTAGTGTGTAAACGTTGCAATTTCTTTTTTGTTTTGGTAGGTGTAAGATAGTTCGCTATCGTATGATGGTTCATAATTTATTTTCATTACCATTGTACCCATGACATAAAATGACACCTCATACGTTGTCATTTCTTCAATGAAATCATCATCGTTAATGAAGCGTTTTTCCATTTTCTTCTTTAGGGTTACGTTACCCTGAAAACCGCTACGATTGTTTTTTACATTAAAGGTAGTGTTTTCAGCATCTATTTTATTATCGACCATTTGAAAATCATTTTCATCTTTGCCCCAAACTAAATCTGTATCGTTCTTCTTTAATTTTGTTACTATAATATCATCAATGATATAGTCTTCTTGTTCGTGGGTGCTTGCTATACGGTCTTATATAATTTTAACAAACCCTTGTATTCTATTATTAAAGAATTTTTTAGCTATTGCATCATCAAAAGAGGACATTCCCATCAATATGGTATGTTCTTCGTCATACCTTGGATAGTTTGAGTTGCCTATCGTTTCTGGCAATAAATAATTAAAGGCGTATAGGTTATCTGAACCATCGGTTTTACCCTCGTTCTTATTTGATAGTTCAAGAAAGTTTTTAATAAATTCGTTGGTTAGTTCCTGTAAATTATCAGCTATTTTCATGTGGGTTGTTTTGTTTAATACTCCCGTTGGTCGGGCTTACCACAAAGATACAAAATAAAAACAACCCCACCTAATTTTGATGGGGTTATTTTTATTAAAATTTTAAAATAAAACTTTAACATATTATATTTTGTAGTCTCAAATAAAAGGCTTATCTTTGTAGTGTGCAAGAGACACGGGCTGAGAAATCAGAAGAGTAGACTCCGTTATGCAACTGCGTCAGCGTTGCTAGACTCCGACCTACCTTATACTCAAATATTTTGTTTTTAAAAAAAAATAACCTAGAATAGAAATTTCTATTCTAGGTTAAAGTTATTTTAGATTAATCCTATTGATAACAATACGGACTCGTGACCATGCTCACAATGTCCATCAGGCTCAACCTCGCAACCATCTGAACAACAAGCTGGAACTACTGAATCCATACATTCAATCAACTCTAGTCCGTGTAATCTTAATGCTGCACCCGCTGAAATTTTCTTACCCATAATAATATATTTTAAGGTTTATGTTATTTGTTACATCAAAGATAAGAATAATAATTGAATAAACCTAATTTTGTTTTAAATCTTTTCAAAAAGTTCTTCTATACTATATGGTGTTGTATGTGAACCGCAATACTCCCGTAAATCTTTAGTAATTAAAACGTAATCATCATAACTACCGATAGGCGCATAAACTTTAGCAGACGTAATAAAACCATAATCACCACTTTTAAGTTTTACTATCTCACCTACTTTATTACCCTCTAATTCTTTAATGTATCTCGGTTTGATAAATTTATTAACGTTTCCATCTTTATCACAAATAAATGAAAGTTCATTATGGATTAATTTTGGTTTATCCAATAGGATACTTTGTATCCAAAGTTCGTCACCCTCTTTAAAAATATGGGCAAGACTATTAATCGTTAACCTTGCCCTAACCTTAATTTTTTTACCTCTCATAATTATACAAATCTGTTTATATCGTTACCGCACATTTGCTTTGCACGGCTAATAAATTCGTCCTTAGAAGCCATCATAAGAATATCTCTAGTGTCCTTATCGAACCAGTAAGAAACACCCTCATCTTTGGTATTTTCGACTAGAATCTCGTTTGTCATGTTGAATTGACCTTTAGCCATCCCATCACCCTCGTTTAATTCAAATTGACCTATTTTTCTTAGAACTTTCATAATAATAAGGTTTATATTGTTCGTTACTCAAAGATACGAAATAAAAACAACTCTACCAAATTAATGATAGAGTTATTTTAAATTATTTTACATATTCGTCAACCCGTTCAATTTTGTTGTCGATAACATCTACCAAATCTTCAAAGTAAATATCTTCGATAACCTCTTTTACAGTACCCCTAGTACTAGTAAGGTAGATATTGTAAAGGTCTGAACCGTTAACTGAAATATAAACATGACCTTTATGGTGGTGTCCGTTTACCTTGAATCTAAGGAACTTATTATACAAGTTCATCCATGCTTGACCACCCCAACTAAAAAACTTAAGACCGCCAGTCCTAAGAAGTCTCAAGGTTTCATTAACGTCTTGTTGTCTCATTGATTTTGATAACTCTGATGTGTTTATTTTGTTTGACATGATATAAGGTTTAATTATTAATAATAATCAAAGATATGAAATAAAAACTATAACAACTAATTATTTAACATTTAATTTTATTTTAAAACTTTAACATATTATATTTTGTAGTCTGGAATAATAGCCGTATCTTTACGGTGTACAAAGATACGGTCTGACCCAGCAAGTTAGTAGAGTAGACTCCGTTGCACCATATACTGAAAATTCTTTTAAATGGAAAATGAGGTTTTTACACCTCATTTATTTTAGTAATTTTGGATTTGCTCCAAGACATATTTCTCATTATATGCGTGTGGATAACATTTTGAACATGATGCTTTACGCTTCCTTTTTTTATGTGAGGGACTTTCCGTACCACAAGAGTTACATTTCATGGTATATTTAGATTGAACGCTACTAGAGTGCTTAATACTAGAGCATCGCTCCCCATCGCAACCTATCGCTAGCGCAATACTTCTCCATTGCCAGTCGTGTGAACTTTTCCCCTAACCTCAAAATCTATGGCGTGGGCTATCTCGTGCAATATTGTATTTTTCCAAGTGGATAGCGGATTTTCACTATTTTCAATTATCCAACTGGATAGGGCAACCGTTTTCCTAGATTTACTACAAGTACCCAAAGCTGTTTTTTTCGTGTGGAAAACAAACCGCCATCCCAATTTAGCCATATTATAGACGTTACCTCTATAAACAAAATCGTTGGACATATACTCTAAAGCTAATTTCTTAATCGTTACTAGGTCGCTATTTACTTTTGTAGTTGTACACATAATATATGGTTTATTTGTTATCGTTAATCAAAGATATTAAATAATATTTAAAATTCTTAATTATTTAACATTTAATTTAAACAAACCGATTAATATCATTACCGCACATTTGTTTAGCACGGCTAATAAATTCATCACTAGAGGCTAACATAAGTATATCCTTAGTATCGTTACCAAACCAGTAAGAAACTCCCTCATCTTTGGTATTTTCCACCAGTATTTTATTGGTCATATTAAATAGACCTTTAGCCGCTCCATCACCCTGATTTAATTCAAACTGACCTATTTTTTTTAAGATTTTCATGATATTATGGTTTAAATTATTTGTTACATCAAAGATACAAATAATAAATGTAACTACCAAATAAAAATATTAAATAAAAACTTGTGTATTAAAAAACTTTGTTTTATATTTGCAACCGCATTAAAGCAGACTATTGGGAATCACCAGTATAATGTACGGTATAATATACTGGTGAGTTTTAACATAATGTGTCTACCACATGCCGTAGGCTTCTCTATTTAGCTCTACTTTACTTTCAATCCATTTCAATACTTTTTCAGAATAGTAGGGTGTGCCGTTTTCTTCTAGGAAATTGCTTAACTTTCTTCGCACGTTTCTTGCATCTATACTGGTTTCCATTTTCAGGACGGTTCTTTTGCTGTAATAATCCCTGAACTCTAATGTGAGGTCGTTACCCTTAATGATAACACAAATAATACCACCTACCACGGACTCGCCAATCTTGAAACTTTTAGTTGCCTTTAACATCTTATAACTTATTTTGGTTAATAATTTTAGCCGTTTGTCGAACCCATGTACACATTTGTGTATATTGCTATTCCACATATCAAAGATAATACTTTTAATTGAATCTACCAAACATTATTTACAAATAAAAAGGTTCGCACAATTAAGTACGAACCTCCTAACAAACAACAGGGAACCACCCCTATAACCAGTTTAGTACTGGTCAAACATCAACATCAAATCTTATATCGTTATTGATAGCGAACCATCTAAGGTTTTGCTATTTTCACCCCATGGCTTGAAACTAAAACCTATGTTTCTTTTTGGGAATATCTCTTTATATAATTCAAAAGGTCTTCCCCAGTCGTCAGCATCACCATCACTAGTAACCTTTGTACTTCTAATGTGGTATTTAATTGACATTAAGAATAAACATACCGCCAAATCATAAGGCTTCCTAGCGGTCTTACAGAAATTATAATCAACCTCGCCCAAATCAATTAACATAGACTCATGGTCAAGTCCAAATTTAGAATTACCATTGAACGATATAAAGTCGTCATAGTAAACTACTCCATGTTTTTCACCCAAACCATCATGTAGGGTAAAGTGGTCTTCAAATTCAGGATTTGTAACAAAAGCTTCAATAGCTTTCATATCGGCTGTTAATTTCTTAAAGTTTCTTTTTGAAACTTCTCTTGACATACTAAAATAATGTGTGTAACCCATAATATAATTGTTTATTTGTTCCCTACAAAGATAATACTTTTAATTGAATCTACCAAACATTATTTAATATTTTTAATATAAAAGGTAAGAAGCATTGTTTATCTCGCCCATACACCCTTTAAGGGGTGCGTTCCCAGTCGGCTCATGGCAGACTATTTGCGAATGCAGGAATATTTTACCTGTACCTTCCTCTTGTGGTACAGTACTCCTTACCAATTAATTAAACCGTCAACCCTCGGTGCTACTTTTAAGTTTCTAGTTATGTGAGGGTAATTTTATATAGTTCACTAATCTATACTTCACAATAACGGTTATTTTCTACTCTGTAAAGATAATACTTTTAATTGAATCTACCAAATATATTTTGATTTATTCTTCTCTAGCTAAAAAATTAGCTATCTCGTGCCGTAATATGTTCCAACCTCCAGCGGTAGTTGCTTGGTCAAGTAATAACCTAGCTTCACCTATTACCCTACGTTTTTTTATGGTCGTTGGGGTGTATTTGTCAGTACCCTTAATAGTTGTTTTGGGTATAGGTCTATTGGTTATCGCCCTTAACCTATTTCTTTGGTTCGTATAATAAGCTTCCATATTACTCGTTTTCGATTATCCAAGTTTCAACTTCATCTATGAAGTCGGTAACTTCTTCCTCTTGCTCTTTACCGTCTTCATCATAATAGTCATCGGTAGTTGGTAGAGACACCCCAATCATAGTTCCTAGGTATTCATCGTTTACCGTGACCTCAACACCATTATCATAATCGTCATTAAAGAATAACCTACATACTACGTTATCATTTGTAGGGGTACTAAAGCTGAATTGTGACATAATTTATTTGTTTTATTTGTTCTTAACAAAGATACGAATTAATATTTAGTCTACCAAATTATTTTTAAATAAAATCAATAATTCTTCTCTATTCATAAAATGTAGTTTGGTATCACCATCTTGACTATAAAAATGTAGTATAGGGTACATTTTACCTTCTTCCTTATCGTACTCTATTAATATGGTTTCACCGTTTAAAGTCTCAAATGTATGTTCATCGCTTTTACGCTTAGGGTCGTTCACCATTAGTAAAACCAACTTGTTCATATCACTATTGGTCATTGTAAAGTACACCCACTTGAAACACGTTGGTTTATTTGAATGTACGCTTACCTTTTGCGTTTTTAAAACTTAGGGTCGAATGTGTTGTCGTCTTGGTCATTTCGGCTATCTCATAACCACCAAAGGACATCTTGCTATTAACGGTCTGGGCATTACCCACCCAAGAGGTTAATAGAATTACGATTAAGAATTTTAGTGAAGTTTTCATGGTTGTTTTTATTTGTTCATAGTAAAGATACGAATTAAAAACTAGACCACCAAATTTATTTCCTAATAAATGCGAATAATTTTCTCTTTTTAAGATAATTTAGTTTCTTCTCGTTTTTATAGGCTTCCTTCTCAAAGATTATATTCATATAAGCCGTTTTAACATCACCGTACTTTAAATACTGTATAAGAAAATCAAATGCGTACCAAATATAAAATAATATTATCAATAATTCAAGTTGTTGTCTTAAATGAATATTCTCATGATTCAATCTAACTTGTGTAGCTTTCGACATATCCTTGAAAATGATAAAAGGGAATATCGTAATTGCAGCATATCCCCTTGGTACTAAATACTTATTGATTATTGTCATAACTTTGGTTAATTTCTATATAAATATGTAACAATGATAGAATTAGTTTGTCCTATCTTCAATAAATGATTCAATTGTTTCATAAAAATCCTTATTTACCCAAGTTTCACCCTCATATTCTTTCTCAAATTCAGCAGTAAGGTTTGATGCTAGTGCGGATATACTCATTTTACCCTTCATTAAGCGCATTTCTCTAACTGGATTACCCAATACATCACAAAGATATAATAGTTCGCTAGTGACCTCGAAAAACGTTTCCTGATAGGATACAAAGCCATTGGGCATATCTTCCGTGATTGCGGTCATAATATCCCAAGCACCCTCAACATTTTTTGGGTTACCATCTTTAATTGGCATAATTTTCATCTTGTTTGTTTTATTTGTTCTTAGCAAAGATACTAAATAAAAACTAATCTACCAAATTTATTTTTATTCATCTGATTTACTTAGTCCAAGCCCACATAAAAATCCACCTGATAACATAATTATAACATACATTATCATAAATTTAGGTGACGTAAATAATAATTCATAATAAAACATCACCGATGAAAACCCAATAGCTAATAATAAAAGCCCTATAATCGTTATGTTATGTGATTTCATTTTTTTCTGTTTTAAGATTTTTGATTTGTTTTTTATATTTCCCTAACAATTCCTCATGCATACCATCATTTAATAGTTTCAACTTGTTTAGATATTTTCCCACTCCACAATTTTCAATGGTCTTCGTTCCCATCCTTAAACCTCTTAAACCATTTTCAATTCTAGTGATATATAATTTTTCCATACTACAAATATAACTGATTAATTATTAATTTACGAATATTTCTACGATTTAATTTCTAAACCTTCATACCACTTATCTTCGATATGCTCACTAATACCATTGGTACTCAAATTATCACCATAGAACCCATAACAAGAGTCTATATGGTCGCCATTTTCATCGGTTACCTCAAAACCATATACCTCACCACTAATCCAATTATTAAGCGTATCAACCTCTGAAACCGCAATATCGTTAGCCATCTTAATATATTTCTTGGTAACGTTTTTAATTCCCCAATTCTCCCTGATATCTTTTTTGGTTACAACTACGAACCCAATGGTTCCAGAATCCCACCTACAATTAAATGGGTACCCATTGCTAGTGCTGATTGAAGTGCCAGAATGTTGATATAGGTTAACGGGAATGACTACAGCGCAGTCAAGTTCTTTACTGATTTTTTCAGCACCATCGATTTTAAAACTATCCCGACTATCATAATCGGGTAAGTTGATATTGTGCTTATCACCCAAATGGTTATGCCTACCAAAGAAAATCATTTCACTTAGGTTATACCAATTTCTAGGTGACTCGGAATCTGTATCGTTTACTATCTTAATTGTTTCGTTTCCTAATGTGAATTCAGTTATCATGTTGTTTGTTTTATTTGTTCAATACAAAGATACTAAATAAAAATAACCCTACCAAATAAAATTCACTATTCCTTATAATATTTTTCTAAGCTATACTCTTTAAGTTTAGCTCTGTTTTTAGCCAACACAACTTTAACGGACTCATTATCCATGCTCCAAACATTGGAACTTATTAATCCCTGTATTAGTTTTTCATCATTTTTTAACTCTAGGTATTTTTTCTTACGTAGTCTATACGCCCTCCAATCTTCAAAAGAATACAGCAACTCAAAAAAAAAGAATAGAATATTTAAAAATAATTTCTTAATCATAATTATTTAAGATTATAAAATTGTTCAAGTTGTTCTAACTCGTTTTCATCTTCACTTGTATCGTTATCCCTATTCTTATCATATTGAATAGAAGCGATTAAAGTACCCCTATGTAAGTTTACATGGAATTTACTTGCACTAGGTTTAAAGTTATATGTTTTCATAAGTCAAAGATACGAATTAAAGTCTTATAACCCAAATGTTTTAACATTTTTTATTTCCTTAAATTCAAATATGATTTTCTTAGGGAATAAAAAATTCTTAAAACTAATTTCCTCCCTAGTCATATTAACTGGATTACCTTTTGAATCAAAAGGGGAAACCTCATATAATTTATTATTGATATGAACCTCACCATCCGTAAAAAACCATGAGATATATGAGTAATTATAGTCCAGGCGTTCCAATTCACTCTTTAACAAGTGCGCACCAATACAACCTGATTTAGACCATGTTTGATAACCTCTGTTTATTATCCTATTGGTTAGTTTTGTTATTATAGTTTCCATAATTAACGTATTTATTATATAAATATACTGCTTTTTTATATAAAAAACAAAAAAAAGGCACTAAAAAGCACTTTTTTAACATATTTTACCCTAAAACCTAGATATTCCTATTTAAAATCTCGTAACCATCATCTTTGAATTTTGTTAACATACTCTATTTCCATGTTTGGAAATCCTTATGTTTCTTCAATTTTGACAATAAAAGGGGAAAGTTTACAGTATAATGTTTTTCATCCTTGGATAAACACCAACCTTTTGACTGATTTACGGTTACAAAGTTGTAATTTTCAACAATTTCAAGAATTTCGCTCTCGGTTTCTAAGTTTCCGTACTTCTTATGTACCTCGTTTGAGTTACTGGATAGGTCGTTAGGACCTCCCTGACCTCGATTGGACACATCGCAGATATATTCCCCATTATCCCATAACTCGCCACTAAAACAAGCCGTTTCTTCTGATAACGCTTCATTGAATTTAATCTTTCTTACTTCTAATATAACTGAATTGTTTATTTGTTCAATACTCCCGTTGGTCGGGCTTACCACAAAGATACAAAATAAAAACTAATCTACCAAATTAATGATAGATTAGTTTTATAATTTAAGCCTGTTGTGGAGAATTAACCCCATCGGCAAACAAACCACCAAATTTAAAATCAACACCACCTTTCGTAGAGAAAATATCGCTATCTTCATTACCATAGGTTAGGATAATATCAATATCCTTATGCTCGGTCAATTCTAGCTCGGCTATTGCTTCTGCAATTGTCATTGGTTCAATGTCACCGAATTCACTTATGAATATTTCTCGGTAATCATCATGCTCACTAAAGATAGTTACATTCTGCTTTCCGCAATATCTTGTGATAGTTCCCAATAACGGTTTATTGGGTTGGTTACTCGTTTTTAACTTGTCAATTAATTCTTGAACTGTCATGATATTATTGTTTTGTTTTAATGTTAATCAAAGATACAAAATAAAAACTAACCCACCAAATAAATGATGGGTTATTTTTTTAAAAGAATTTATCTCCAATGGATAAATTAAAAGTCTCCTCAAACCAATCCCATATATCGTATTTATGCGTGCCAACTACAAAATGTAAAAATTCTTCTTCTATGTGTTCATCTTCTTCTTCGTCACATGGAATATCTCCCAACTTAACCCAAAGTGCCTTGTAATCAATATCCATTAAATATGAATCCGTATTACATTCTGGACAACCCTTTAGAAAGTCACGCTCACTAGGTTCATCATTTAACCTTTGCACCGCACCACCAGTTTGCTCGGTTGCCGTTGGTGTCTCGTTTTCATCGTTGATGTCGAACTCAACCAAGATAAGGTCTTCTTCATCACCGTACCACCCACAATTATTACACTCACAAAAATTTTTCATAACGCTTGTTTTATTTGTTCCCTACAAAGATACTAAATAAAAATAACCCTACCAAATATTTGATAAGGTTATTTTATATTTATTTAACCACATAGTATTCACTTGACACACTCAAAAAATATTTCCAATCGTTTTCGGTAGAGTTTTCATCAGAATCAAACTCATATTGGCTAACTGGGTGAGTTCTATATTTTACAAAAAACTTACCATCAATATATTTTCTAATGGTAAAGGTTCGTTTACTTTTATTTGACGTTACCTTAATCGTTTCTCTTTGTTTTCTCATAATACATGCTCTATAACGGCAGTTACATTAGGAGCTTTTACGTTATTCGCCTAATGAAACAGTAACCTCGGTATCACTATACCACTCGTTTACATGAATTATCTCGGTATATATATCGGAATCTTCTGGAGCAAGTCCTGCGGTGTTAGCTTGCTCTAGAATGGCATCCGCAATGTTTTGCGCCATCTCGTTCTTATCTTCATCACTTGTGATTTTATCACTTGTGGTAATCGTAACCATAAATCTAGTTTCCTTATTCATTTTGTTTGTTTTATTTGTTCAATACAAAGATACGAATTAAAATCTAATCTACCAAACTATTTTTATAATATAATTCAAAACTTCTGTTCTTATAATCATCTGAATTATACCACTTATTTAAAGCACATTCCCATTTGAAGTCTTTAAATTTATTATAGTAGCTAGCATCACAACGTCTATTTTTTAAATAGAACTTATCCAAAATTTCCTGTTCATCAACACCCTCTAAAATAACCTCACTAATGTTGAATCTCTCATTACCAGAAAAATTATAGTGGTCTATTTTTCTAACATATTCCTGTACAATAGCTTACATAATATATTTGTTTATTTGTTGCTTAATCAAAGATACGATTAATAATCTTATAAACCTAATAATATTTAAACAAAAATAAATTAAAATATGTTTGGTAGAACCAAATAAAAGCCGTATCTTTACGGTGTACAAAGATACGGGCTGACCTAGCAAGTTAGAAGAGTAGACTCCGACCTACCTTATACTCAAATTAAAATAAAAAATAAAAATAGGGTGCGAATCACCACACCCTACTCTAATATAAAAAATAAAACAACCAAATTATGGAATATCTGGTATTTTTTAATAACTTCTAAGGTTGGTAGAAGTCAATTAATATTTCAAAAATCCCTAAATCAGGATTATATTCTATAAATTCTTCAATCGATAAATTTGTATTATCGTTCTTAGCTATATATGCATCCCATGCATCACATACCGTAATAAATCCACAATCGGAACTTACAGTTCCAATTATTTCTTCATCTAAATCGTGCAATTGTATTCCGCTCATATTCTTATATTTATTTGTTGCTTAATCAAAGATACGATTAATAATCGTATAAACCTAATTTAATTTCATTAAAATTAATCCTCTTGATATACAAAAGGTTGTATTGTAATTGAATCGGAAGCATCCTGTAATACGCTAACATCAATATTAACACCCTCGAAATTAAGTGTATTAAAATCTTCATCCATATAACACCACATACCATTTTTATTGTAAACCACAATATTAACTTGTGGGAAAAATGATTTTACATGTTGAAATGCTGTAACTACTTTTGACATAACATTTTTTTTTATTGCTTAATCAAAGATACAAATAAAAATCCTAACTACCAAAAGTAATTAGGATTTTTATTAATTAATTTTTATGCATTAACAACCTCGTTATTTTCTACATTAATAATAAAGTCGTTATTATCTAGGTTATCCTTATTAACCCCTTTTGTGCCCTTGCCAGTCATTAACTTATACTTTAGACCTACAATGACATTATCCTTATCTAAGAACCTTAAATCGCTTTCGTCACCGTTAACAACCTCATAGCCCATATAAGTTTTAGGTAAGTCGCTTTCGTTACGTACACCAAAAACCATAGCAACATTATGACCGTTTTTTAACATTGCCATACTTTTTTCATCGTTCGTTTCAGAACGGCTAAAAGTTAAATGCAAATTTTTAGGTAGGCCGGCATTATACCTTAAATAATTTTTGGTATAATCGTAAAATTGAATTTCAGGAAATAACTCAAAGATATTTTTACCATCTTTAATCTTAAATTTCTCAAATCTAATATCAGCCGTACCGTTTAAACGTACTGCAAACTTTTTATACCTTAATACATCACCGTTACGTTTTAGCGTTAAATCGCCTAATATGGCATCATGCTTTGCTTCTATTTTAGTTAGTTCATCTACCAACTGGTTAAGAAATTTTACCCTATCGGCTAAAAAATACTCGGTCTTATTAACTTTGCCCGCTTGAACTTTGTCGAACCTAGCAGCACCACTACTAAAGAGACAAGCAGCAGCACAACCCTTGCTCGCATGACTACATAAATTGATACCCTTACTATTTTGGGTAAAAGGAGACATATACATTATATAAGTGGTATATGAAAATTTTTCACCCTTAATGGTTTTGCTATTTTCAGTAGATAATAAATTGTTGGGAACTCGGTAATTTAAAGTTTTCATGTTGTTTGTTTTTTTGTTCAATACAAAGATACAATATATAATTGAATTGACCTAATAATATTAAATAAAATTTACTTAATTAAAATGAACCTATAAGAGTCTGTTTAACCTGACTACCATAGCACCAACTACCATTATCCAAAACCAGTATAACACTACGACCCCTTACATCAACCCATGGCACTTCTTCAACATCATCACCAGACTTGTTAACACAATTAATTTCAATACCTTTAACCACCACTAACTTAGGCGCATCACTACCAAAACAACCCCTCCAAGATACTACATCACCAACTTTTAAATTTACCATAATTTCTATTGTTTTATTTGTTCAATCAAAGATACAAATTAATATCTTATAAACCTAATTTCCCTTATGTGATTTTAAAAACATTATAGAATTTTCATAATTCTTAATCATTTTAAAATAAGCCTTAATTATAATATCATTATCTTTAGTAAGAACTTCTAACCTTACCTTATACAATTGATATTCCAATAATTTAATAGCTAACCATTTCATAATTATAATTCTTTTAATTCATAATCCCTAGTACCAAAACCATTTACAAATAACCATGCCCGTATTTCATTCTTAGCATCATCGCCAATAGATTTTTCTATATTAAAAAATAACTTAGGAATATCATTAACAATCTCATATACATCAATAAATATAATACCATTAAGTTCAGCCTTACCATTGCGAACCCGTGTTTGTTTATCAACCGTAAAATAAAGTCTACCTTTCATAACTCCTGTTTTAATCGTTCCCCACAAAGATACAAAACAATATCTTATAAACCTAATAAAAACATAACGAAAATAAAATAAAAATAATTGCAATTATGTTTGGTGGAACCAATTATTAATCGTACCTTTACAATGTGCAAGAGACACGGGCTGACCCAGCAAGTCAGAAGAGTAGACTCCACCGAACCCTATACCCAAATTTTAAATTAATAAAAAAATTTGCAAAGATAAGAAATAAATCCTACCCTCGCAAATCTTTTATGTTAAATCTTATACCGCCATCTCACTAGCCGCAAATTTGAAACTCTTATCATTAATGGTATAGTTACCACTTAACATAAGGCTCTCAACCCTCCCATTGTCACGCTTAGGGGCGTTTCTATCATGTGTTGACCATCTAGTAAACCCACTATGTAATCCCCATAGATTTTTGCCCTTATCAGATATTTGATGCCCTATATTACCATATATGGTGTCCAATACATTTTCAACCCTAGTAGGCAAATCTTGGTCTAACCTACTATACCCATAAACAGTCTTAACCGCCCTATGTATAGTCTTATCGTTAATATCGAACCTACTAAATTTATTGTAGGTGTCAACCAAATTTAAAGAGTTACGCAATTGACGTTCTATCAAAGTTGGTAATTCCCCTTTACGTACATTTAAACTAGCAGTATGTTTCAACTTACTCTGACCATCTTTGTAAAATTGATAAAATTGATTCATACAACTTACAGTCAAATCACCCACACCAACACTTAAACCAGTACTACCATCATTACTATCGACCAAGGTAATATAACGCTTAATTACATCACCGTTTACATCACCATCACCCTCTATCGATAATTGTAAAAATACCTTTCGACCACCATTAATACTACCACCCTTAACAACGTCCAAAGTATTTGAATACTTACTAGGTAAATTCCCAATACCCTCCAACATTAATTCCACAATTTCATCATTCTGCGAAACCGTATAACCCTTTTTAACACTATTGATAATCTCACCAGTCTTATCATTGTATAACATAAAATAAGGGGTCTTAACCTCCTCGATACATTCTACCATACCACCATTATCACCAATGGTCAAACCATTACGCAAAGCAACACTAGGTAACTTCTCAATCCTGAAATCTAAATCATACTTAATTAAAATTTCCCTCGCCAATACATCTAAATTCTTATCCATAATATAACAGTTTAATTATTGTTCATGGCAAAGATATAACTTAATATCTTATAAACCTAATATTTTAATTAAAAACTTTAAAATAATTTTATTTAAAAACTTTAACATATTATATTTTGTAGAACCAATTATTAATCGTACCTTTACAATGTACAAAGATACAGGCTGACCTAACAAGTTAGAAGAGTGGACTCCGACCTACCCTATATCGAAATGTTGTCCTTATTTAGATTTAATAAAAATAAGAAAATAAATCAAAAATATTTGGTAGATGGGAATAAAAACCATACCTTTGCAATGTATAAATGTCAAAGTGTGTTTGTGGTGGCAAGATTGCACCTAAAACGACTTAACCATATAGGTTGGGTTAACTATGCGTATAGAGGTATTATAACGTTCTCTTGCCATCTGAACACATAAAATAAATTTTAATATTAACCCATAAATAAAAATAATATGAAATAATTTGGAAATCTTAAATATTGTTCTTACCTTCGTAAGATATTACTTCCCATGTATAATGGAGTAAGTAAACAAATACATCCCATCCAAACGGAAGAGGGTGCAGATTTGTATATACCCATGTCAAAATGATTCTAAAAATCATAGGACGGTTGGGTGTATTGTCATGGAATATATCCACAGGACACCACCTAAAATTATACCCAGAAGTATACCGTACCATCTGCCTTTAGGCCATACATGGCAACAGGACATGGATGTACACAATTGTGTATACATGGAGGTGCCCAAAGGTGCCTTTAGGCCATGAATGGCCACAGGACATGAATGTACAATAAAATCTAGCATGTATTCTAAGCAAAAATAGGCTTAAAATGCACAGGGATAATATTATTTAAAATTTTAGCAAAATTTATCGGCTGTTTGAAAGCTACATGATATATTTCTGCCAGTAAATACCCTCGAATATGCACATAAAACCTCTTTCCGCAACTCCACGTCCTCATCGTTACCCCTAAATCCCACTATTTACCACTTTTTACCCCATTTTCACATTTTCATCAATATAGCGAGTACGTGCGAAGTAAGGGGCGTAAGGAACACTACAGTACCCAAATAGGTATATTAAAAGATAGTGCGTTACGTGTCCTTATTTCGCTATCTGGGTGTGCCTTTAGGCCATGAATGGCCTGTGGCCATGGATGTACACAATTGTGTACATAAAGGCACATAAATGTCCTATATCACATAAGGCTTTATAATTATTCTACTAGGTTTATTTCTTGTAGGTTATTATATGATTTTCTATAGCCGTTAGTAAAGGTTATTTCTATGGTAGTCCAATTTTCTGATTTAGGCCACCAGTCGTTTGCTGATGTTGATGGTTCTAAATCTCGTGAGTGATATTCTTCTTTAACTTCTTTAATTTCCAGTTCGACCATTACTTTTGCATCGGTCATAATTTTAACTAGTTTTCCTTTCAATAGATTTGTTAGGTTCATATCCTTATTTTTATATTATTGTTTAATGAGATATTGTGTTGCAAAGCATCCGCTAAAGTTTTCTAGGAAGACTACATCTTATTTCCTTTGGTAAAGATAATGAATATTTGTTTAATGTGCAAATATTATTTAGATTTATTTTCTAACTTCTTCAAGGTTTAACGTTTTATTTTAAAACCAATTGACCTTTAATTTTAGGATTTGCTATCTCGTAACTAACAAGAACAAATCCTTTTTGTCCGTTGTGTTCTACCTCAAAATAATTTTCGTTAAGAATTGCTCTCATGGTTGTATTGTTTAATGTTGCACCACCTTATCTTGCCAGTCATACCAATCATCATCGTCCGATGCGCCTAGGGCTATGGCTTTTTCGTAATTCGACATTTGCTCATTGGCTAGTTGTAATTGAATTGCACCTAGTCCTGTATTTGCATTGGCAAAATTATAAATTGCATTTTCCTTTACTCCCCCTACTGTTAAACCCATGTTTTAATTATTAGATTACAAAGATAGATTCACTATCTTTAATGTGCAAGTATTATTTCTTTGTTTTTAATGCTATGACCTCTATTTTTTCACACTTTTCACATGTTCTTGTTAGTAGCATGTTACCCGACCTACCTTTGTCGTCCATTTTTTCATCTTCAAAATGTCTGAATTTGAAGTCTGCCCAATAGTGTCCACAAAGATATTGTTTAATATTTCTTATATGTTGTTGTATTATTTTTAACATACCTAATATTTTTGCCAGTCATTATTATTTATATTATATTCACCCAACATCATACCTCGACCATTAGGGGAGTATGATTGTACCGTAATTTTATTTTCTGTAACCCGTTTTACCCTTCCCCTATATACCCCAAATGGAGTATCCATAAATACTTTATCGTTTACTTCTAAAGTTTGTACGACTGTTAGGTTTATTTTGGCTAGGATAAGGTTTCTTTTATATCTTTCATCCTTACTAAGATTAACGGCATTAATTATGTGTTGCGTATCCATCTTAATCGTTAATAGTTCTTCGTTTGTAAACATATTATTTTATTTTAATTGTTGTAATAGATGTGTATAGGGTTATTGCAGTTTCCCTTATGAGCCATAAAACCAGAATTTGTTGTTCCCATAGTAATATATTGGCAATTATCTATATAGATAATTTTATGGCGTGGTTGGGTTTCTTTCTCACTTACAATATCATAATCCTTTTTACAGCCCAGTACACCTAGTAGTACAAGGGCTAATAGGGTGAATATTGCGTGGGCGACATTAAATTTATTTCTTTTCATATTGATATTATTTGTTCATCATTGCTATTAGTATTAACAGAATGAGGAATATTAGGTTTACTATGTGTTTTTTATATTCTGTTTTCATCATCTTTTTTATTTTTCTTATTAATGATATTTCGTTCGTTAAAGAATATGAACAAGAGCATCGTTAATGTAAACCCCATATAAATCATACTGAAAACAACTTGCTTTTGTACGATTAGGACGTAGCTACCAAGACCTAGTGTAAGTGCTACCCTAAGTACGGTGTTTATAATATTTTGTTTATGCTCCTTATTCATTTTGTTTTATTTATATTGCAAATATACTCCAAATAAATTTAACTTGCAAATATTATTTTTGCAATTGTTTAATTTTATTTAATAAGTTCTTCTTTTTTAAGTTTGCAACTTTTCTTTTTTCAATAATATTTTTGGTTTTCCTCATACCCTCATTATATTTTAGGGTAAGGATTTCATCGGTATCATTAACGTTTAGGTCGAAGTAATACAATACATACCCTTTGTACCAAAAATTAACGGAATTATGGTCTTTGTAACCCACCGCATATATTCCGAACATACCAACTCTTCTTAAAAGAAATATTATTATTATTATGGCAACCATTCCTACCATTGATATTATTAATTGTTCCATTTTATTTCGTTATTAAACTATTAGTAACCCCTAAGGTTTTTAAAATCCTCATATATTTCGTCTGGCGTTTTATCTCCACACGGGTTTAGGATTTCCTCTAACGCTTTCTTTCCTTGCTCTCCATTACTTAATCTATCATACCAAATAGTTGCTTCCAATGAGCCTTCCACTTGTATGTCCTCTAGTTCTGAATCATGTATGACCGTATACGTTCTATTATCCCATTCAGTACCCTTTAGGCATAGTTTGTATGTCACACTACCCACTGGGTATATATCGTCCATTTCGGGGTCTTGGTGATGTGTTGAGGCTGTAAGTATATTTAAGGTCTTGCCCTTATATACGTACCTTGAAGAATCTTTAACTTTTGCCGTACCTTTCATTTTTATATTTTAAAAATTTTCCTCTGTTAATACCGTACTTTAAATATTGTATGTTAGATTCCCCACACGTTGTTAGTTTATTGTTCTTCCAATTAAATGATGAATCGTGCATAGCTTGTAGCTTTTTCCATAGCTTAGTACTAAACCCTCTATATTGTGGTTTAAACACCTCTTGTCCTAATTTTTTAATTAAAAAAGAAACGTCAAAACCAGTATTATACAGGTCATAGTTCATAACGTCTTGGTCAAGGCATCTACCAACAGCGCACATATTACCCTCTTCTGATTTATATACACATAGGGTCGTACCGACAAGTACACCTCGTCTTGATGGGTCTTCGGTGTAGTATTGAACTGTTTCGTCCAGTAAAGCTAATTGTTCATCTATTGTTCTTGACATAATCGATATGTTTTAGTTATCTTAGACAAAGATAGTGATAATATTTGGTCTGACCAAACATTATTCTTTAATATTCTTTAATATTTTTTTCTATTTTTGTTCTAAGTCTGTCCACATACTCCATTAACTTATCTTGTGGCATTTCTTCCATACCCATTTTAAGAATATCGTTTAATATTGTGTAGCTTCTGGGCAGATTAATAAAATCCAAGACTATTAAATTTTCTTTTAATCTGTTATAATGGGAGATAAATGTTTCTTCTAATAGGTGGAAAAAATCACCTTCAATTTCAAATTCTGGAATACCGAATAATTCTTCTAAGTACCAATTTATACCATCTTCATCGCATAACCTTACGTAGCATTTACCTTCGTACTCCATTACATGAGAATCTTGGGATGCTATAAATTTTACATTAGTTTTCATATTTTCGTATTTTTTGTTTACCAGTACCCTTACATAAGCCACATTTTGGACTTCCATCATCGTCATAATAACCACTACCATTACAAGCACCGCAAGGTTCTTCCTTAACACCCTTTACGTATTTGTTATAATGTTCCGTTCTTTTTAATTTTCTTTCGTGAAAGCTCATTATAAAGTTTTTTAAGTAGTTTTTATCGACTTGTATATTGTGATAATTGATTCCTTCAACACATTTTCACCAAAAAAGGATGTATCTTTTTTATTGTTAATGGTAAAGGGATACATATTTCCCGAAATAACCTCATTTATGGTGTCGGTTAAATCCATTATTTCTCCATTTGTCATTTCGTTATATTCGGAAGTGTAGGTTTTATCCCTATAGGTTAGTTCAACACAAACCGTATATATTATCGGGGTTATTTTGGTTTTATTTGACATAAAGTTATTATTTTAAATTATTGAATCTATAAATGTTTTTAATTTAATTCCATCACTTCTTGACTCAATCATGAATTTGGCACCTTTAATTTTTATATCCCTGATTTTTGTGTCGGTATTGCCCCATTCTTTTAATCGGTTATCGTCCGCTGTATTAGTAAATTCCTTTCTAAATTTATCGAATATTTTAATGTATTGTTCGTCCGTAAGATTAGTGTCCGATTTCCTATTTATTATGTCAAGACATTTTTCAATAATCACTTCCTCACGACCCGTAATATGGGTAGGTTTTTCAGTGCCAGTTAATTCAAAATATAATTCTTCTTTTGTCATGTTACCTGATTTATAGGATTATTCCAAATTTTTTGATAAATTAAGTTCGGTTTCCAACCTATTTACTAATTCTTCAAGTTCTTCTTCATTACCTAACCATTGGAAGGCAATATCGTAATATACGTTATTACTCCATTTGCGACTTGGATTTTTATTTTCGGAGCAAATTTGTAGCCTATCGATTAAGGAATAAAACTTATCGTTAGTTCCAGCTATGTTAGGTTTTTTTATATTTTCCATATTAAATAATTATTTAAGAAAATATAGCGAATATTTTATTAAAAAACTAATTTTTTATTTAATAATTTTTCATTACCGTACACATGTAAGTATTTTAGGGTATCTAAAGACCAGATTAGATTACTTTTTCTTTTATTACACGTTTGACATGATACCACCAAATTATCTTTATCCCTTGCGGCACCTCCCTTTGATTTCGGGTTGAAGTGGTCAGCGGTAGCCATCTTTTTAAGGTCTTTATTCGGGTGGTCACATTGATAGATTATTAGGTCTTCCTTGCCACAATACACACAAGTTAACTTATGGTGTTCGTCTAACATTTCCTGTAGAAACGTCATGTTGAATAAGGTTTGGGCAAGACCATCCATTCGTTTTTTTGATTTCGGTATAAAGTGAATGCCTATTGACTTGAAACCAGATAATAAACTATTTATTTCATCTTGTAATAATTCATCTTTAATTAAGAGATAATCACCATACGGGGTTGACCCGTATATTTGGTGTTGCTCTATTATATTAGCTGACTTATTTTTCGATGTTACAATTGTTTGACACATATTATTATTGTTTTTGTTCCTTACAAAGATACGTAAAATATTTTAGACCACCAAATATTATATATTAATAACTATACCCCCATTAATATAAGCAGGATTTATCACTATTAATGGTGATATTTTACCAAATTCGTATGATAGGGCTAGAGTAATTATCGGTAAGATACCATTATTGCGAATCCATGTAGGTAGATTATTTGTAAGTGGGTTTGTTACCCCGTGTTCTTTGTAATTACCATTTCTGGTAAAGTGCGCATCAAATAGATTATTATAGCCACTAATTATTCCCATATTCAAGGAAATGTCAAAATCACCTATACTTCTACCCACACCATATTGTGTTAAAATTGATAATTTATGATAACTATTCGCTAGTACTCCTACTTGAATATCGTTGAACCAAATTTTATTGGTTTTTCTATATATGCCCACAATACCATGTCCACCCTCTGTATTGTGATATGGTAAGTCTGGTGTCCTGTCAAAGTGATAGGTCTTTAGCGGAATATATAATTTAAATTCCGTTAACCTATCCTGTGATATTAGATTGATAGAGAAAATACAAAATAAAATTATTATAAATTGTTTCATAATTAATTGGATAAATATATGACCAAAGAGTTTATTATAATATGAAATGTGTTGTCCACTATAAATAATAACCACATTGAAAGGTAGATGGGTGTTTCCATTGGGTAGCCGAAATTCTTTAGGTTCTGAGTTCTATTTATAAATTGAATCCAATATCTAGCCAACCTATATCTATCTATGAAATAGTGCGTAATAAAGATTATTAACCAGTACCAATTTAGGTTGATTAATAAAAATGGTAACGAGTACACTAGGGCGTGTATTAGAGCCACATAACTCTTGGTGGTCTTTTTATTAGCCATCCAACTAGTTTGTAATAAATAGTCACCTACAAAGTGTAATAGCAACCCGATAAATAATTTTAATTCTATACTCATGATATTAAGGTTTTATTTACAACAAAGATACAATAAAAAATCCTAACTATCAAAGATAATTAGGATTTAATGAACAAACTAACAAACTAACAAACAAATTATATTAAGATTTTCTTTTTAAGCCAAGTTCAGCCGCTGAATAGTGGATATTGAACCACATGGATTCCATCAGGGATTCGCTTTGTGATGCATCGTCCAATACATCCATTGCTTCTTCTTCCGAGCAATCGTAATGACCCGTTACATCTTCTATTGACCACATATTACTTGCACATATACCAAGGTCTGTTAGAACCTCTTTGGCTTCTTTTTCCTGTGCATATTCGGAATCATTGATTTCTTCTAATGTATCGGCTATGTTGAACCTTTCATCACCAACGATAACAAACTCGTTAGACGAATACTCTTGAAGTTGTAATAATGCCAATTTTAAAAGTGCTTTTGAATTTTTCATAATTTAGGTTTTTAATGTTGTTATTATTTCTTTTGTCAAAGATACGTAACTTAATTCGTTATACCAAATATTATTTAAAGAAATATTTGAAATTTTCTCCACCATAAGCATCCTTGGTCAAATTAATCATTTCGCCAACACTATAATCTCGTTCCTCAATCTTAAATTCATTAACGAAATCCTTGACTCCGAACGAACATGCGCCAGTAATTATCCTGTAACATTCTATCGCATCACCAAATGACAATACGTTATCCAACGTTAACCCTTTGTAATCTTCCACACACTTATTACTTATCTTAAATAATAAATCAAGTTTAGCTTCTTTAATGGTTTCACCGTGCGCCCATCTATCCTCACCATCGGTAACTAAATAAAGTTTATTCTCATCGCTTAATTTCTTCACCTCATATACATTACCCCGTTTATGTAGCACTTCGGTGAACACCCCATCAACCTTTACGTATTTCCCATCTTGCCAAAATATTGCCTTTGGGGGTAGACTTTTTTGAATCGATGTAACCTTATCCAAATATAAGTGACCACCCACCGTAGGGTTAAATCCTTCTGGAATCATTGTAAGTGAGTTTAAGTCTAAACTACCCCCAACCGTAGGATTAAATCCTTCTGGAATATTTTTAAGTGACCTTAAGTATAAACTACCATCCACCATAGGATTAAACCCCCCTGGAATCGATTTTAGACTACTTAAATCTAAAGTACCACCAACGGTGGGATTGAATCCTTCTGGAATCGATGTAAGTTTATATAAATCTAAATCACCACCAACGGTGGGGTTGAATCCATCTGGAATAGAGATGAGATTTTCTAAAAATAAACCCCCACTAACGATTGGGTTAAATCCTTCTGGAATCGATGTTAGGTAACCTAAATATAAACTACCACCAACAATTGGGTTAAAGCTATCTGGAATCGCCGTGATATTATTTAAGAATAAATGATTTCTGACTTTAGGATTAAACCCATCTGGAATCGATGTGAGTAAATTTAAGAATAAATTATCGTTAATTATATCAATTCCTAAGAATTGATTTTCCGTTATATTTGCATATTGCATTAATTCTTCTTTAGTCATTTCAAGTATTTTTAAGTATTTTAACCAAGTGATTTTCTATAACCCATTACCCATCGTTCAAAATCTTGAACTTCATCGTGTGCTATTAAATATTCCCAAAGTCCAGATTCACTAATCAAAGCTTGTTTTCTACTGTCTTTTATCGCTTGTGACATAAAGTTTTTATTTTAAATTATTGTAGACCAACTGCCCTAAACCAATTCAATATTCTATTATTTTCGCTTAAAGGGTAACTCCAACGCCCCGTAATAAGAAAAATAAAAGGTAATGATAACAACATTAACATCATTAATACAAACGCAAATGGCATCGTTAATCTTAACCAAAAGGTTACTGGTGTTTTAATTTCAGAGAAAAATTCAACATTTAATTCTATAAACCTATTACAAAGTTCCTGACTATCTAATTTAGATAATTCTGGGAATGTTTTCTTAAAATTGGGTATATGGTTTAAATAACCATGTGACCAAGTTCTTTTTAATTTTCTATACAACATATTATTTAATATTTTTCCAATTCTTTTTCTTCAAATTCAATACTGGCACTTATTTTTTCATCAGTATCTACAATAAGGTAATTACCCCTAACTAGAACAACAAACTTGGTATTGGTCTTAATTACGTCATAGACCTCACCTTTTATAAACGCCAATTGACCGTGTAAGGTCAACTGGTTAATTTTTCCATTTAAGTTATTTAGTCGTATCATCCTGTAATAGTTTTTCTAAGGTTTCAAAATCTTCATCCCTACTTTTTTTATCCTCATAATATGTAAAGGATGCTATTGAGTTGGTGGCCTCTACAACCAATATAGAGTAACCGCTAACATGACTTTTTTTAACCTCAAAGTCATTTTCCTTAGCATCCTCAACTATATTTTTTATAGAACTATTATTAAATTTAGATTTTATCATAGTTTTAATTTTAAATTTAGTTTGCAATTACTATTAAATAGTGTAAGACATCGCAAACTAAATTTTAACAATGTCTTACAAATATACTGAAAATAATCGACTATTCCAAATCGTTTGTTAGGATTTTATCGATTCTATCGATTCTATCCATAATTTCATCAATCTTTAAAAACCACATATTTTCATAGTAACCTCCATCACTATCCATACCCTCTTGAAATTCCTTATTTTCGTAGCACCAACTTTTTAATTCTTTTAATTGGTCAAGATGAAATTTAATTGATTTTTCAGCACAAAGTTCAGCAAATATTTGAGTAGGTTGATTTTTATCTATTAGTTTTTTAAAGCTAACTATTAATTCTTCTTTTGTTTTCATATTATTTATTATTTGTGTAAATTTCCTTAACCAATGACATCAAAGATTCTTCGGTAATTATAACCTCATCAGGGTTTTCATAACAATCGTCCATTTCATGCGTCTGTGTATGAACCCTACCATCGGGTAAATTTGTTACCCTTGGCTCATCAAGTTCGATAAGACCGCAGTATTGTACACCGTAATTAATTTCCTGTGGGTCACTTGGTTTTGTCTTTGGTATGTCGTCAGCCCACGCATTCATATCGAATAATGGTTTACCATCATTACCTATAATCGTATCCCAACCCTCAAACTCAAAATTTCTGATTGTTTGTACGGGAATACCCTTACCTATAACTAATGCTAATTTTTCTTTTTCGTTGATAAAAACTTGTTTGATTCTTACTTCCATAATATTGTTATTTTTGTTCCCTACAAAGATACATAATTTATTTCATTATACCAAATATTATTGAAAGAAATGTTTAAATTGCTGACCACCATAGCTATCTTTGGTTAAATCAATCATTTCCTCAATCGTATAGTCCTTATGCTCGACCTTAAATTTCTTAACGAAATGCTTAACACCGAATGAACATGCACCAGTTATCACCCTGTAACACTCGATTGCTTCCTCAAAGGGAAACACGCTATCTAGCGATAAGTCCTCATAATCCTTTTTGTTTCTGTTACTTATCTTGTAGATTAAATCTTCTTTTGCATCGTTTAATGTATCACCATGCGCCCACTTACCCTGACCATCGGTGATAAGATAAAATTCTATAGGGTTGTTTAATCTCTTAACCCTATGGACATTACCCCTTTTCTTAACCACCTCAACGAATATTCCATCGACCGATATATATTTACCATCTTGCCAAAATAACGGTTGCCCGTTTAGTTTGGTGTGATTAATATATTTAAGATTTTCTAAATATAAATTACCACCAACAATTGGGTTAAAGCTATCTGGAATCGATGTAATCTTACATAAAATTAAACGACCACCAACGATTGGATTAAATCCTTCTGGAATCGATTTTAGACTACTTAAATCTAAAGTACCACCAACGGTGGGATTGAATCCTTTTGGAATCGATATTAGACTACTTAAATCTAAATCACCACCAACGGTGGGATTGAATCCTTCTGGAATCGATGTAAGTTTATATAAATCTAAATCACCACCAACGGTGGGGTTGAATCCATCTGGAATAGAGATGAGATTATTTAAAAATAAATTACGACCAACGTTCGGATTAAATCCTTCTGGAATCGATGTGAGATTATTTAAAAATAAACTACCACCAACAATTGGGTTAAAGCTATCTGGAATCGATGTGGGATTATTTAAAAATAAATCACCACCAACGGTGGGGTTGAATCCATCTGGAATAGAGATGAGATTATTTAAAAATAAATTACGACCAACGTTCGGATTAAATCCTTCTGGAATCGATGTAAGTTTATATAAATCTAAATCACCACCAACGGTGGGATTGAATCCTTCTGGAATCGATGTAAGTTTATATAAATCTAAATCACCACCAACGGTGGGGTTAAATCCTTCTGGAATTGATGTAAGCTTACTTAAATCTAAAGTAGAACCCACCGTAGGATTAACCCCCTTTGGAATCGATGTGAGTGAATCTAAATATAAACTACCCCCGACCGTGGGGTTAAAATCCTCTTGCATTGTTGTGACTGAATCTAAATATAAACTACCTCCAACCGTAGGGCTAAACCCCTTTGGAATCGATTTAAGCTTACTTAAATGTAAGCTTAGACCCACCGTGGGTTTGAACCCATCTGGAATTGATGTAAGCTTATTTAAATATAAAGTACCCCCGACTGTAAGGTTAAACCCTTCTTGCATTGATGTGATATTATCTAAGTATAAATCACGACCAACCTTAAGATTAAATCCTTCTGGAATCGATGTAAGTGAACTTAAATATAAATTACCCCCAACTGTGGGGTTAAACCCTTCTGGAATCGATGTAAGTGAATCTAAGTATAAATCACGACCGACTTTAAGGTTAAATCCCTCTGGAATCGATGTGAGATTATTTAAAAATAAATTCCCGATAATTGCATCAATACCTAAGAATTCATTTTCGGTTATATCTGCATATTCTAATAAATTTTCTTTAGTCATTTTAAATATTTTTATATTATCTACTCAAAGATAATTAGGGTTTAATGAACAAATTAACAAACAAAATTTTATATTTCTACTCTCATTACATCACGTAGCTTACTGGCATAACCATAATTTTCATTGCTTATAGCAACCTCCAATAGATAAGCTATTAATTTTTTAGGGTATTTTTCATTAACCACTTCACGGTTATATATCATTTTAACCACAATGGCTTCATACGATTCTACACCATTTTTAACGTCCTCTAATATTTTATCTAATTCCCCATCGGCATTATCGACTATATCGTATATTAAATCACTAAAAATATAACAATCTAAATCACCGTTTAACCTAACGGACATATCGAACGCTTCATAACTACCACCAACTGGGTCGAATTGTTTTATACATTCACCATTTTTTATGTTATAAGTACCCACATTATAACCCAAATCTTCATCGGCATATTGAACTTCAATTTCCACCTCTGGAAATTTAACACTAGCCTTTATAAATAACATGAACGGGGTAGACCAAGCAGTTATAAATTCATATTTTCCATTCTCCACCATAACACATTCAGATGCATTCCACTTAACACCCCAATTTAAAATACACCAATCATACCAATTATCAGCCCCAAATCTAACAATAAGGTCTTTACTCATTTTTTTGGTAATACCTCTGGACATAAAAGGGTTCTTGGGGTTATCCAATGATTCTTGTTCATCATATTTCTTTTGTGATATAATGGTGGTCGGTGCCGATGTACCCTTTAGTTCATCGGGTAATTCAATTATCTTATTAAAGTCGATAACCCTTTCCTCACTTTGGATGGATTCAACCACTTCTTTAATTTTTTCGTCAGAACCTTTTAAGGTTAAAATATTCGTAATGTAATTTGGCATAATATTTACTTTAATATGTTTATACAAAGATACAAAAAGTTATTCTAATTGTCTAATCTTTTTCCTTAAATTTTTTATCTAATTTATTCTTGACTTCTTCCCAAGTGTAAAACCACTTCATCTTACCCTGTGCTATACCCACCAATAGCTTGAATAACTCTTCTCCGTGCATTACATCGTGCTTATCACTATGTATGAACTTGCCATCCACTATTTCATCAATACCCACTTTAAAGTCCTTAAAATAGCTATAGTACGTATATTTGAAAGGAATCTCTAGGTAAAATCTTAACCTCCATAATTTACCCAATGGTTTTAGGTCTTGATATCTTACACCTTTATTATCACTTAAATAGTTATTTTTAAATAATAACTTCTTATCGTCTAGCTTTGGGGTGTAATCACTATTTAATTTCACCCATATTTTACTTTTACCATCGGTATAGAAATTTGATATTAAATCTTTTGGAATGTACGTCATATTAAGTTCGGGGTCAGTAGATGCTATAACCTTACCTAAATTTTTAACAGTACCTAATGTACTATTAGCGAACGATACATCGAATTTATCCTCTATTAAATGAATACTAGATGATTCGCCATTAACGATATAGTCACCGATTTTTACGGCACGTTTTATAACAATATACAAATCATGTCTATCCACGGTATGATTTTGTATTCGATTTGTTCTTATTCTAACTATTCTAGCTTTTTTATACATTTTTTATTTTTAGATTGTACCAAGATAGCTATGTGGTAATGAACCATACTCCTCTACATAGCCTTTGGCTCTATCTTCGGACGTACCCTCGGAAATATATTGTTTAATAACTTCTACTTTAAACCCGTCCAACATTTGTTTTGCAACTTTATGGCTTGTCTCGTTTCTAGCATCGGTTGTGTATTCCTCACTAGCAACCCTCTCTATCAACTTAAATATTAATCTTAGACCAGATTGTTGTAATGTTCTATGTTCACGGCAGAAAGCATCTATGAACTCCGTATGGTTATCTTGGTTATAACCGTTTACAAAGTTTGTTAATTCGTTGGCTAATTCTTTCCCAGTTAATTTTGACATGATGTTTATATTTAATATTAGTTTAGCAAATATAGTTAAATTAATCTAAGATACCAAATTTAATTCAAGAAAAATGGTGCGTACTCGTAATTTAAGATTATTTTATTCTCATGGATTTCCATGACTCTGTTGACCACCGAGATATTATGTTCGACAACCTCTATTGTATCATTACATTTTTCAATCATAGAGTAAATACCCTTTACCATTGAATCATCTTTGATAAACCTTTGTAGGCTCAATAATCTTTCCAACTCTATTGATATTGCGATTAACTCACTATAATTATCAATTTGTTTAATAACTTTAAATTCAAGACGTAGCATAATTTATATATTTTATTTGTTCATAGCAAAGATACAACCAGTGAACTACCCACCCACGCCAGAGGCGATGGGATGGGCTTCGGGTTTCATAGAGTGTGCGTTATTACTAACGTCTAATTTCCTCTCCACCTTTGTAATCGCCAGTTCCTGACGATATATTTTTAATCCTTCATTTAAAATGTTCTTTGCAGCGTTTAAATCACGGTCTAATTTATGACCATTCTTGCAAGTCCATTCTCTAATTGAAAGATTTAAGTCTTGGTTTATCCAACCACATTCACAACACGTTTTCGATGATGGATACCAGCGATTGATTTTAACGACTTCTTTGTCATTCCAATCTGCTTTGTATTCAAGTAACCGAACAAATGTTCCCCAACTTGCATCTGATATGTGTTTGGCAAGTTTATGGTTCTTTACCATACCTTTAACATCCAAATCTTCTAATGCGATTATATCATAATCAGATACTAATTGGTGAGATACTTTATGCAAGTTATCCATTCGTGAATTGGTTATCTTCTCGTGAATAAGTGCAGTTTTTCGTCTTTGTTTTTCAAACGAACCACTACCTTTTGTTTTACGAGAAAGATGTTTTTGTGCTTTCGCTAACTTTCTTTCATATTGCTTCGTGTATTTATTATTCTTAAATTTTATTCCATCTGATGTAATTGCAAAATCCTTTAAACCCAAATCAATTCCGCAAACTTTGCCAGTTTTTTCTTTTGGAATATATTGTTCCTCTGAAAGAATACTTACAAAGTATTTTCCAGTTGGAGTTTTGGAAAACGTGCATTTACCAATTTCACCTTTTACTTCACGATGAACATTTATTTTAATCCCTTCCTTAAATTTTGGTATGTAAAGTGTTTTATTTTCCAGTTTTGCAAATTGTGGAACAGTAAAAGTATTTTTCTTTTTTCTTGACTTAAATCTCGGAAACTTCGCTGTACCACGAAAGAAGTTCACATAGGCAGTATCCAAACATCTTAAAGAGAACTGTAATGATTGACTATTCACTTCTTTAAGCCAAATAGTTTCTTCTTTTTTCTTTAATCCAGTTAAAGTTGCCGCTTGTTTGTAATAATTATCAGACTTCTTATCTACTTGATATTGTTCTTTACGCTCATTTAAAAAGTGATTATAGACGAAACGGATACAACCGAAATGCTTATCCAATAGCGTTTTCTGCTCTTGGTTAGGCTGTAATTCAAATTGATATGTCCGAAATATTGTTTTCACTCTATTATTAAATAGTCTAGTATTTTGTAAATATATTTTAAGTCAATGGTAATTTAACTACATTTGTCGCTTACATCCCATCCACGCAAAAGCGATGAATGGGTTTTACGCTCCGTTTTATAAAATTCACCCTGAAAGCTTACATAAATACTTACACCCTTATAATCTTTTACTAAACTCATATCTATTATTTTTAATTAGTACAATACAAATATAGTGATTTATTTCCGAATAAAAAAACATTTTAATAATATTTTTTTAAACCGAATATTTGTTGTAATTTTGCAATAATGAAAAGGGCCACCCGAATTGAGTGACCCTAATTAATATAAATGTAAATATATGGTAAATTTATGCTAAACCAACAATACCCCTGATAGTCGCTGCGTCCTTGTCATCGAATTGGTATAAGCCACCTTCCGAGTTCTTATCTTGGTGGACTTTTTTACCGAATAATGACCTGTTCACGCCAGCCTCGTCATCTTCAATACCCATTGACTTCATTACACCTACGTGCGATGGAGCTGTCGGGTTCTTGTCTTTATTCAAGGCGTTCTGAATATCACTATAATCCTTCTTAGTGGTAGATTCAACTTTCTTATCACCCCTGGCGTTACCCTTTGAGTTTGGGTCAGGCTTAGATTCAGGCTTCTCCCTAAGTAGGGATTCTCTGACCATTTGTTTAATTTTATTTTTATCCATTGTAGTTAACTTTAATTATAAATATGCGAGATTACCTTAAAATCACACTTACATGTACACAAATGTGTACACTGACACACATAAATGCTGGATGAATGTATCACACTATTCATCCAGCATTTCTATTACTATTTTTTTGGTTGACTCATCCATATTTGCTTCCCACCATTTACCCTATAAATTTAGGGTTAACCCAGTCTTTTCATATACGGAATATTTAATATCCACTAACTTGTTCTCAAATTTAACTATCTCTGGTTTAAACCAGCTATCCCATATTTCATCGATAACATCATCTTCCATAACGAATATTGTCTTGATATCAACAAATATATGTTGTAAATACTCGTCATCACCACTTATCTTATTGCGTAGTTTGTAACTGGTGTAGGTATCCAAACTTAATTGATACGAGAACATTAAATAATTTTTAATTACTTCTTCCATCTTTGTTAATTATTAACATGTACACAAATGCGTACATAATCACACATTATATCTTATGTCGTTAACACCTATATAACTCATCACCAGTATTCTTTGGTGGGGTTTCTCTAACAGCTTTCGCCTCTTCTGCCAATATTTTTAATTGCTCCCCTATTGGTTTTGAACCAAAATCAAGCTCATCCATTTCTAATTGTTCCTCATCCTTTTCTTTGAAATTATGAATGTCATTCATTAGGCCCTGTACCTCTTCATCTTCTGAATAAGATGGGTCTATCTCATGTAAAAATACTAAAGCCAGATGGTTTTTAACCATCTGGGTTTGTTTAGCGTTAAGTTCTTTAGGTTCACCAAGTTCAAAAAATCCATTAATCCAAAATCCCTACTAGTCATAATTTTTTATTTTTATTTAATTTTTATATTTCCACTGATATCCACCAGCAGTTTTGCTTCTATTTGTTAAACAATTACTAATATTAGTAATCCTAACCCCAGTCTTATTGTACGCACATGTTAAACTATCATATTCACATAATAATTTACCGCATTTAGTAAATTGTAATACACTTTTTTCGCTATGCTTTGTTTTCTCATGTTTACTAACTTTAATATCTTCATAAGCCCACATAAAACCATTTGAAGTTGTATTAGATTTTTTACACGCCCTAGTAATATTACTATGGTTAAGGCCCAATTCATTAGCAGCGTCAACCGCTGAGGCCCATTTTTTAATAAAATTACCATTTAAATCATATTGTAACACACATTTTTTAATTGAGTCAAAATACTTCCTAACACCCTTTTTTCGATTAGCATTACCTTTTGGTGTGTGTTTAACTGAAACACCAAGCCTAGATTTTCTATTATTGACTCTATGCTCGTCTGTCCAAGGTTTACCCAATCTACCATATGTTGCACAACCTTCACCCCCATCTAATGTGTTGGTTAGATTATAAATTTTACGATATTCTTTAATCCAATAACGCTCACGCTCTTGCCAGTTATCCTCGGTACATTCTTCAATCTTTTCTATTAAGGGTCTAAGCCCCCGTTTGACTAAAGATTGTACCCAACACGCTGTATGGTACTTATTATTTTTACTCCTTGTAATATGCGCTTGTAATCTACGAGCTATATTTGTTGTTTTACCTACATAACGTATTTCATTAGTTATAGGGTCAATTAATTTATATATGTATATTTTCTTCATGCCAATATGCAAAATCTCTACTAGTCATTTTTTTATTTTTAAAAAGTTAATTCATTAAAATCATATCCATTAGCCGTTTCATTTAGCTTTAAAAGGGTTGCATCTTTAATTTGCCTAACCCTCTCACGGCTTAGGTTGAATATATCACCAATCTCCAATAGGTTCATTCTATAGTGATAACCGATACCATAATACATTCTTAACATGGTAGCACTATTCTTATCCAATGTACCTAATAGTTGGTCCAACCTCTTGTAACTTTCACCATTGGTGAGGTTAAAATCATTATCCTCGAACTCGGATGATTCCATAAGTTCTACCATAGTAGAACCATCTTCATTTATAGGGGTGTCGATTGATTGTGCGTGTCCATTGGAGACCTCGATTAGTGTAATGAGTTCCTTATCGGTTATACTATTACTACCATCAGTGCCCAATACATCGTACATGGATATAGGTCTGGATAACGTCTGTTCCATTTCAGATACGACTTTCCTAAGACTATTCAGGTCGTTCAACTTATTGTTCGGAACCCTAACTTGTCTTTCGTTGATATAAAGATATTTTAATATATCCTTTCTTATATACCACACGGCATAAGTGATGAATTTAGTACCCTGTGAAGGGTCGAATTTAGTTGCGGCTTCCATTAGACCGATGTTACCCTCGTTGACTAAATCTTCAAGCGTTACGTTGGGTTTAATGTACTGTTTGGCAACACTGATAACAAACCTTAGGTTGCGCATAACTAATTCATCCTGGGCATCCAAATCACCGTTTATGGCCCTATGTGCACACTCGGCTTCAACCTCAGGTGATTCGAATAGGTCAATATTGGATACATCCCTTAAATACTTCTTAAAGGATTCGGTTTCTCTAGTTGTAATCACTTCACTTATTTTAAGTCCTCTCATATTCTTTTGGGTTTATCTTAATAGGTTAAAAATTTTCTCTGCTTGTGTTTTTGAATCGATGTATTCATGAATCCAACCGTTTAATTCCCTTAAACCTTTGCTGGTCATTTTGTCCAGCTCAACTCTAAGTTTATCAAAATCATCACACTTAAACTCAACAACTTTTTGGTCATTCTTCATATACGCATTAGGCTGAATGTGTTGTCTAATGATAGATTCAGCGTGAGTAGTCAATAAATATATTATTTGTTTATTGGAATCATTTATTTCTTTAAGTAATTCGATTTGCGTTTTTAGACTCCTAATTTCTATATCTGTCATATTACACTATTGTTTTACGGTTAATTTCCATGGTTAAATCTTTCTCCCTTAATGAATTTCGTTTATCATAAAGTTTTTTACCCTTACCTAACCCAAGTTTGACCTTAATAAGACCAGTCCTGGTTAGATTAATTGATAATGGCACAAGGGTTAAGCCGTCTTGCGCTATTAGTTTACCTATCTTGATGATTTCGGATTTGTTCAATAATAGTTTCCTATCCCTAGATGGTTCGTGCGACCAGGCGTTTATCAACTTAACTGGAACATGCATACCCTTTAGGAATATTTCGTTGTTTTTAATATAACAGAACGAATCCTTTATGGTGGCCATATTCCCCTTAATGGGTTTTATTTCCGAACCTATAAGTTTAATACCCGACACATACTCTTGAAGTATGTCGTATTCAAAATAAGCTATTTTATTTTTTGTTAGTGTTTTCATACTGCAAAGATATAAATTTTATATTGTTTCGCCAAATATATTAACTTAAAAATTCATCATTCTTTCCGACACCTTTATGATTTCTTCATTATACCAGTTTTCATAAAATCGATTAATTATTTTCTTGTTAATCCATTTAATATCCATTTTATAAAAAACATTGGTGATGTCATCCAAAGACATTACTTTACCAGATTTATCCCTAATGAGCCAATCCCTAGGACCTAACGAAATAGTTAATTCAGTATTAAAATACCGTTTAATATCGCTAACCGTTGAGTCAAAGCTTATTTTTATAGTATAGAACTCATGATAATACCAATCATTTATGTGTTTATTGATTAAATCATCTTCATCAATACCAAAAATTAATTGTATTTCATTTAAAAATTCCTTTATGTAGGTGGATGATTTATACTGGTCCGAAACTATTACCACAGAATCTTCACTTATGGTTTCACCCATTAGTCTAACTTCGGATAACCTTAAATGGTAATAAGTCTTAATATAATCATCTAAAACAATATTATCAAATGTTTTCATTTATTTCTTTTAATAACTCCCTTATTTGTATGCATCTTTCAAAATCATTAATCGATGAAAAATATTCCAATGATAAATTTAAAGCATCATTCCAATATTTTGGTGCCATGTTGATTCTAATAGTAGAGTCATTGTTGGTCACTGAGAACTCCATCACAACCCTATCATGGTCACCACTGATTATAGAATCGATAATAGTATTAACCACAAGAGTATGTACTAGTAATCGTTCATTTACCAAAAATTCGGAAACCTCTTCCATGGTTTCAAATGTCTTCTTCATCGTGATTTGGATTAAATATTATATCCCAATTTTTATTATATATCTCACTTAATGTTTCTGATAATTTTTCATCTTTTGAAATCAGATTGTATAAATCCTCAAACATTAGGTAACCAAATTTTAACTCATTTAAATTACCACGACAATACATACCATTTGGGTCCTGTTGGCAAGCTAATGGTGAACAACACCCAGTCTCGCCACAACTTGTACACATTGGACAGTATACACTTTCATTGTCATCTTTATTTGTGGCTAATGTCCACACCCTTAATGCCGCCTCAAATTCGTTAAATTCAGATGTGGAAGGTCCTCTTGGGTCGTCTATATTGTAAAAATCTTCAAATAATGGTTTTTTAATTTCAGACATAATTTTTAATTTATTTCGGATAATATGTCATTACATTTTGCAACGACATAAAAAGGAATCATTATTAATATTTTAAGAATGGCTATCAACCAAAAAAATGGTAACAATAGAATAAGTAATATAAACGGATAATCTTTTATATTTTCGGGCATAAAGTTTATTTTTTAACTAATATACCTGGGTTTGTTTTTAAACCTAGAGCTGAATGTAGTTTTTCACTTACATCTTTAATACAAGTATTTGATGGTAGCTCTAGAAAATATAAATAGGTAGCATGTCCATCGGATATTGTGGCCTCGAAATTAACCTTTGGTTTAAGGGTTTCAATTTTATCTTCAAGAAATTGAGCATATCTAATCATTTCATTTGCAAACTTTAGAGTTTGAAATTCATCATTGAAATCGTAATCTTTTTTACTTGGCTTATTCATAACTTTATTTATTTATATTATTCTTCTCTTTCGTAATTACAAATTTTACACGTTTCCTCATATTGAGTGTAGCCACCATCATGGGTTTCAACTTCATCTGTATAGTGATTTACATACGTTGAAATATCGGATACCCAGTAACTAGAATCCTCGAACGCTGATTCACCATTTTCATCAATATGGTCACATGAAGCTTCATGTCCTTTTAACTCATTATTTAATTTGTATATCTTTTGTTTAAGTTTAGAAATCTTAGCTTCCTTTAATCTAATCAACTCCAAATACCTATCTATTTTAAAGTAATACTCTTTTTTATCCGTCATGTTATTTTAATCCTTTTGATTTTTTAACTTTTTTATTGGTTTCTTCCAACATTGGACCCATATGTTTAACCAAGCGATTTGGAAATCGACTGCAAAGTAATAACTACTTGATTTGATTTGTGTATTGATTTTTAAGGTTATCCCAAAATCAAGCCAATCCCAGAAGACTGATGGTTTGATAAAATTATAGAGTTTGTATTCCATATTACAATAGCATTTATTTTTTGTTTTGCCACAACATGGCATATTTGGGCAATATTCATTCTCACATTTAGTACTTGTACTAACTCCATTACATAAGGTGCAATGGTAATATTTTTCACTCATTATAGGAAAGGTCTTTAACCGTTAATGGGGGATGCTCCTAAGAACATCCCCCTGATTAACTTTAAAATGTGATTACTTTACTTCAAGTCTAACTCTTCTAGACAAATCAACATTCTTACCATCGGTGGTATCAACCTCACCAACGTAGTCTAATACTATTTGGCTAAGACTAACTCCATTACTTAAAAGCTTTGCAACTACTGCTTCTGCTCTGTCCTCTGACAACGTTAAGTTGTAATCAACACTTGCTGGAGGTGAAGCATAACCAGTTACATATACTCTGGTATCTTCGGTTAAAGCATCCGTGATTTTTTGAATTGCCTTACCAGCCTTAGAATTTAACTTTGGCATGTATTCACCCATGAGGGTTTCCTTCCATAACTTTGAATCTACTTCTACACTCTTTTTAAACTCTATAGAGGAAAAATCACCAGCGACATGAAAACCTAATGCACGCCATGATTTTATTTTATATTTTTTGGCCATTTCATCTTGGGCACCAAAGGCTAAATCAAGCTTTTCAACCACTTCCTTGAATTTTAGACCAGTTTTACTATCTTTTTTTGTTATAAAATACATATTATATTTTTTTAAGTTATTTTAAAAATGGACTTGTAAATCCACGCAAATCCTTACCACACTCAGGACAAAAGTTATTTAAAAATTCTTTTACCCTTTCCACATGCACATAGTCATGACATTCAGCTTCTAACTTTTCCATTTCGTTAACTATCTCCACTATGTTTGTGGTGTCGATGTCATACTGCCAATCCTTATACTCTTCATCCGCATCTTTACTAGTTGCGTTTAAGTATATTTCCAATTTTTTTAATCTACTGAGCATTTAATTATTTCTGTAGTGTTTATTGTAGTAGTCTTCCCCGACTTGTTTTTTTAAATATTCTTCACCAGACATACCATATAATTCATAATCACTAATTCTCTTACCCCGATACATTGAGATACCCAAAATGATAAAGACTAATAGGATAGTAAATGTGGTTATGAACATTGTGAAACTCACGTTAATTTATATAATTTTGAATAAATAATTTATACTTTTCGATATCGTTATCGACTTGACCAAATAAGTTTTTACATTTATCCCTATATTTTTCCTGATTACTTTTTAAGTGTAATTCTTGTGTCATGTATCTAGGGTATGTTACCCGATTTAACTTATAATACATAATTGATGCCCACCTATCGGCAAATATTTCTTCTTCGATTATTCCTTGGAAAAAGTGTTCAAAGTCTGGTCTTGACATTTTATCAAGTATGTTATCTTCACCAAGCTTTTTCATTCTAACGTAATGACCAATTTCATGTAAGATTATATACATCCTGATTTCATCGGTCAACCTATAGTCGGATTCCAATTTATCAATATCAATATATATTCCGAAGATTGTTGCTAATCCGAGACCAAAACTTAGCTTGTTTGATTTAACGCTTATGTTTTTTTCTCGGATTATATCCAACACCCCCCTGAAATTATAATTTGTATCGGCATCTTTCTCTAAGAGATAGTTCTTAAAATTTTTCATATTAAATTATTTTAATAGTTTCACCGATAACATGGTTAATCTGAAATGATTTAATAAAACCATTCCCGACCATACTTTCGAAATATTGCTTAAAGGTAACAATATGTTCTATCCTATCCTCGAACATGTTTACATGGTCGATAGGTTTGTTCTTACTCAACACATCGGCAATCTGCTCTATCTTGTTGGTAAGGGTGTCGCCACCGTAGTTGTATCTATATTCATCAAACACTAATTTATGTTTTTCTAATATAGCTTCAACCTCCTTATGTAATTTAGTCCGTCTACCAGTAAGCATGATATTGTGAGAGTTTGGTTTTGAGGACAAACTCTTGTATTCTTCAATAACCGCTTCGATTACTGGTTGTTCGAATACTTCACAATCAAGAGATTCTGGTTTACTCCACCATCCAATATGAGGCCATTTCTTACCAGTTTTTTCAAGCCAGATGGCTTTACCAGTCTCTGGGATTTGTGTGTCTACCAAGGTAGAATCAAAATCAAAAATATTTAAAACTTTTGCACTCATATTATTATTGTTTTTTAATTAGAACGGTAAATCATCATCTTCGTAAGACCCATCAGTTGAATCCGACATAGCTGGCATTTTAGGTGTTACGTTCGCTTGTGCGGTCTGACCAGCAGCTGCGTTTTGTCCAACTTGGATTCTCCAACCTTGAAGGGAGTTAAAATATTTAACCTCACCTTGTGGGTTGGTCCATTCTCTACCTCTGATGTTGATGTGGACGATTACATCCTGGCCAACTTGGAAATTATTCAATTCTTCAACCTTATCCTGGATGAATTCGATTTGAATTGATTGTGGATATTGTTCCGCTGTTACAATAACCAACTCCCTTTTTCTAAAATTGTTAGTCCCAATCGTTTGGGTGTCTCCAATTAACTTAATTTTTCCTTGTACTTCCATTTAATTTAAATTTTAATTATTTATTATTTAGGCAAATATATTACTTTTTTATTTAAGAATCAACTTCTGATATAATTTTAACAACTACTATTTGCATTGCATCGGAATCCTTTGACCATAGTTTATCCCAAATTTTACCTAGGAACCCCTTTTCGGAAACAATGATTACGTATTGATTCATTTCGGTTTGTTGTTCTTTGGATATTTTACCATGCCTGACCATTTCTTTTAAGAAAACTTCCTTAAACTGGTTTGCTGATTCCGTTAGTGCTCTAGCACCCATTGTATATGCTACCATATTTCATTCTTTTATTTTAACAAAGATAGTAATAATCTAACACATATGCAAGTTAAAATACCGATAAAATAATATTTTATTTTAATCTTCGTGATTTTATCTCTTTCTACACTAATTAAACTACCATAAATCCGTTTGGTTGCACTACCCAATAAATTCTTTGTAATTGGGCCGTGAGCATTAATGACCTGTTTGAGTGCACCACTTATACCGTTGGTGTATATTCTTTTGGTTTTCTTTAATTTCTCAATAGTCTTTAAGTTTACGGTTTCGTACTTATTAACAATGTTGACCATATTATTGATAGTGGGTTCGGGCTTATTCAATTCAAGTTCGATTGCATCTTTAAGTTTCTCTTCCCTACTTTTATATCTCATGTGATAAATTTATTAATAAAAAACCCCATAATTTAATTATGGGGTTTTTAGTTGTTATTTAAAATTTAGTCGAAGGTGGTATAACAAACCTTACCATATTTATCCCTAGAGAACGTAATGTGTTGTGCTTTACCGTCCTTATGAATCAATACATGTGATTGTGCCCATGAACTTGGTCCCTCATTGTATCCAACCCTTAACTTAGTTGTAGTTCCAACCGCTATTGCACCATCTTTTCTCCCAGGTGAGTTTCCAGTTAAAGATACAGTACCATCTTTTGCTGATTGTACCCAAAAACATTGATTATCAACAGATACACAATAAACTTTAGTCTTTGTGGTTTGATATGAATTAAAACCCCACCCATTAAACCTAGAATCATGATTCATTTTCTTACTATTTCTAATAAAATTCCTATCACTAGACCAAGTAATTATATTTAATGTTTTATGATTATCATTTTCATGTTCTCTTTTATTTATTCTATGAGAATACCCTAATCTATTTAAGGCTGATGATACAACATTTGCTTCAACTTTATTTGTTGTAGAATATTGGTTACCATTATTACCAGTATCATATGTACCATCCCAATACTTAAGTTCATCAACTAAGACTTCTAATGATTTATTATCCCATTCCAATATTTCAACTGAAATATTTTTAACCGATTTTAAATTATATTTATATTCCATTAAAGTTTTATACAAGTCACCTCTAGTTGATATATAACCATCAAAATGTTCTTCAATGTCAGTGTATGTAACTAATTCAGAACCAAATAATTCTTTTAGTCGTTCTATTTTCCTGGCTTTTTTTAAATTAAACCTAATTCTATAACCATTTTGTGAACCATCGGCAGCGATAGAAACTATTTGTCTTATATGTTTTTCTGGAATACTTTTTCCGTAAATTTCTTCTGGTAATGCAGATATAGGTAATTCCGAAGACGACCTAGTACATATTGCCTGACTAGCTGGTATATAATCACCCCCATTCATCATTAACATATGTTTATCAGTAAAGGTTTGTTCAAAACCATTACCCTTTATTTGTAACATAACCCCATCATAATCAGTTTCAATAAATTCATTAACTCTATTCCAGACATTTCTGTTAGTATTTGGGTCATAACTTAATATTTCATCACCAACACTAATAGCTCTTATTTCTTTCCAACCACTATTTTTGGTTTGTACCTTATATTCGGCTGGTAAGCAGTGATAATGTCCTACTATAATCTTGGTATTTAACTTCCTAAACTGCACTAGGGAGCCTCTGGAGCCGTTGGCTCCTGAATCCCCATGTTGCCCAAGTTCCCAATCTAAAACCCTATAGCTATCACTCCTATCAAGTGTAATGAACTTTGGAAATTTCCTATTGATTAGTTCTGGAATAACACCCATTACTTTTTCTGGTGTTTCACCGTGTTGTTTCAATAGTATTGCGCTATATTCCATATAAAGCGGTGAGTTCTTATAGGTCGGTTGTTTCTTCCAGTCACCGTTTTTCAGCCATCTATCCAAGAAATCGTCATGATTACTTCTAACTATGACCACATTCTCAAATTTATTGAATGGTTTAAGTCCGACCATTAATTCATCAATCTCCTTACCTAGGTCGTTGGTGTTGTTTATTTCTTTACCGTATTGGATAAACGGGTCTTTCATTGCGTGATGTGAAATACTATAACCATCGAACACATCATGTAATACCACATGTTTAGGTGTTAACCTTTTCATAAGTTTAAAGGTTTTCTTCAATACCTTAGGGTCATGATGCCCATAGTGTAAATCGCCCAATATACAAGCCTCTACTTCGGTTATCTTCTTAATTCTTGATTCACCCACCCATTCAAAAGGTTCGGCACCACAATTTGCCTTTACCCACATAGGTTTGTCCAATGGGTCATCGAATACGATTGGTTGTCTTTTACCCTTGAACTTTACATTATAGTAAAGGTCGGTGAAATCACCATCATCATCAGCGGTAACTTGTCTTAAATGGAATGTTTTATCATCCTGTATTTCTACAACGACAAAACCTAACATGTGGTGGAACTCACCTTTTTTACCAGCTTTTGAATCGGTATAATTACCTTGGGTACAGGCACCAGTGGACAACATCATCTTTGGTTTATTTGACTCCAATACTGAAATCATTTCCATTTGCACCTTTGGGTGTCCGAATACGCATGAGTTTATACCAGACATACCTTGTAACCCAGTTAATGGGTTTACAGCCGTTGGTTGTATCTTAACATCAGACATAATGGATACAAACTCGTGTACGTCATGTCTAGCGGCATCCAAGTATTCCTTTATGGAAGGATGCCAAAAATCCTGACCCTTATCTACGAATACGGACGTAGGGTTTCTATATCTACCAGCGATTACATGAAAGTCTGCATTAATTTCAGCCGCATACGCTAACATGTTTTTAATAAAACGTTCTTCGACTGGTGTGTTGTTCTGTGCCCAGGTAATAATAAATCTAGTTACATTTCTATTATATTGTCTACCCTTGGCTTTGATTAGTTCTGGTGATTCAATTTCATTTTTTTCGGAAAGTTTTAACTTTTCCGATACCCATTTCCTGATGGTTCTTTCACTTACACCAAACTTTTTGCCGAGATTGAAAGCTCTGGTTTCCCATGGGTCACCACTTTTATCATGATAGACACTTTTTATTAAATCAATGTCACCTTCGGTTAATGTTTTAAACTTTTTTTTGTTCTTCATTCTTTAATTTTTATATTTAGGGTTAAAGCCCCATCGTTATATTGGACCAGTTAAGTAGTTTTTAATAATATTTCCTTAACTTTCTTTTTAGCTTTAAAAAGTGTAGCTTTTGAGGTCCCTGGGTTCAACCCAAGTTCTTTGGTTATTTCATTGTGTGAATAACCGTCTAACACAAACATGTTAAATATAGTTTTATATTTTGGACTTAATAAGTGAATCGCATTAAATATTTCACTTAAGGTATATTGACTTTCCAAATCATATTCGGAATCATCTGATTCAAATTTAGATAAGTCCGTATTCTCCGAATACTTAATCTTCAAGGCCCTTGTTTGGTCAACACAATAATGAATGCATAAACCTTTGACCCAAGCACCTAGTTCGGCAACCGTATCACCTATAAATAAATCTATTTTATCGAATATTTTTATAAAGCATTCCTGAATATAATCTTTACCAGTAGCTTCGTTCGGTACATATCTCATACACGTATTAAATACGGTTGAATACATCATATTATATAATTCATCCTGTGCCTTACTATCCTTAATAAGACATAATTCTATTGTTTTTCTAAACGCCATTATTTTCCAACTTTTAATAATTCAATACTAATACTTTTACTAATCCCCTTTATAGCTTTGGCTATTTGGTCAGCTATACTGACCTCTGTTACAATTTCATCTATATCGATATATAAGTCACCTAAAACGAATCCCTCGCCTATCGGTAACGAATCGGTACAGTAGAATTTTTCCAAACCAGAATTAAATAACCTCTCCAACGCTGAACCACTTAACACACCGTGAGTTATAATTGCACTAACACTCTTTGCCCCCATTTCCAATAAATGGTCGGCAGCTTTGACCAAAGTACCGCATGTGTCGGCCATATCATCGATAATCATAACGTCCTTATCGGTAACATCACCTATCAGGACCATCCTGTCAATTTCATTTGCCCTGATTCTAGTCTTATCTATCATAACCATTGGTAGGTCATAATCATATAAGCTGGCAACCCTATCTCTAAACCCCTTAACCCTTTTGGTGGCCCCAGCATCTGGACTACATAGAATTAAGTTATGGTTTGTTGCTTCATGATAATCCGCTATGATTTCATCGAACATATATTTACCCTCCATGTGTATAACTGGAATATTGAAAAAGCCTTGTGTTTGGTTGGCATGTAAGTCAAATAGGATAACCGATGTTGCCCCTCTATTTTCTAACATCTCGGCAATTATTTTACCACCTATGGCCCCTCTTGGTTGGTTCCTTTTGTCACTTCTCCCATATGGGTAGTAGGTGATTATTGGTATGATTTCCTTGGCACCAGCCCTTTTTGCGGCATCTATCGCTAGGTTCAACATCATAATCTTATCTGAATCGTTAGGTGATGTGACTATGTAAATAGTTCTACCTCTAATCGATGTCAGATAGTCAGCCGACATTTCCATATCTGAAAATATTTCCGTATTGATTTCACCCTCTACAAATGCAACTTCTTCTTTCCTTAATTCGGAGAATAATTTACTTTTTAAAGTTTTTCTTTTTTCTAAAAAAAATATGATTGGTTCCATGTGGTTTATTTTTTAATTAGTTTCCACTCCCTAATGTGGAACTTGGTTTTATACTCACCAAGTTCGAATGTTTGTGCATTTAAAATAATTTCGATTGCTAACGGTAATTCGATAAGTAATTTATCCATCTCCGTTTTTTGTTCCTCGGTCCAATCAAATGGGTCACCCTCGAACGGGTCGAAGTCTTCTGGTTGCCCATATAATATAACCCCCATATCCTCATGGTGATTAAGTCCACCAAATGGGGTTCCCCCAAATGTTGATATTGTAGTAAAATCCTCTATATCGGCCCAAGTTAGGTGTTTAACCAATTTTAAATGTTCTTCTTTTAATTCAAATTTTATAATGCTCATATTATTGTTTTATTGTTACAAATATAGTATATTATATATTATGATTCAACCTATTTATAAATTTCTTTTATTATTTCTATTGGTAAACCCCATTTTTTCATTAATCTATGTGGATGTTCATTTTTACATACTTCCGTAAAATTATGATATTTAGATTTATTTAAGTGTTTTATATAATCATCTATATTTTTAAATTTATTTTTAGTTCTTAAATCATTTAAAATTTTATAATCTATATTTTCAAATAATTTATATTTTTTTATTCTTTTAAATAATTCAAAATTTAATTTTTTAATATCGCTCATTTTTTTATTTTCAACAAATTTTAACTCATCAGCGGTTAATAAATTTGGGAATTTTAATTTAATTTTATATTTTAATATTTGTTCCTGAGTGATATTCTTATTTGTAATTAAATTAATTGTAGTTAGTTGTTTTTATAATTTTATTGTTCATAGTTATTATTTTAATTATTACTTATTATTTTAACAAAAGTACTCAAATAATAAGTAATAATCAAGTTTTCAGACATATTTATATAGAAAGAAAATATGGAGAATAACCATAAACCATTTATAGTTAATACATTAAGGAATTTAAAATCAAATAGTTTTGGTAGCACATCTTCTATAAATTATATTAATAAGGTAGTTAGCTCGATTAATATATTAAAAGAGGATATTAACTATGACGATGATACTGAATATGAGTATGATTGGGGTAATATTGAATCCGATGTTAAGAATTCTACTAGAGGTATCAAGACCTTGGAGAACGCAAAGGAATATTTCAATATGTTACATGGTAAGGTCAAGAACTTACCAAAGTTAGCTAGAAAAAGAGTGTTCAATATAGCATTGCTTAGTTTAACAGGTCTTATGTTGAGTAATTTAAGTAAGACCAAAGAAGAGGTAATCGATGAACTACCAGAAGATGTTGTCGTAGACATTATGTCTGCCGATGTTGCCGCAGCTAAATTACTTAAGGCTGCAACGGTTAAAAAAGAATTCCCAAAGGTTAGGGATGTCAGTAGTTCTTTTATTGAATTTTTAAAGTATGAGGAAGGTTCCCCTATTAAAAAGGGTCAACCTATATTGACCGCCTATGATTTAGGTGACGGACACGTAACTATTGGTTACGGTCATGCTGAATCCAAGAGTTACACCAAGATGATTCCTGGTGAGACAAAGATAAGTTATGCTAGAGCCGAAAAGCTTTTGAAAAAGGATGTTGAGTGGGCCAGTAACTCTCTAAATAGAATTTTAGAGGATTGGGGTGAAGAAGGAATTAAAGTTAACGTAACTCAGGGAATGTATGATTCAATGGTATCGTTAATATACAATATGGGTATCGGTAACTTTAAAAAAAGCAAGGTTTTAAGATTGGTAAAAGCTAACAAACTTAAAAGAGCTAAGAAATTAATTAAAAATACCCATATTACATATCCAGGTCATGTTACACGTAGGAGCAAGGAGGCCGAAATGTTCGACTTACCTTAATTTCATTTATTATAACTCCTTAACTGGTCCAACATTATCTGATGTTGCTTAATTAAGCGTTTTCTAATAGTTTCAATAACCTCTATTTGATTGTGGTTATTCAGATTGAATATTCTATCGGCTATTTCCTCACCCATAATAATATGGTCAGGTTTTGTCATTTCGTCTATTGTTGTTGAAATCTTATTTTTTAATAAGTTCATATTTTTTATTTTTGAGGTTAGTTATTATTGTTTATTATCCAAAAAGTGTTATCCAAATTGATGTGTCTGCTTGACCTATAATACCTACAATAGCACTTAAGATAGGGTTACCGAAGTATAGAAATAGACCGAATAGTGACCAGGATATAAGAAATGGTAGTCTAGACTCATACAAGCCCTCATATATTTCATCGTCCCACGTTATTAATACGGCAGATATAACTATCAACCCTAACATAAAGCCAGCTAATGATTCGTAAAATTCTGGGAATCCACTAAATAGAAAGTAACCATATATCCCAAAGAAATAATCCAATAGGGTAAATATGCAAATTACTATTACACCCTTTAGGTCCTTAATTCTTACATCTTTATGTGTTGGGAATACGTATGCAAATACCACAAATATGGGTACTAATATATATGTTATGGCACCGAAGGCTATCATGGCAAGGTTTCCAACCATGTATGAACCTATTTCTTTGTCTAACGACCACTTGAACGAATCATAACTACCATCACTATTTTGAATGGTTTTTGTCCAATTATTACCCGAATTACTCTTTTTATTATCTATCATAATTTATGTTATTTAATTATTATGATACAAATATACGAATAATATTTAGTTTATTATAATATTTTTGAATAAAGTTCGTCAAATACTTCTTTTACTCCTTTTGTTGCGGTCTTTTTTATGTATTTAATACCAGTACCCAACTGAGGACCTTCCTCGAAATAATCAACTGGGTCTGGGTCTATGTAGTAAACTTTAGTGTTTGGTCCCACCATATCCATCATACCAACAGTGTAATGTATTTGGAATGATGTTCCCACCATAATTAAATAATCCGCTTTTGATAGTGCCCTAGTAGACTCTTCCATATTAAATGGATACTCACCAAAAAATACGGTATGTGGCCTTAACTGTGACCCCTTGATACATTTATCACCTAAATTTAATGAACCCCTACAATCATAATATAATTCTGGGTCTAAGGTACTTCTACACTTCATTAATTCACCGTGTAGATGTAGTATGTTCTTGCAACCAGCCTTTTCCAATAAATCGGATACGTTTTGGGTAACATGGGTGACATCAAAATGCGTATCAAGTTCGGCCAATAATTTATGTGCCGAATTGGGTTTGGTCTTATGTAGGGCTTCCCTAAGCATGTTATGAAAATCTAATACCTTACTCTTATCTTTTTTCCAACCCTCAGTGGTCGCAACTTCATCTATCTTGTAATTATACCAAAGTCCGTTGTCGGTATCCCTGAACGTATCTACGCCAGATTCTTTATCTAATCCAGCACCGCTGAATACTACTATTTTTTTTCTGCTCATAATATTTTTATTTATAACGTTATGTTGAAATGATTAATTAGGTCCAACCATTCGGTTTCTGGGTTAAAACCAGCCTTATCATCCATTAACACATTCATGTATGGTTTTTTATCGTAGCACCCATAACTACCGATTTTAGTTTCTACTTCTGGGTTTTCATTTATATAATTAAAAGTAATCCCATGTTTCTTGAAAAATTCAACATATTGCAATATTTCTTCTGGGTGCGAACACGTATACATGATAAGCACTATAGAAGTGTTTAGGGTTAAATGTTGCAAAACCTCTTTTGCATACGGATAAAATTCCGTTGGGATATCACCGACTTTATAGTTCGGCTTTATTACCGTACTATGTAAATCTATGAAATAATAAACTCTGTCCCAACCTCGTTCGGACATAATCTTCTCTGAATTTTTTACGGCATCTATTATCATAATTTATTCTTTAACTGTTTTTAATATCTCTAAAAGTTGGTAGTTCTAAATCTTTTTCACTCACCACTATTAGTTCACTTGGAATTTTCCAATCAATATCTAAATCTTTATCGTTGAATATAATTCCAGACTCGGATTCCTTATTGTAATAGTTGTCACATTTATACGTGAATATAGAACCCATTTCCAACGATATGAATCCATGGGCAAACCCCTTAGGTACGAATACTTGTTTTCTATTCGATTCGGTAAGGTGTACCGAAACATGTTCCCCATAAGTGGGTGAACCAACCCTAATATCTACAACGACATCTAGAACCGAACCCTTGACAACACTGACCAATTTGGCCTGGGCATGTTCCCCAGTTTGGAAATGTAATCCACGTAATACATACATATTAGATACCGATAGGTTGTCTTGGACATATGTTACATTAAGTTCTGAGTGGTCCTTATAAAAAAATTTATTATATGTTTCCATAAACGAACCTCTTTCATCATTATATCTATCTAACTGTATAATATAACAACCCTTTAATTTAGTTTCTCTTACCCACATATTTTTTTGTTTTATCTGCATATTAATTTCTTTAAATATAGGCCGTAACCACTCTTAATCAATGGTTCTGCCAATAACTCTAACTCACTTTTATTTATATATCCCATATTGAACGCCATTTCCTCTATACAACCTATTTTTAAACCTTGTCGTTCTTCAATGACCTCAACAAATTGACTTGCTTGATTCAGCGATTTAAACGTGCCAGTGTCCAACCAAGCTGTACCCCTATCCAAAATACTTACCTTTAACTTACCGAATCTTAAGTATTCCTTATTAATGTCGGTTATCTCATATTCACCCCTAGGGCTGGGTTTTATGTTTTCAGCAATCCAAACTACATTATTATCATAAAAATATATACCAGGAACCGCATAACTTGATTTCGGGTTTTCTGGTTTTTCCTCAATAGATATGGCTTCCCCATCATTATTAAATTCGACCACCCCATATCTTTCTGGGTCATGTACATGGTAACCATATACAACACCACCATTTGGGTCATAATTAGACTGTAAGAGCGTATCTAAACCAGTACCATAGAAGATGTTATCCCCAAGTATTAAAGCTACAGAATCGCCTCCAATGAACTCTTTACCGATTATAAAGGCTTGTGCCAAACCATTTGGTTCTATTTGTGCGGCATATTTAAAACTACACCCCAATTTACTACCATCACCCAATAGATTCTCGAATAATGGTAAATCATGTGGGGTCGATATAATAAGGATTTCATTGATACCCGAACTCATTAATGTTGATAACGGATAATAAATCATCGGCTTATCGTAAATCGGCATCAGTTGTTTACTAATGCTAAGTGTCAATGGATATAATCTAGTTCCTGAACCGCCAGCTAATATAATTCCTTTCATATTACTATTTTATTTATTCTTCCTCGTCTTCATCTTTAAAATCAACTGGGTAATATAACTCATATAAAGAATTTTCAGTCTTAAACTTTACATAACCTGGTGATTCTTCAATTACCTCGGTAACCATTGTTGTTTGCCAAGTGTAAAAATGATTAAATGGACTCATTATTAGACATCTACCTACCGAAATTTTTTCAAATTTATTCTTAAATGTTCCATCCTCGTTATATTCAAGCCAAAGAACATCTGGGGATGCCTTTATGAACCTAGTAGAATCTGATTTGAGTAAACGACATTTAATGTTCATGTGGTCGCACTCATTGCACACGCCAAAACCCTCTTTGAAGGCATCCATTTTCTCCCTATGTTTTGTAACCTTTTCACATTGGTCACAATATATTAATTTACCCATTGTTCCTAACCCTTTCTAAATTTTTCAACGTTATGATTTCCTTTACCCTTTCATATGATATTGGGGTGAAGTTATGTGAATCAACACCCACATCAAATTGGTTGGGTGATAATACTAAATCTTGAAATTCATCGGACACTTCCTGGTCCATAACTCGTATATCTAAACGTTCATATATTCCACCACGAAATTCATCGATATTATAACTTTTTTTAAGGACTGTCTTTTCGTGATTACCTTTAATCAAAACCTTATGTCCATTTAATTTTTTTAATATTTTTAAACAATCCTGTTCTTTACCTAAAGCAAAATCACCCAGACAAAAAATTAGGTCTTCGTCTTTTACAACGCTGTTCCAGTTTTCAATTATTTTTTTATCCATTTCACCTATATCACTAAATGGTCTTTTACAATATTTAATAATATTTGCATGCATGAAGTGACAATCTGAGGTGAAATAAACCCCCTATTAGGTAAACTTTTAAAATTAAATGGGAAAGTGTCTTTTTCCTTATATTCCATATTTATTTTTTAATTAATTTTAAAATTTCTGACCATTCTTTTTTCTTAAATTCTGGATTTAAATATAAAATAGAATTCCATAAGTTTTCATTTTTCTCTCGCAAATAACCTATTCCACGATTACAAATATCACATAATAACCCCCTAACCTCACCAGTTTCATGGTCATGGTCAACAACTAATTTACTTTCAAGGTTACATATTAAACATTTATTATCCTGTTCTAATATCATTTTATTTTTACCATCAATATCAAGATTATAATAACGTTTTAAATTGCATTCTTGCATTTGTATTCTGTGACATTCTTTACATTGTCGTCTAAAACCAAATTTATTTTTATTTGAAATATGAAAATTATTTTCGTTCATATCTTTTAAAAAATCACATTTAGTGCATCGTAATTGTTTTGGGGAATAATTAATTTTACTTTTATTTTTTCGACAACTTTTACAATCACCCCTATAACCATCTGGTCTATCTTTAGCTTTATGAAATTCAACCACTGATTTAATTTCATCACAGTAAATACATCTTTTTTCTTTCATACGTTTCTTTAATAATAAATATAATTAAAATGTATTTTATTCCAAAAATATGTATTTGATTCCAAATTAACTATTTTAATACACTCTTCTAGATTTGGATTATTAATTTAATATTCCATTTTATTTTTTGGGTATTAAGTTTGTAAATAATTCTCTTTCTTTTGTTATCCAGATTGCTGGGTTAATGGCCCACCTACTTCTTAGAGCTTCCGTATTTTCTTTTTGGAATTCATTATTTGTTGCCGCAATCTTATATATCTCCTTTGTAATCATCCTACCCCTTTTAAAACCATCGGGTTGGTCGTTCCAGTTAACGCCTTTGGTCATACATAAATCTTGCATACCACTTGTGTTAACACCATTAAGTTCTTTATGGCTAAATAGGGATTGTGCGGTCATACTAATTGAATTTCTAACACAATCTTGTTGTGTCCATATAAAATAGTTTTCAACCTCAACAGCTTCTGATATTGTGAATACCCTACTATCAAAAATAGCTAATTTATCGGTTATGTTATGGGTTCTCATATAATCGTTAAAATATGTACTGGCCATTGATGCTGTAACACTAACAATTTTCTGTATAGCACCATCAAAAAATGCGGATGTACCAATTTTTTCAAAATCCGTTAACAATATACTGATTTCATCTGATTGCGTATACCCCAATCTTGCACCTTGGATATTGGCACATAGCATTGAGGTCGTGTAATCCATGGCATCCATTAACCTGGTATCATACGGTATTTCAAATCCCTTGGTGAAGGTATGAAAAGCTTTACCGTCCATTCTTATAATAGAATAGGTACGTCTAGGTAAGTAACTTTTTGACCTAGATTCGTACATTTTCATTCTATCACCTAATTCATCTTTCATATTGTTTTATTTAAAATTTTAAAACTTTCATAATACAAGTTATCGATATCCTGTATTCATCACTTAAGTTGGGTGATGAAAAGTGCATGCAATTTTTATCGTGCACAAGTATTTGACCCTTTTTCATTGGAACCATTGTAAAATCCTTATTCTGATAAACATCGGAATATAGGGAAACGCCCTTTTTACCTGTTCTAACCCTAACGTTGGTCCCAATCGCCTTATGTTCGACCAGACCACCTAAATGACTTCCAGGTACATAGAACATACAGGAATTTATTAAATCAACATCCTGTAATGGAATCCAAAATGTAAAAACATCTTCATCCGTTTCAAAGTATGCGTTATCCTGATGTGCGGAGGTCATTTTATAGTTTGGGGGTTTACAGAAATATTGGTTATTCAATATTTCATATTCTTCCGCACCTATTAAATTGGCCAATAATGGATTTAGATGTTTAAAATTTAAATTCTGGATTTGTTTTATATCCCCTAATTTGGTCCTAAACACATTGTTATTATCTACACTACTACCTATGCTTTCAAGATTGGTGGAAAACTTATTTATTAAATTTAGCACCTTACTTGAATCTATAACTTGGAAACCATCCTTACCTAGATTTTCACTACCGTTTACTTTATTGAATTTAAACACGTTTCTTTTCTTTTTTTAGATTAGCCTTTACTTCAACACCAGAGAATACATAGCTTGGTGAGTAATCACCATAATTAGATTCAGCTTTAACATTAAATCTAACATCTTCAACCGTGTAACCACTGTCTGTTAAGAATTTAATAATTATTTTTTGAACACTGTTCGGGTCCAGATTTATAGTTGTTTCAGTTTTTATATCCATAATTTATTGCACGTTTTTTAATAATATACACTTCTTGTGATTGTAAAGATAAGTAATTTCATTTGCATTTGCAAGGAAATGAGATAATTCTTCACACCAAATATCTAAAATTAGGTACTGACCTAACTTAAATTTAAACCCACCATAGTTATTTATAGTATAGTTTGAGTCCGTTAAATGCATCAACGATACAATCGTATTATGGTATAATCCCCTATCAGGTACTATAATATCATAATCACTTATTAACCCATCATTTACTATTTGATTTACGGACCCACCCACCAACCAACCTTCACTTGAAAGTAAAATTGATTTTATTCTATTGTTTAACTTTGAATATACTACACTTTTCATGATTAGTAGTTATTAGAATCCTTATTAGGTGCGTAAACACTTAATAATCTTAATCTTTCATCCAATATTGCCTCACTAGCTGGGTAGTAATTATCACCTCTATTTAAACACTTGGGCATGTTAGCCATTTGCTCCTTAATTCTACGTCTAATTTGTATAAAATCATCATCCTGACCAGGACCAAAAGGTTTATTAAGATTAGTACCATCAAAATAAAGAACCATGGCATCTTCACCCATTTCATTTTCAAAGACAATCGTAGTCTTTTTGGATAAAGCTTCTGGTGAACGTAATACCTTGAATGGACCTGGTAATGTAGTTTTACCTAGTGTCTCGGAAAACTTAACTACACCTATATTAGCAAAACCCATTGCAGCCAGAGCATACTTTGCGGATAGATTATCTCTCTTTAGACCATTTCTACCGCCACCACCTTGACCGAATAGACCCCAAGCGAAGGGTGCATAACCTTTTTCAATCATAGCCATCATAATATCCCACATATTTTTATGTGTCATACCATCACCCTCTATGAACCTTAAGGTGGTCCCAAAATACCATGTTTTCCCATCAATTATTTCAGTGGTACAAAGGTTGTTTTTAATGGCCAACTCAATAGTCCATAATACTTGTTCAAGCGCATCACCAGAATTACCACAAACCATAGTAGACCTATTACGTTTAACCATAATCTTACCAGATGGTACTTGGACACAATACACCTTTCCCACATAATTTATATTATTCTTTTTAATTGATTGACCACCGATTAAATTATTTCTAGTTATGTGTAATGTCCAAACATTATTAAATTTATCACTTCTAGTATCCTCATATTCTGAAATCAAACAACCATACCCACAAGATAATACAATTAATTCAACAATATACACTATTTCTTTATTAGTTGTGTCAAATTTAATTTTATTTTCGTTTCTAACACAAGAGTCCCAATTACTTAATTCATCGATAAATTGTTTACACCAAGTTAATGATAAAGACGTTAAATCTACCCATTCAAAATTTTTAGTTACGTTTATACTTATATCTAACCATATATAAATGGTGTAATTATTTGGTCGTTTAGGTTCAATTTTTTCAGAATATTCAAATCCACCATTTTCGCAAATTTCTATAAGTTTATCTCTTTTTCTTTTTTTAGTGAAATTAAACCTATATACTTTTTTACCGCTAATTAACCCTTCATTCACTCTTTCATGTTTTGATGTAAATGACCCATCAGCTTGAAATGCAATTAAAAATCTTTCAAAATTAGTTAATCTTTTATTGGTTTCCTTAACTTTTGCACTTCTAACCATATATTTACCATGATAACCAATATTTCCAACTTCTTTAGCGTATTGTGATAAAAATTTATTATTTTTCTTATAAATCATTTTATGTTCTGGAGTCACTAATAAATCCACTTTTCCTTTATTCCCACTAAAATGACACATTTCTCCATTATAATCATAAATTTGTTTTTTTAATGGTTGAATAAATTCATAGGAACCATCATCTAAAACTTGTGCAACTAATGTTTCATCTGTTAAATCCTTAAATAAAACCCATCCATCATTACTTAAAATAAGTGTATCATCAGAATAACAATCTGGTCTGCCAACAACTATCTTATCGTTCTTAAGAGTTTCACTTAACTTTGCAAGCGGTAATAACATTTGTTCGACCGCAACGAAATAGTCGTTACAATCGGCAACCATCGAAATAAAAGAACCATCCGTACATGAGTTATAAATAGCCTCATAACAATCATTCTCAAATTCATAACCTTGGACATTTCTATGTGCTAATGCATTAACTGAATTACCGACTGGTTGCTCGCTAGCATTTTTCCAGGCTTGGTAGGCTCCAGAGCACGTATCGGTTCCAGGGAATGTATATAGTTGGGCCATACTCAACACTTCGGATTCCTCGGCTGTAATGCCAGCTCTATCACCGAAATCGGTTAACATAATAGATGCTAGGAATATTGCTTTTTCTTCTTCAATATTTGGATATACCATTCGAACCATTGATTTTAGTTTAAGCATCCAATGTTCGTTCTGGGTTATTTTTTCGGATACGGCCCAAGTTTGAAGTAATTTGGATTCAAACCAAGCAGCAAGAACCCCCATACCATCGATATCGCACACGATTTGCATATTGGGTTCGTTAGGATAACAAACGGAACCTTCTGGTAACGCCTTTATCTTGATTGGTGGTCTACCGTTGAATTCGTCAACAACTCTTCGCCATATTTCTTCTGGGAATTCATATTCGGATAGACCACGAGGTCCAACTTTAAATGTTTTTAAGAATTCCTTGGCCTCATCAATTTCTTCATGGGTAATTGGTTCGAAGAATAATTTTTCAAGTATAATCTGTAACCCACCGAATATAATTCTATTATCATCGGCAGTGTAAATTGTTGGGTCAATCGTTATTAATTGTTTTCTAAAAACATTATAATATGTAGATTTTTGCTTAACTAAATCACTCTCGAATTTATTAGACCCCACCGTATAGGCATCGGCCATTAACAATCTGGGCGTTTTATGAATTTTATTCTTGGGTAATATTAACTCTTTTTCCATACTCTTATATTTAAAATTTATACTATGCTTCACTACCTTCCGCAATTAACTTTGACCTTAATATTTTAATATCAAGAGTAGTATCGGTAATCTTTTTTATTAACTCTTGCATAAGTTCAACATGTTCTTCCATAATCCTATACTTGATTTGGCTTTCGGTCGCAAATTCAGTTATACTTACCCACTTAAGTTCGGCTATATCATCGGATGCTTTTGCCAATCCCCAACTACGTGGTGCAATGAACAAGGTTGTCATAATACCAGATTCTTCTTTTCTATAACGCCAATCGTCAATTTGTTTGGAGGTAACATATGTTAATGGCCCCATTTCGAAATTACCACCAGTTTCTTCCATGAATTCACGTCTAGCAGCAGTTTCGTATGAGGAATCATTTCTATCAACGAACCCACCAATAAACCTTAAATTTTTCTCACTTGCTTTCCTGGCCAATAACAATTCGGCATCTTCATTATATACCACTATATCAACTGTGGGATATGTAACCGCCCTTTGCGCATAGTTTGCGTGTATGACACCAGCTCTAAAATCTCTTGACTCACGTATTTCTTTTGAAATCTCATTCCTAATCTGCGTACCACTAACTGGTCCATTGGAGATTAGTTCCGTAGTTGCGTGTCTGCCGTGGTAATGTGGTATAAAAGAATCCCTACTACCATATAACAATGCGGAAGCTTCACCAAACACCATATTAATCTGTGAATCCAAACTGTTACTCCAAGTAATGTCGCATCTATTATCCTTTTGTGGTAATACTATGGCATTGGGAACATATTCTTGAATCATCGCTTTTCTAGTTGCAAAATCAAGTGGATTTATCTTAGTGTTTGGAGTATTGGATACCCCAAGGAAAATCAATATTTTTCTATGGTGTTTAGCAACCATATCAATTAACCCTTTATGGGCATCATGTAATTCATCAACTTGGAAACGGGCCACAAGTACACCGCAAGTGTAATCCTGAGGGTCAATTATTGTTCTTATATTCATAGTATATTTATTTAATGCAAATGTAGTGAATTTATTTAACATCTGCAAATAAAAAAAGGGTAATTTTATTTACCCTTTAGTTTATCCCTTAATTTTTGAAGTTCTGGGTTATCCCCTAAACTATGTGTTGCACCTATTTTCTTTACGGTTGGACTTTTGGATGGCCTTTCTTTTTTAGGTATAAATGGATTGTCACCCTTAAGTAACCAGGTAATGTGTTTATCACCAACCAATACTTTGTTTATAACCCAATCCTGAAATAAATGATATGTCGGTAACGCCATAAACGTGGTTGTATTAGTCCCTTGTACCGCTAGCTTTCTATCACCGAACAAACTTTTAATAGGTGTTTCAACCTCAACATCTTGGTCCATCATATTGTGTAGGAATTTAAAAAAATTCTCTTTATATTCTTCACTATGCATTCCACTGATTACCTCGTCTATAGAGATTAATTGCTGGTTTGTAATGGCGCATTTAAAGTCACCCTTTGGAGGTAGGAATACTTTACCCACAGTATTAACTGGCAAATATGATTTAACCAAATGGCTTATGAACCCACGGGTTTTCTTATTAGCTAAAAGGTCATCGAATTTCTTAATTATTTCTTTTGGTTCCATAAATTTATGCTTTTAATATTTCTTTAGTTAATTCAGATGCCATTTTACCATCATACTCACCAGCGTAATTTTCTCTTAAATATTTCATGATAGAACCCATATTTTTATTTATTCCATCGATAATACCAGTTGTTATTACGGTTTCCAATTCATCACTTGTCATTTGCCTTGGGACATATTTATTGAGTATGTCCAACTCTAATGAATTAAGGGAATTTGTTTCTAACGAATTTTTAATCATCGCCTTAAACTTCCCAACGATATATGCATCGTCTGGTGTCTTGGTTTCTTTGGTGACCTCGGACTTTAAAAAGCCTAGATAATTTTTGGTTTCCATATCCCTATTTTTATAAGCGGACATGAAGTCTTTATTAATTTTCTCTAATAATTCCATTTATTTTAATTTTAAGTAATAATGATACCCGATATTGTTTTCCATTGTATAATATACCCACTTAACCTCACCTCTTTGAATCTTATCACCCATTTCAATAAATTTAACAGATTTGGAATTAGTACTTATTTTAATATATTTTGTACTATCAACAATTCTGTGTTTATTTGGTTTAGCCTTTACAACAGTTAAATTATCAACTGGTGACTTAACTGGCATCTCCACAACTTTTTTAGGTGTGCTTCTTTTCCTACTTAAAGAGGCCGTTACCTTTTTTTTAGGTGCAACCTTTGTTGTCTTTTTAGTCGGAGGACTTGGTTTAGGTTTCTGTTTGACCACTTTGGTAGTGACCGTTTTACTCTGGTTAACCTTCTTAGGGGCTTTTTTTAAAGTGGGCTTTATTGCCTCACTCATTTTTTTTGTTTTAGTTACTCTCTTCGCCATAGTTAATATTCTATGACTAATAGTAGTAATTTATTATGAAAAGTAAAGTTTAATAGTATACACCATCTAAATAATCACTTCTACACCCCATATATTTATTTTTTAATTAAATTTTCAAGTTCCGAACAAGTCGATGTGCTATTGTATAAATTGATTAAAAGTTCTAATTTCATTTGGTCATCTAACGATTCGACCACAATCTCATCAAATTCTTTTATAGAAATACTATCGAAGGCTCTCCTTAACGCTGACCATTCGTAGGGTTCGCAAGTTCTAATATAATTTAAAGTGTCGCTGAACTCATCCCTATCATCTTCATAAAATGGGTGGCTTTTTATCTTATTAACTAATATCTCAAAATCTTTTTGAGTTATATTTGTTTTATAATTCAACGTTACCGATAATGAATTAAGTACTGTTACTAAGGGGGGTGTTTTCTTTAGCCATAATTTTTTTTATATTAACAAATATAGTAAAAATTTGTTTAACAAACCAAATAATTTAGTATATTTTTTTATTTTTAATTGATAAATTTCTAAAACATGTTACTATTCCCACCGTTAAGGCCACGAATAAGATGTAAATTCCACTAATGCCGTTGGGGTCGTTTAATACTATCTCTAGGTTATATATCCCGTGTAAAATGCTGGATATGATTAAACCACACACAATAAAAAATGTAAATTTTACCCTTGGAAATCTTTCAACGAACCACCCGAATAAGGATTTTGGCCTTATATTTACGATTTTTGCCTTAGCTATAAAGTAACCCATGTAAAGACCAAAGAACAGATGTGCAACTACGGCACTTATTGACCTCCACCCTAGTGTTACAAATGGTGATTCGGACCTAATGGCGTGGAATATATTTTCAACAGAAGCGAACCCAAGTGATACCATACCCATATAAACCATAAGTGCTATTGGTGATTCACCTTTAATTTTAAAATTAAATTTAAGATAATAATAAATTAGAATAAAAGCCAATAATTTAAAAAACTCTTCTATAAAGCCTACCTGAATAAAATATTTAATATGTAAGTGTAGGGTTTCATCCAACACTGGATTAACATATGATGCCGCCAGTATTCCCCATTGTAGGAATAAGTCAAAGAAGGTAAATAAAGGGCCGACCGAAAGGGTTCCAAAAAGCAAATAAACTAAAGCAATATTTAACTTAAAAGATTTAAAAGGTAAATTGATGAACAATATCGAACAATAAAATAGTGCTGGCAATATTGAAAAAATGATTATTAATATTTTTTGTTCCATATCGGTTACTTGATAATTTATTCGTCACTAGTCACATCTATCACTTCAACTCCCCAATCAACAGAATCTAGCTCACCAACATTTTTACAAAGCCAACCGTATGCTAGGGGATACTTGGATGTGTCGTTTAATTTTCTAGAGTCAGAATCAATTTCAGCGGACACTAATTCATTATAAACATCTTCTGGTATTTCTAAATCTTTTAAATCAACCTCATACGTTACCTTGACACTTAGATTATTAACTTTTTTTAACATGTTATCTTATTTAAATTTATAATTCTTTTTTTCACCATTAGCCTTGCTGTAAACTATTTTCTTTGGTGTAATCATTATTGGGTCCTCTAGTGACTGAATATATTTTTTACCCTCACCAGCCTTAACGACCCTATTATTTACACAAAAATACACATTTTTTTGGTCGTATGCAACTTTCACACATATTTATTATTATAATGTAATACATAAATTTTGTAACACAATGAAAGATAAACACCTAAGTATTCGTATACCATATGAATTATATCAAAAATACGTTAAAGAAACAATAAAAAGAACCAATCAAGAAAATAGATTAGTTAAGGTAAGTGAAATAATAAGAGAAATATTAGAAAAAGGTGTTAAAGGTGAATAAAGAATTTAATAAACAATGTCCTAAATGTGATATTACACTCACATATTCTAGAAAAGACTCTTTAAAAGAATCGATAGATAAAGGTAGACTATGTAAATCATGTTCTAAAAAAGGTAAGCAACCAGCGTTCTATGTTGATGGAAAGATACCAGAAGATATATTAGTTAAAATTAGTAAAAACTGGTTCATTAAAGGACATAGGCCAGTTAATGCTGACCAAAGAAAGGGTAAAACAATAGAGGAAATATATGGTACAGAAAAATCAAAAGAAATTAGAGAAAAATATTCGAAATGGGAAAGAACGAGGGAAAGTAATATTAAAAGAACAAAAACACTAATTAAACAATGGGAGAACGGTGCCTTTGATAATGTAAATAGAGAAGTGAGTGAAGAAACTAGACGTAAACATAGGTTAAATATGTTTAAAAGATTAAAAGCCACTGGTAAGAATTTCCACCCAGGTTATAATAGAGATGCGTGTTATTATTTTAATGAATTAATGAAAGAAACCAATACAAATATTCAACATGCTTTAAATGGTGGTGAATTTCAGATTGAAGAACTTGGATTTTGGGTAGATGGTTACGATTTAAAAAATAATATAGTTTACGAATTCGATGAAAAACGACATTTTAATAAAAAAAATAAATTAAAGAAAAAAGATGTTCATAGACAAAAACTTATCACTGAACACCTTAATTGTAAATTTATTAGGATTAGATGGGATACTATTTAAATTTATAACTCTTTTTTTCACCATTTGCTTTACTGTAAACAATTTTATTGGGTTTGATAACTATAGGTTCATCTAGGGTTTGGGTATATTTCTTACCCTTACCAGCCTTAACATAAAATAAAGTTACGTGAGCGTGATAATCTGGATAATTACTAGTAAATGGAAGTTTTTTAAATTTATCGTTCATCTTAACAAGCTCCTTGTTTTCCACATCGAACTTAACAACATCAAATCCCTTATCCGCATTATCAAAAATACTGATTTTATCTAACATTAATTCTGGTGCAACTAGTGCATCGATTAATTCTTCAACATCCTCGTCTGGCACATCACTATGGATACCACATAAAACCGTTACATGTGGTTCTGTTTCCCTACCATATCCAGGGTCTTCTTTTGTACCCAGGTACAAGTCTTCTTCCTCGACTAACCCCTGAATTTCTTTTTGTTTTTCATTATTTAATTCTAGATAAAGCATAACACAACCATATTTATGTTTTTCCTTACCCTCGGTAATCAATTCTGTGTAAATTTTATTTAATTTCATCTTATTATTTTTTATTTTTGTTTTTTAACCCAAACAATAAAGTCATTTATCTTATCATTGGTTAATAATTTATCTACGGTATTGTAGGTTTCACCTAATTCTCTATGTGTAAAAAATTTATGGATAGTCTTATGACACATCCTACATAACTCGGCCCTTCTCTTAGTCATATCCAACCTAGTGAACATGCGCTTACACCAACTCTTACTGTGCACTTGTTTTGGTATAAGGTGGTGAGAGGTCAAGGTTTGTTCCCTATTGCACAATTCACACTTATCCATTAAAACCCCCTATATATTAAAACATCATTTTCCCAATCAAAGGATTTTAAAATCCTAACAAGTTCAAAAACCTCATATTCGTATTTCCAACTCGAAACTATTGTTTTATTTTTTTCGTCTATATCATAAGGCCAAATTTCCCAACTAGAACCACCCCACTCGTTAATCATTGTTTTAGTGTGGATTATGTGCTTATCCAGTGGTTCGTCTTTTAAATTCTGATACCAAGATAAAACTTTAACCCTATAATCCTCTATTAGGGCCAATAACAACTCTTTTTTAGCTATCGAACATTCACAATCGGAATCTTTATATTTGGTAAAAAAATCTGACTTTAAGTCATCAATTGGGAAATCACAATATTTGCCTAGTTCATGAATATCCTCTAACTCTGGTATATCAAAAACTGAAAAATAGTTATCTTCTCCATCATATTTTTTACATAACTCAGCCGTACTTAGGTCTTTAATTTCTTCATAAACCGATTTTGGGATTCTGGATAAATAATTTCTATAACCCATCGATTAATCTTTTATTATTTGTTTCAACTTTTTTTCCTTAACTTTTTTTCTTTTCTTTTCCTTCTCTTCTTTTTCTTTTCTTTTCTTTTCCACCTCAACTTGAATTAAGAATTCTGCCTGAACAGCTTCTTTAAATTTAGTTAATGTCGAGATTAGGGTATCCAGCTTATACAAGGAATTTTCCCTATCATATTCCCCATCACTAGAAATAGTTAATTTAACGATTTCAGAACAATCGGTAATAATCAAATTATAATCGACCATTCTTTCCGTTTCTGTTATTTCATGCCATTCACTTCTGATAATATCAGTAAGTATGGAGGCAATTGTCTCTTGCCCTGGTAAATTTAAAAACTCTTTTTTTGAGTATATAACGTCTTTTCTTTTCATATCATTTATTAGTTATAAAGTTATCATCCAAGTATTTGATACATAACTTTGTTAGTTCTTCACCATCAAAATAATCATTATCTGAACCTAATTGAATTAACGCACCCAAGCCATTACATAATGTAGTAATGTCCAACATTACCATTTCCTTAGCGGTACCATTTCCATCCACACCTAAAACTTTATTTTATGGTTTGGATATTTTAATAGATGGCTCTCTATCACTATCTAAATCTATTAATATAATATTTTTCATAATCAAATATAGTATTTTATTATTATTAAATCAAGTTATCAGTAGTGAATTTTAGGTCACTAATGATATTATCAACTATTTCAACTGAAATTAATTGTTCGAAAAAACCACACCAAAAATTACGATGTTGCATTAAATTACCATTATCGGCTTTAAGTTTCATACAGGTATCCTTGTACTCATCAACAAACCACCATTTATTTGAATATTTTATCAATTTTAACTCAAGTTCCGAATTGGTTAAAAATATGAACCCAAATCTATATTTAAAAACCAATGTTCTTTGATTGCTAATAAATTTTCTTTTGCTATTTCTAAATTATCCCAAGATAATGTAATTACATCGCTAGTATCCTCCGATGTAAACGAATTACCAGTGGTATATTCTATTTTTATTGTATATCTACCCATTTCTATGTTTTAAAATTATAATTCAATGATTGCATATCAACATGTTGTTTAATATTTTTATCCACATGTTCGGCTGACCATATAATATCCGTATCTCTCCAACTTTTTTGTAAATCAGATTTACTGTATTTATGTGCCTTTGTTATATCGGTCGTATAACCGTTACCACCCTTGGCCCACCACAATATTGAATTACCAACGTAGCTTCGCCTGTCTTGTACATAATATGTATCATCCTCTGGCAAGTTTTTAATGGCAACACGTCTCTCTATATTAACTATTTGACTTCTTTTGACCACTTCCCCATTGGTGTATCTGATAACATCGGATTCTTTACGTCTACGGACCTTAACCGTTAAGTAATCAATATTCTCACCATTACTTAATAAGGTGCAACTATCGTAATCAACAATAGCCCTACTCTTAGCATGACCCCTTGTACCATAATAAATGCAATCATCTTCGTCAACAAAGTAAGGTTCATCTAGATTAGACTTATTTATGCTCCATGCTTTTTCTAATATTTCCATAAAACTTATTTAGATTACAAATATACGACTTTTAAATTATATATGCAATAAAAAAAGTCATAACTTTCGTCATGACTTTGGAGCGGAAAATGAGATTCGAACTCACAACCTTTGAATCGGCAATCCAATACTCTACCGTTGAGCTACTTCCGCATTATTTATTCTAATAGCTTTTACCCCCTTTATATCTTTCTCTCCTACTGTACCTACCATTACCACTATTTAACGCTTTATAAGTAGGGGTCAATGAATGACAATTAGGGCAAAGTAATTTTAAATTATCTAATGAATTATTACTTGAGTTACCATCAATATGTTCTAATTCAATTGGCACCTTACCACTATGGGGGTTAACTTCACGCCAACCACAACCCATACATTTTTTACCATTCTTATAAATTAAATATTTTCTATATTGCCCGACAAATAATGTAGTATCACCTTCTTCAATTTTTTCAAATATTATTTTTCTATTATAATTTTGCTGACAAGTATTATCGCAAAATTTATTTAATACTAAATTGCCACAACCCAAACATTCATTAAGTGATTTTAACCTTAACTTATTATTATAAGTCGCACTACAAGAACGTGAACAAAATTTTTCACCTTTATTTTTTATTTCATTTCCACATTTAATGCAAATTTTAGATTCTTTAAATTTGTATTTGGATAATGTTTCACCCATCTTACCTAATTTATTTCTAATTGCATTATTACCCCTTCCCGTTATTTCACTTATTTCATCGTAAGTTTTACCCTCTTTAAGTAATTTAATACTAAATTTAATTTCCTTTTTACACCATTTCATATTTTATATATAATAAAATGAGCGGAAAAGTCAAGTCGAAATTATAATTAATTTCATTTTGAGCACAAAATCAGATTCGAACTGATGACTAAGCTTTACAAGGGCCTTATTTTTCCAACTAAACTATGTGTGCATTTATAGTCTTTCCTATCGTCAACCTTTGAAAGAGTAGTTATCTCCTAGTGCGAAAGAAGAGATTCGAACTCTCACTGTGGACTTGGAAGGCCCCTGTGCTAACCGTTAACACCACTCTCGCAATTTATGTGTCTCTCCACATCGTCACCCATTCCTTGAATTTCAACCACGCACAGTTATAGGTATCCTTGCGCTAATATTAATTAATTTATATATTTACCATAATTTTTACCAGCGTATGTATCAGTTTGAGAATGACAATTAGGACATAAAAAACGTAAATTATTTAACCGATTATCGTTTCTAATACCATTTATGTGGTCTAACTGTAATTTTATTACTCTATCCATCCACTCACCTTCGTTACCACACCCACAACATTTATATTCTACTATATTTTCACTTATAATTCTTTTCTTTAAACTAGTGTTATTAGTGTATTTTGAATCTTTAACTAAAATTTCAACCATTGGTGTTTTATTTTTAACATTCCTCAAATGTTTACTATTCAACCTTAGCATATGGTCAACATTCAACCCCTCATTATCAATACGCTCTTTAATGCTTTTATGTATTGCACCACTTTTATTTTTATACCCTAATTTACGTAAAATATCCGTAATAGAATCACTATTTTTCACTAACTTTTTAAACTCACTCAATTCAATAGAATTAATTCTATTTTTTTTTTAACATTTTTAATATTTAATTATAAATATGATAATAAAAGTAAAAGACCTAATATCTTATACTTTACAGTCCCGCTGCCGTATCCGAACGACTTTCACCCCCAATTTAGTACCCCCAGAGAATTTTGAAATCTCGACTCCCCCGTTAAAAGCGGGGTGCTCTGCCTCTGAGCTATGAGGGCGTTTTGAATGTGTCCACTTTCCACCTATCGGGTCTTTCACCTGTCAAAACGGGTGGTGCGTTACACATTCAATTTTTATTTGAGCACAATGTGGGAATCAAACCCCGTCCTCTGCTTGGAAGGCAAATGCTTTATCATTAAGCTACATCATGCATTAAATGATTTCAATAAATAGATGTATCATGAATTTACTATTTATTTCAAACGCAACTATCCCAAGTCTCACCGAGGCGTTACAGACGTGCTTGTACATTGCACGAATAATCATTTGAACCACCACACGGAAACGAGCCGAGATTTTATCCCTACCAAGGACACGTAATACCATTATACCATGGCGGCAATTTGTTGGGTAATGAGGATTTGAACCTCTCAGTCAATAAACAACACCCTTACGTATGGTGCTATCGATTCACACATCGATTAGTTACCTGTGATAGTTTTTATTAAGTTCAGTTCTATCAACTGACACAGTTCCCCCAGTCGGGTTCGAACCGACATTGATGCCTAGTTAAAAGCTAGGTGCTTTACCCAGTCAGCCATGGGGGAATATTGTGGGGGTAGAGGGATTCGAACCCCCAATGTCGTAAGACCACAGATTTACAGTCTGCTGAGCAACCAGTTGCTCAATACCCCCATTAATTTGTCGATAGACCAAGAATCGAACTCAGTCCTTAACCCCCAATGGGTCACATGCTTTCATTACACCATCTACCGTTAGTTGGGGTGGAGGGATTTGAACCCCCAATCTGAAATGGCTCAAAACCACCCGTAATACCATTATACCACACCCCAATATACTTGTTACTCCACCAAGGTTCGAACTTGGGATACGAGAATCAAAATCTCGTGTCTTACCACTACACCATGGAGCAAAAACTTGTAAGGAGAATGGGATTCGAACCCACGACCTCGCCCGTCCAAGGGGCGTAAACAACCTGACCGTTATCTCTCCTTATATAAACTTTTATTAATAATAAAACTAATAGTACCTTTAGATGATATATTATGTTTATCCATTATTTCACTATATGTCTTACCACAATCCCCCCTTCAAATATCTTATCTCCAAATTTCTGATAAGCTTGTAGTCTATGGGTCATTACAACTGACCTTAAACCTTTATATCTTATCGTAAAAAAATGATACCCACCAGTACTTATAGTATTCCTTGATAATTCATGTCCACGCAATCCAATAACATTACCCTTACTTGTGACCCTGTAACCTTTTTTATGTGCTTCTTTTAAAATCAATGACATTCCATTCATATTATTCCTTATTTTTATTAACTTTCGGGCATAAAAAAAGCCCAGTTAAAATCGGTTGATTAAACTGGGCCTGTTGTATTAGATTTAAGTATATGTATCTTATATTCCTGTTTCGGTTTTAGATGACGTTATACACAACATTCCCAGTCTGCTCGGCTTTTGGCCTTGCGGATACTGCTTCCCTTGATATGTAGTTGTATAATTTTTCATCTTATTTTTCTTTGTGGGTTTTAACCCTTTGTTATTAAATATACACAAATATACTAAAAAGTACATTAATGTGCAACTATTTTTATTATTTTTTTTTAATTAACTGATAATCAGTTATTTTTATAATTCAGAATGGTCTTTTTTCTACATTTGAGAGTTTAGATGCTGAAATCATTCTTTAGTCAGGCCAGGAGAATCGACACTCCATCTTCATCCCCAATGGATGATATCTTCAATTAGACCATGGCCCGTTGCAGTTGAACTAGTGGGATTCGATACCACATTACCTAATTAAGGTGACTTCAATTAGTCGATAGTTCAAGATGAATGCTTGAGTGGTGGGCATATATGTTAAAATTTAATAGGGTTTCCCCTCTTACACACACCTTTCATTTCTGTCAGGTAGTCAACATTAAGGTAGCATTAGAGTTGCTATTACTCACTACACACGTTAATATAAACTTTCTTCAACACCCAGTCTCCTTGCGAGAGTTCAGAGGGGCAAACCTCTTACTAATGACATTTACTAGAAGTTTCAGTCTTGGCCTTGTGAGCTTACTAACTGCCTATATATTTCAATAGGATAACTTAATTTTCAACGTATGTTCAACAGAACTTTTACTTTTGTTATCATTTAAAGATATTTTTTTGTTATTCTCTTAAATCCAGGATGTGTCTGTTGATTGACAATCGTACTACCTTTTGAGTAGGTTAGATTACGACACCCCAATGTACCTTTTTACAGCTACGTCAATAAATTCACTTCAAACCTTATTGTAAGCCCCAACCGAAGTCAGGTAACTTACTAGTTATCCCATGAACTTTCATGATGAATTAAGCCTCTAGGATTTTTAATCCCCTTGACCCAATTCTAACTATTCATTTATTTGTATTTCTACATCAACACCCAACGAGAAAATTGAATGTAGCACCTCCGAGCAGTGCTCTCTTAGTGCCGTAAATAGCTTGCTTACACGGATTACATAAATGTAACGCAATAGCTGTTTCCGAAACTACTGCTTTATCCCATCACTGGATTATCCTTAATTACCCGAAGGTAAATGGAGCATAAGCACCCCAATTTTTTAATATTTTAAAGAACGTTTGTTTTTTATTACTCTGCAAATATACTACTTTAATTTGATACTTGCAAGATTTTTTTAAAAAACTTTTTGTAGAGTCAGAAGATTTGATACTTCATTTCCAAGCTTCACGCCAGGTGTCCTAACTTAGATGATAACTCCGTTTTTAATACTCGACAAATATAATACTTTATTTTTAAATAGTCAAGCTTTTTTGAAAATATTTTTAATAAAAATAAAAATCCTTTCTTTTAATGATGCTTTATATAATTTATACTCTTCATCTTGGATACTATAATTAGTGTCGTACTTTTTAATATACAGTAAACTTTTTCGTTTTCTGAATACACTTAGGTATTCGTAATTTTCACTAACTTCAAAAGTTTCTACCCATTCATTGATTAGATTTATTTGAAGGTCTATATCTAGGTTGAGCTTATTAACTTCAAACTCAAACTTTAAAAGTAAAGCCTTTATTTGGTCGTTAACTAAATCATCCTTTGAATATCTTATGTATTTGTATTTATTTAAATTCATAATACAAATATAATAATTTTTAATTCAATAAACAAGTTATAAATAACTTTTATTTGATTTTATTTCTGGCACCTAACTTAAAGACATACTCGAATAACTTATCAAAACGATTGTATAAGAAATTCATTATATCATTTAATAAGTCGGATAATACCCAGTTAATAAATGATAATGGAAAGAGAACCCACCATTTAATTATTTTATCTTTTATACCATATTTTTTATTATCAAAATCTTTTTTACTGGTTATTTTATTACCATGAAAATATGTTCTAATCAGGGCATAAATAAATCCAATAATTAAATAGTATAAAAGATACCAAGGACTAAATGATTCCCTTATATCAAAATTAGAACCACCTTGTATAAGTACTAAATACCCCAAAATTATAAATATTAACCAGAACCAACTATTATGTTTTTCACTAATTAGTAATACTATGGCCGAACCCACTGTGAGAAACCAAAAATTTAAAATACTCCCAAATAATGTAAACCCCACTAATATTTCTAAAAAATTTTCCATATTTATTTAAGTTAATTTTAAAATGATTGACATACAGAGGCCACACGGGGTCCAAACATTAGGCTTTTTATTAATCCACCTCACATCATTGCTGACGGGTCTCATTTCCGTATCTTTTCCTAACTTACAACCTTTTACGCATGTATGTCAAATCATTAAGCTAATTGGTATTTTTCGGTAGCAGAAATTATCTTTAAATAATCTCCCCCTTACTCATATTTAGCAAAAGAGTCACTTCTTATTGGTTGGATTGTTAGGACTCGAACCTACGACCTTGGTTACTCCAACCGTAATCGGATGTTTTACCACGCTCTCCCACTGAGCTACAACCCAATATTAAACTAATACTTGTTATCTAGGTTGGGTTCGAACCAACAACCGAGCAGACAATGCCACCCACTCTACCAATTGAGCTACTAGATAATTTTGTGGTGGAGACTCGATTCGAACGAGTGACACCAAGGCGTTCGGTCCCTGTGCTCTACCAACTGAGCTACCCCACCATTAAATTAGCACGGAACAATCAGATTCGAACTGACATCTTAGCCATAGCTAAAAGCTTCGATTCATTTATAGCTATACCAATGAATCATATTCCGTATTTTGATAATCAGAATGGACTATTACGGGCTCTATCCAGTTGAGCTATAAGGTAGTCAAACTACCCTAGTAGGATTCGAACCTACAACCACGAGCTTACAAGGCTTAGTTTTTATTGCTGGAGCCATTCTTTAATATCATCAATATGTCAATAATTAATTACAGATTCAACGTGAATTAGATTTAGACAAAATCAACACCACATGATACGGTCTCCGTACATTACATTTTTTAGGGCCGAGCGTCTAACCTCGTTTAACCAACCCACATATGTAACACTGGGAACTTCATACTTTCGTAACGCCTAGGGGCCTTACCTACCACCGAACTAAATCGGTTAATACAAATATCGCTCGAACGCTTTCACGTTTGTTACTACCTTAGGACCATTTTTCAGTTTATTGCTGAAATGAATCTTTAAATTAATTTTGTAAAACTATCGGTAGTGTTTTCTCTTAGTCCAAATCGGATATCGATAATTTTACATTGCAAATATACTACTTATTTTTCAATACTGCAAGCTTTTTTAAAAAAATATTAATATTAGTTGTAAATTTTATCCTTGCCTCTCCTTATTAGGACACCCCACATAATAGTGAGTTTAGCTAATATATCATCAATTCCGTGGGGAAGGCTTTTACAATTAAGTTTAACCCTATTATACCAACACTAATATAAATATTTTTGAGCCAGCGGTAGGTACTCGAACCCTTAAAACCTATGCTTGTGTTTATAACCACTAAGCTACCTAACTTCGGTGTAGACTTACAATTCCATTATTCTTTTTAATAACTAGAATATTTCAAATGACACTCATGAATATCAAGGGATATCTAGATTAAAAACCATCTACTTTTGACCGCTGGCATATTAATTTAATTCTTATTCAAAATTACATTACTAAATGTTGAATCAATCTGCATTTGCTTGATTAATTCATCGGCTGTCATTTCTTTAGCTCTATCCAATATTTTTTGTTTACTATCGGCAACACCCAGGTCTACTTTGGCATCTTTGGCCATTTGTCTCAACTCAATAGATACAAAATTTACCATATCCTTTGGTAGGGTCTTAGCTATAGAATCATTTGTCATAAAATTAAGTGTCTGTCCACCAGCTATAATAAGTAATGCATCTTTTTTGTTTGGGGTAAAAATCCATAAAGTTAAAAATAATAACATGAATGGGGTTGAATACCAAGTCCACTTATTACATCTATTTAAAAAATCTTTATGTCTTGACCCACCAGCAGTATAAAGTGATGGTGTATCTTCACCTGGTATATAACTAAAAATTCTAACTAACGTTACAATTATAAATACCAAAATAAATATGATGGCAAACCAACCAAAGAATGTTTTTGCATTATCTGCAACCGTTAACCAATAAAAAACTTTTGTCCAATCCATAGTATTATTTTTAATTATTCTACACAACAAAGATAGTGCTTTTATATTTAGTAATCAAATATTTTTAAACTTTTTTAAAACTATTTTATGGTGTAAGTATGTCTTAATCTCTAGGTAATTACTCCCGTCTTTAAACCTCTAACTTCTTGAACGAACATACAACATTAAGTTGCACCAAAAAAATAGTTAATGTAATTATTATGGGTATTTGCATTTCTACTTTGGCAAGCTAATCCTGTTTCCAGTGCTACTTAGACCCTGAGTCTTTAACCTTCATCCCACATCGTCCACACGTCTATTTCGGAAACTGGTTTCTGCGTTTCCACGATTAACAATTACAATGTTTTATTTACCATCAAAATTTACCAGAGTGACATAACAGTCACGCATTTCATTTTTAATGATTCCCTTTATTACCTCCCAGTCACCACCAGCTAAATCGGACCCAATTTTAGGTAAACCAAGACGACTACCCTTAAAGGTGTGATTAATTTTTCGCAGACATAAGGTCAACGCTTCATAATCGATTGGTTTATCTATACCGCTCATATGATTTCTACCGTAATGGAATTGAGAGTATGCATTAACCACATATAAACTAACTTCACTATCACGATATTCGTTATAAGGTTGTAAAAATCCATCTTCATCAAAAAGGTAAGCTTCATAATCTATCGTACCCAATTTATTGATATCACCCTTAAATTCGTGACCCTCCATTTTAAATTTATCACAACCAAATGCCTTTGCCATTTGTGGGGCCAAACCAGCACCCATGGTACAAAAACAATTCACCCCGTGGCATATTACATCAAATACACCTTCGTTTGCCAACGTTATTAAATTTCCAGTAACTTCTACGTATTTCATATTTTTTTATAATAGTGATTCTAATGGGGGTCGAAAGTTATTTTTCGAAATATTTTTATATTTATTAATAAATATTAATTATGAGACCAATGTATACTGAAAATGAATTTAACTTAGCTAAACCAATTGATGAACTTCCATGTGAATGTTACAATTGTAATAACATTTTTTATATTACAAAACACAAAATTCAAAGGTCGTTAAACAAAAATCATGTTAGCACTAGTCACTTTTGTTCTAATAAGTGTAAATTTATAGCACAAAAAACAAAACAAAAAATAAACTGCACAAATTGTAATTTAGAATTTGAAAAATTTCCTAGTCAAATAAAAAAATCAAGCAATCATTATTGTAATAAATCTTGTGCCGCCACCTATAACAATAAAAATAAAAAACACGGTACAAAACGCTCTAAACTTGAAATCTGGTTAGAAGAACAGTTAACAATTCTTTACCCTAATTTAGTTATTCATTTTAATAGAAAAGATACAATCGGTTCTGAATTAGATATTTATTTCCCAACACTTAATTTAGCTATTGAACTTAATGGGATATTCCATTATGAGCCAATATTTGGTATAGATAAATTAAGTAAAATACAAAAAAATGATAAATCTAAATCAAAAACTTGTATCGATGCAAAGATTGATTTATGTATAATCGATACATCAGCACAAAAATACTTTAAACCAAAGACATCACAAAAATATTTTGATATCATAATTAAAATTGTCAATGAACGTGTTAATATTTTAGTCACCTAAATTAGGTGTGCGATAACCACTACGTGCAAGTAGATTAACTTTGGTTATCTGATTCTAATGGGGGTCGAACCCATAACCGTCATTTTTAGAGAATGCAGCTCTGCCAGTTGAGCTATAGAACCGAATCGTCTTATCTTTATTAACAGGGCAAATATACAACTTATTATTTAAATATGCAAGAGTTAATTAAAAATAATCAAAAATTAATTTTAAATCTACCGAGTTAAATCACATTCCTGTGCATCTTTACAATCCCGACATACTGAGCGTTCATCCATATGGGTGCCACGGTCACAATCACCACATAGTAAATTTTCACAACTAGAGCAACTATACTCGTGTCTATTTCCACAAGTACATTCACGCCTTTCCTCGTGCACATTTATCATTATCGCTAACGCTTCATGTATTCTAACATCGCTTTCGTCCTTAAGGCTACTAGTTAGATACCTTATCGATTTAAGTAATTTCGTCATGACTAGCGATAATCTTCGTGATTACATATCCCACACCTAAAATAATCTTTGTTGTGACCATTTCCATACCACTCCATAGCATCCTCACCGCCTTCACGTTTATGTTGACAAAGATTCTGTAACGCTTTAATGGCAGTTTCAACTAATTTAAGTTGTTTTTTTAATTCTGATTTTTGATTTAATAAATTCGTAATAGTATTTTTCATAATTGTTCTTATTTTATTATTTAAAATTCTTGCTAGTTATATGAATTGCACCACATTCTGGGAGGTATTCCCCTATTAGCTCTATTTCAATTTCATCATCATCAAAGAATAAATCAAAACCCTTTAAAAAAGAATGTTTATCGCTACCCTCGGTAAATATAACATTATTTCTGGGTATATTTAATTCATCAACAATTTTAAATAATAGTTTATTATTCCAGGATAATGTTACACTTGGGTTGGCCTGTCTGGTCGTTACTACCCACACTTCATGCCCATCAGCTATGAATTTCTTCGCAACTTTCTGAATTCTACGTGTGGCCAGTGTGCTATCAAAATCGAAACCTACTTTCATAATATGATTATTTAATTGATTTATCGCAAATATAGGTAAAAAAAATAAGACTAACAAGTAAATGTCAGTCTTATTTTAATTAGGCAACGTGCCTACTCTTTGTTTTCCAAACAACCCTACTGGTTGTTGCGTGTATACTACGTCTTCTTCGGTTAGCATACTGCGTTCTTAAATTTCCTTGTAACATCTGTTCATCATTTTTATTTATTAATCATTATTTATTTACTCATTATTTATATTTCACTCAATCTATTGGTCATTACGTCCCAATTATTCTCACCATTACTAGTTACCGTAGTAAAAAGTTTTTGGGGTGTCTGTCTGACTACCGTTACTTCACTACCATTGGCGTGGTCCTTATCCAACTTAACAACTTGCCCAACATTAAATGATTTACGAAGGTTACTCATGTTATTTTATATATTTAGGTAAAACTTTATCCGTTAACCAAACACCATTTTTTGATTTATAGAACTTGACCCCATCAGCATTCATGCTAGCCGAATCTATTGTTAGTATAATAGCCTTACCTCTTCTATTCGCAACTTTTGTCGCTGTTTCTATTTCATCACTTAAATGAACGTGTTGCCTATTCATTTTATTGAGGCCAACTTTTCTAATATCTATCGTAAACCTTTCAACTGTTCCATGATATAATTCAATTGGTGGCCTTTCAGCTATTAACTTTAAATCTACCTTTAATGAATGACCCTGATTGGCCCTGATTTTGGTTATATCATCATTAAAGGCAAATCTTTGTTTATCATTACCATCAACAATACTGATTAACTCCGTTAAATTAATATCGTTACCGTTCTCATTTAATTTGGTTAATAATATATCAACCTCGGTCCAACCATTTTTATCTAACTTAATACCAATAGTTTCTGGTTTATGCCTTAACACTAAACTTAATAATCTACTTATATTGTACCCCATTATTGAAATCTAATAGTAACACCCTTTAAAACACCACTACATATACAACCCTCGACCATGTTACCTTCTTTGTCCTTAGCTGTGAAACCAGTTGAGAAAGTATCTTCCTCACCACAACAGAATAAGTCATAACCAGTGCTTTGTATTTCGGTAAATCCCTGATTTTCCAATATTGCCTGACCTTTATCAAAATCATTACTACTGGTACAGCTCATTAATAAAATGGTAAGTAACGTAAACATTAATTTTTTCATATCTTTGTATTTTTATAATTAAATACAAAGATAATATAAATATTTCAATAAAGCAAGTATTTTTGAGATATAGTAGGAATCGAATCCTAATAAACCCATCTCAGTGCAAATTTTGTGGAGACGACAGGGTTCGAACCTGTGGCGCACCCTTCCTTCTAGGCCGCTCTACCTTAAGGTTAATTAATACCAATTTTATAGTTTTATGTACAATCATTCTATAAAATTCTCTATGCGACCCTCTGAGCTACATCTCCGTTTTTAATCTTAATCTAGTAACCCCAACGGGATTCGAACCCGTGACTTCACCGTGAAAGGGTGATGACTTAACCGCTTGTCGATAGGGCTAGTTGGGTAGAATCATGATGCACCATGTCTACCGTGTCCAAGTTGCATGTTCTAAAACTTCACAGAACAGAGGCTTACTTGACCCAATTATTTATTATGATACAAATATAACACTTTTATTTAACCTAATTATTTTAAATTATTTTTCTGCCCAATCTCCAACCATCTGGTATTAAATCACCTTTCATTATCTTTTTACTCTCGATTTCATTGGTTATCCAACATGTACCAAATTGAGAATTTATCCCCCCCTTACCTTGGCCAGTCTTGATTTTACTAATTTTTAATTTAGTTTCTTCAGAATGTTGTTTACCAGTGAAAGTATCATATTTAATTTTACCATTTTTGTGATTATCTTTCATAGTGTTAGATGATATTTTACTAATTTTAGCTCTGTGGTCCAAGTCATTTTTTAATTTTAAAGCATTTGCTAAACCACCAGCCTTTGAACATCTAAAATGATGGTCATCTAACATGAATCCTCCCCCACCAACAACTAAATTCATACAATCAATCTTAACTACCTCATTTAGAGTGACTAATTCCTCTTCTCGTTTCTTTAATTCTTCCCTAGAAACACAATATTCAAGTATTTCTCTAATAAAATTCTCTTTACCATGTTTTCTTACAGCTAACCTTAATCTATTTCCACTACCTAAATAACCATCATCTAAATTTGATGTACTATGCATCCCTATATAATAACGACCACTTAATACATTTGTGGTCTTATATATGAAATGATATTTTTTTTCTTTTCTCGCCATATCTATATCTTTTTAATATAAATATCCAGAAAAACGTTAAAGTACAAAAACGTGTCCAGGCGGTTTAGACGGGACTCGAACCCGCAAATCTCGCACCGTGACAGGGTGGAACATACGCCAATATGCTGCTAAACCGTTTAATAGTCTTTCCTATTAGTCTTTGTACTCCCGAAGGGAATCGAACCCTCATTTGGTGATAGAAAGTCACCCGTACTGAGCCATTATACGACAGGAGCAAATTGGTGGGGAGAGAGGGAGTCGAACCCTCGACGCTTGCCGCTTCAAGACAACGCTCTACCACTGAGCTACCTCCCCAATTATAATACTAACAAAATGTCAAAAAACTATTTCCAGTGGAGGTAAACGGTATCGAACCGTCCTCAGGTTGGTTGCAAACCAATCTCGCCTTGCCTTGGACATGTACCCCCAATTATTAATAACAAAAAAGCCCGAATCTTTCGAGTCGGGCTTGCTATTTAGTTTAGTTGTTATGAACACTTAACTTATATCAATACTCGACCTTCCCAGGCTAAAATCCGCCTCGGCTGCTTCTATAGCAAAATCAAATATGTTGTTAAATGTTTTCATAATTTCTATTATTTATTCGTTAATGGATATTAATATCCTTTTTAATTAAATATGTGCTTTTTCTTTAAAAGTACATTTATTTTTTAATACACTGCAAATATACTACATTAAAATGTAATAATCAAGCTTTTTTGAAATTATTTTTAATTTATTTCAATGCTCTAATAAGAAGTTTGGATGTTGTCCAAGTTAATTCTCCGTTTGTTTCCATTTCCACTTCGGCAGAGTCTATGATTCTATTAATTTGTTTTTCCGATAATTCCTTCATTTTCTGATTTTAATTTCTTTTGCATTGGTATAGTCTACGACAACTAACTCACCAGAGTTATTTACGTGTGGCTTTTGCTCCACTTCATCTAAGTTAACCTCAACACCTCTTTCATTTAAAATTTCAAGACAAACCTTTTCGATTTCAGCCTTATCACTTCTATCACACTTATTAGCGTAATCTATAATGTTAATCAAGTGGTCACTTTCCAATTCGCTTAACGGGGCAACGTTACCTTCGTAATTCTGCCATAATGTATCTTTTGTTATCATACTATTTTATTTTATACTGCAAATATACATCAAATAAATGTAACTCACAAGTTTTTTTATTTAAAATTCTATTTTAACTGGAAATTTATCCCCATCATCACCATAATACCATGTATCAAAACTATCAACCAACCTTGTTGCGATTTGCTCGTTGGTCCATGAGGACCTGATATCAAAACCATCGGATACTGATTCAATAAAGTTTAAATAAACGGTAAAACCAAATAATTTTGAATAAAGTTTTTACATATTGTACTCTACAAAACGTTTTAGGTCATTGTAACCCAACTTACTGATACCGTTTGGATATCCAACAGCCATAAGGTCTTGGTTCAATTCATCGTAGTCCATGTCCTTGAACTGGTTTACATATTCTAAGAACTCATCATTGTTCAAGTGTTTAATCTTAACAACTGGAATAAGACTACAATCGTTCATCATTGCCGCCATAGCTCTGTGTCTACCTTCCTGACTTGAGTTATCGTGAGTGTAGAAACCAACTGGGGCCTTCTCACCGTTTCTCATTCTCTCGGCATACTTAGCAGCTCTTTCCTTATCATAACCACCACCTAAGGCATCCTCATAAGATATTCCGAAACCGTTTGCTATTCTATATATGTATTGTTTTGGTGATATGTATTCAATGATACCAACCCTTCTTTTAGCCACAATGGAGTAAAGTGGTTTTTCAATTTCAATATAATCGTTTACTGTGTTCATATCAAAGTACTTACAACAGTCACAATCGTTTGACAGGTTTTCCCTGATTAACTTTTTAATTAATGTTTTTGTTTCTGATAGCTGTTTCATATTTTTAAGAATAATATGAGGTATATGTATTTTTATCTAATCCATAATCTATTATTACAATAGTATCTTCACCATTTCTTTGTACAATACCATATGAATTTAATCTAACTAAATCGCCAACGGGTAAGTCGTAATTACCCACATAATCCAAAATACCGCTAACAAACTCATCGTCCCACATGGCATCAGATAATTCTGGGTCTACCTTAGGATATGTGGGTCTAGGTTTATCCCTATCACTATAACTAAGTAATAGTGTTGAGTAATCTTTGAAATCAAAACCAGTTATACGTTTAAAATCACTAATTCTAACCTTTCTAGCTAATTCCATTTCACTCCATAAGTTATCTGGGTGATAATCAAATACCCGTGCGACCACATCTTCTATATCGTTATATCGTGAATGCGATATTTCTATTTCGTTCTGGGCCAGACCTTTTGAGTTCTTAGCTAATTTTAAAACTTTTTCATCATCTATTTTATATACTATTCTAGCTGAACCAGATGATATTCTCTGTAAATTTTCTTGACAATATCTTATCCTAGCATTAAAAGAGTTTAGTTTTTTAAACTCATCCATATTAAAGCTAGATGGGTAATCTTCACCTATCATGTTTTCTAGTACTTCAAAAACCAAGGATTCACTTAGTAACTTTTTTATATTATCTTTCATATAAATTAGATTCTTTGAGCAATTTTATAATTATTGATTTACCCTCACCTATATCCAACATAAATTTTGAATTAGGAAATAATACTATTTCCCCAGTGCCATACTTTTTATCTCTAGTTATAATTGAATCATAACCTTGTGACATTAATTTTTTAGTTAAATTTGCACCCTTTGCCTTAAATTTAGTGGATAAATCCATCTTATAGTCAATTGGGTTATTGTATTCATCTAAGTCAATGTATAATGGTTTGGTTAAATTGGCCATACCACCTATCCAACCTGGAAATAGTTTGATGTTTCGGTCCCATTCTAACACATATGTACCCTTAGGTTCCACATCCTGTCCAAATTCGGAACCGTGGTATTCAGCGGCTTCCATATTTTTCATTATACTTAACTGCATTTGTTTTATTTATAAATACTTTATAAAACAAAAAAGGCTGGTAAATACCAACCTTTTAATGTAACTCAGAAGGGATTCGAACCCTTAAAGGTCTGGCCTTCTTAGGGCCAATGCTCTGCCATTCGCTTTTTTACCCACTGAGCAATATAACAGGATGAGATTGTTAGTGGGTTTGAACCACCGAAAATAGAGTATAAGTCTAGTTTTTTATCCGTTTTCTTTTGCTGTAATCATCCTTTGTAACCTAGGTGAGATTCGAACTCACACGCCCTTTCGAGCATTGGTTTCTTATTTATTATAGTTTCCTTTATTTTTACCAGAATTATTTTCTGTTAATGAATGACAATTAGGACATAAAATCTGTAAATTAGTAAAATTATTGTTATATTTATTACCATCAATGTGGTGTAATTCTATAGGTATTAATTTACCCATCCACATATGTAAGTCACAATTTTCACATTTATGTTTTTTTACATTATCTTCTATTAACTTATTTTTTAATAAATTACTTTTAACACATGTTGACTTTGAATATTCTAGAGCTGTTTTTCTATCGTTACTAATTTTAATATTTTTACCACCTTTATTACCACCATAAATAATACCCATTTTATCTAAATAAGAATTTAATGTTTCTGGTTTACACTTTAATTCTCTACATATAAACGCTTTAGATTGATTAATATCAATCCACCCATTAATTTCATCTTTTCTTTCTAATATATCTATTCTCATATTAATAAATACGGTACACATTAATGAAAGGCTACTTTAGTGTATAATAATTTGTAACTCAGAAGGGATTCGAACCCTTAAAGGTCTGGCCTTCTAAGGACCAATGCTCTGCCGTTCGCTTTTTTACCCACTGAGCTATTTTAAACGTGTCTACCATTCCACCACTAAGCCATAATATGTGGGCCAGAAGGGAGTCGAACCCTCACGCCCCTTACGAGGCACAGGGGCTTAAACCCTGTGTGTCTACCAGTTCCACCACTAGGGCAATTTGTGGGGGTTAACCCCACTGTTTATTTTTATAATTCTTCCAGTTATCATCTATACCATATTTCTTTCCATTACACCCTTTATTAGGTGGACAAAAATCACAGTGTAAATGTACTTTTCTCATAGTCATTTTATACACACGACTATCTGTTGTGTTTTCGACAATTATTTTGTGTCTTCCCATAGTTTTGATGTGCTTTTATTTGCACTAACCAAAACCGTAAATTTTTACATACATAATCATTAATTTTGTACCCCCAAACAGATTCGAACTGCTGACTCTTGCATGTAAGGCAAGGATGTTCCCATTACACTATAGGGGCAATTTGTGGGCCAAGAGGGATTCGAACCCTCACGCCCCTTACGGAGCACAGGGGCTTAAACCCTGCGTGTCTACCAGTTCCACCACTGGCCCAATTTGTACCTTTAGAGGGAGTCGAACCCCCGACCTTCACCTTGTAAAAATGTTGCTCTAAACCAACTGAGCTATAAAGGTATTTCACTATTTGAGCCTAATGTTGGATTCGAACCAACGTGAGATTTCTCTAGCGGTTTTGCAGACCGCCCCATTCGGCCACTCTGGCAATTAGGCATAAAAAAAGTCCGATGCTTTACAGTATCGGACTTTGTATATTAATTAAAATTTAGTTCAATTAATTCCACAGCCCGACACGCTCACTAAGACTAGTAAACATAAACAAAGGACAGATAGTATGTTATTAATTGTTTTCATTTTTATTTTTATTTTATTAAAGGTTTAACCCTTTGTTATTAAATATAAGCAAATATAGTAAAAGTATTCTTATTAGTCAAGTTTTTTTATAATTATTTTTATTTATTTCTATAATTGGAGTCTAAATGGTGTGTATAATTGCCCCAATGGAACCTATCGGTAACTTCACTCCTGAATTTATCCAAATCACATAGGTCTATCATATTCAAAGCATCTTCAAGGGCATCTTCATATTCTATAAATGAACCTGAAAATTCACAATTACCATTAAACTCGGAATAACCTAAATCGGTTCCACTATCCACCATACACATACTCCAAAGGAATCCTGATGCGTTAGTATAAATAGAGACAATAATATTCTTAGTGTCCATTATCACCTTATGTCTCTTTGTTAGTTCAATTAATCTTTCCATACATTTATATTTTAAAGATGCTTATCGCACCACTCCCATTTTTCTTTTAGCGTTGGATTGTCGTTTGGCTTTCCAGCCAATTTGTACTTGTTGCCCCTACATGGGCATTTAAAAATTCTAACTGGTTGTTCCATATTATTTTGTTTTTTTAGGTCTGGTCCTGAAACCATATTTAGGGTCAAAACCCTTGCTGTTAATAATCACTTTATCGTCACCTACTGGCATCTTTGGGGTTGATACGTCAACTAATGTTGAACCTAGAAACATGCTTATCTCTTGGAATGCCTGATACGCATCAAGAATCTTATAAAAATCGATATCACTTAATTTTTTGTTAATATTAACTTCCCAAACCCCCGTTTCATAATAATATAGTGTGGGTGACTGGTATTTAATATGTTCATCAAGAATTACTTTATCAGTTAATGATGAAATAACTAAATTAAATAACTCAACTCTATTCCACTTACTCCAATTTACTTTGAAATCATATTCTATCTCTTTGAAGAACTCTAAACACTCGTCAACCCCTATTATTCTTTTGGTTATTAACTGGTCATTTACTCTACCACCAACCCTATAGTTATAGTTTACTTCTGGATATACTTTACCACAAAAAAATAAGAATCTTGTAAAATATGATTCTATATTTCGAGTGTTATATATCAAGTTTGAGGTAATATAGTTACCACTATTTAGTGTTGTCCACCCTGGGGGTGACAACAAATCGTCTATTTCTTTACTTGCGATTTCGGTATTGGGTATCCTAAGATAATGAATAGTTTCATCTATACCAAATGAGACACCGATATCATAATAATCCTTAAATTTAGAAATAATTTTCATGACTTATAATATTTTACTTAATTCACTTAAGCGTTCTTTTTCCTTAATCGTTAGGTTGTCGATTCCACCTCTATCCACTAACAAGTCCAAAAAGTAATTAATATCTTCGGATATGTTGGCATCTATTGTAAAGTCCCTAACATCCTCGAATATCCTAGGACTATAACAGAATAGTGTTGTACCTAAGTTGAAGTCATTGATTTCAGTTATTCCGACTAATAGTTTATTCTTAATCGCTAGAATATCATATATTTCATCAATATTGAATCTGGTATCCACACAAATGATATTGTGATTTATATATTCAACCAAATGGTTCTCATCCAAGCCTTCTAGGGTTGATAATATCAAACCAGAGCTTACAAGGTCGCCACACTCTATTAAAAACATTCTATAATTCATAATATTTACTTTTCAAAAATCCAGACCTATATTATGGTCATGGGAATAGTATATTTATTAAGGGCTGATAATGGTGATTGTGATTTATGTGAACTACCCACACACTAAAAAGATGTGTGGGCTTCCTGTACAACGCATAGCCTAATGGCTTACGTTAGCGTACAAAGGGTTGTCCCTAACCCCGAAATTTTTTATATTATACGCAGCGTTAAGGTCTCTATCTATTGAATTATTACACTTATCACAATTATATGTCCTATCTGAAAGTTTTAAATCTTTCTTGTGGTTTCCACAATTAGAACATACCTTACTGCTCGGTTCAAATCTACCAATTACAACAAGGTTTTTACCTTGCCAATCAGTCTTATATTCAAGCATTGTTCTTAATTGTCGCCAACCCATATCAGATATTGCTTTAGCTAAATTATGGTTCTTAACCATATTACTAACAGCTAAATCTTCCAAAACAATCGTATCATACGTGTTTATTAATTCAGTAGATATTTTATGCAAGTAATCAGTCCTTTGGTTACGGATTTTCTCTTGCAACAATGCTACTTTTAATTTTTGTTTCTCTCTATTTATTGAACCTTTCTGTTTTCTCGCAAGACTTCTTTGTTCGACTCTTAATCTCTTTTGTTGTGATTTAAAAAAGTTTTTATTTTCATATACCACACCATCGGAAGTTATTGCTAAATCTTTAATACCAAAATCAATACCAACAGACGTTTCTGTTTTTATACTTTTTTGTTTTGGTTTTTCTGTTTGTGTATCAACCAATATTGAAACAAAGTATTTACCAGTTACTGTCTTTGTTAGTGTAACTCTTTTAGGTAAACCTTTAAATTCTCTATGGTAGTCAATAGCAACTTCTTTAAGTTTAGGTAATTTTAAAATATTATCCTTAAATGATATTTCAAATCCTTGTGGAAATGTAATTGACTGTTTAGAGTACTTATTTTTAAATTTAGGGAATTGACCCCTACCTTTAAAAAAGTTTTGGTACGCAGTATCTAAATTAATTATACTATGCTGTAAAACTTGACTTGGACACTCTTTAATGTAATCAAACTCTTTTCTTAATTCTGGTAGTTGTTTTATTAAGTCGTATTTAGATATTGATTTTTTGTTTGAAGCATATGCAACAGTCTTAGTTTCTAAACCAAGATTATACACCAACCTGTTCACACCAAAATACCTTTGTAATTGGTCTTTTTGGTCATCCGTTGGAAATATTCTGTATTTGTATCCTTTTAGCATATATTATTAAATAGTCTAAACTTTTGTAAAAGTACAATATTTTTTATCTAAAATCAAGTTCTGGTTAAAATTT